GGCAATAGAAAGCTGCCGCATCAGTCTCTGATGAACCTTTGTAACCAACCAATACAGGTTGTGTATCTGGAGCATAGCTATTTACAAATACACGCATAGCACCATTCAATGTACCAACGAACTTAGTGTTAGTTGGAGCTTCGAATGTACCTTCTGTTGTACGAGCAAAAGCTGATGTTGTTGCTGACTGTAATACAGTCAATGAAGCTGGAGATACAACTGCCCAGTTACCAGCACCACGACGTGTGCGTTGTGCAATCAAGTTAGCAACACGATTGATTAGAACAGCTAAGGCAGCGTGTTCGTCACCAACGTAAGTAGCTGTACCTGATACAGTAGCTTGGTTGTATGTATACTCTGTTGTTGCTAATGTAGCTAATGACAATAGAATTTCTTGGTCAATCTCAGCAGTAATCTCTTGTGCAAGAGCTGCCATGATTTCTGCTTCTACGTCAATACCATGTTGAGACTGAGCATCTTGTGCTGCCTCAAATGTCCAACGTGCTTGTAACTTACGTGATTTAGCTTCAACAGCTTGACGTAAGATTTGTACGCTGATTTGCTTACCACCGTTGCCTTCTAAGGCAGCTGTGTCGTTAGCAGTATAGTAACTTGATGTGTCAGTACCATATGGAGTACGTGAATATGCTTGAGCAATCAAGAATGGACTTAACGCTTCTTGACCAGCTGTTACGCTAGTTTGAGCGGCTGAGTTATCAGTCAAGTTGTTTGCATAACGTACACGTAATGTATGAATCTGACCTACTGGACCAGTCATTGGCTGAACGCCTACCAACTCATTAGCGATAACAGTTGGCATTACACGACGGATAACTGGAAGAATCACACGGTTTAATGTAGCGATATTACCAGATGTTGTTGTTCCTGCTGATGATTCAGCTAACAACTGTTTTTTAGTGTTTTCTAAAATAACACTCATTGTTGAGCGGCGAGTGCCTTTTAAGCCTTCTAACAGAGCTTCCTTGGTCTCGTCCCAACGGCTTTCTAATAGAACTTTTGACATTTTATATTCTCCTAATCTATGTCTTTTTTTTAAAGCCCTGCCAGACGCTTGATATCGATAACGTTGTCACGTTGGTCCATATCAACTTCTTGTTTCTTGGCAGATTTATCACCAGTTACTTCTTTAATACTTTCGCTTAAAACAGACTTGGTAGTCTTGTTTACTGCGCCAGAATTTAGAACTGCTGGTAGATACTTATCGAAAGTGGCTTGCAATTTTGGTGTTTGCACACTTTCTAGTAAATCCTTCATTACCTTAGCCTTCTCATTGTTTAATGGAGCAAGTAACTCACTCATCATTTTTTCACGTTGATTAGATTCTTTGATAATGCGGACTTCACGTTCCTTTGTTTCAACCAATTTTTTAGTTTGGTTAAGTGTTTCGATAGATTCAGCTAATTGCTGGTCTTTTAATTGTAATGCATTCAATAACTTGCGTGTTTCCGCTTTGTCATTTAAGTGTGTTACTGAGAACTCACTTGCAAAACTTTCAAAGATACGACGGCCAAAGTTGTTTTCTTTTGCAACTTTGATGTCTTCCTTCAACTGGCTCAATTCGCCTTTAAGATGTGTAGTTACAACCTTATTCAATCTTTCAGCACTTTCATTAACAAATTTTGCTTTTAGTGCTTCTAATTGTTTACGGCCTTCAGCAACTAACTTAACTTTGGCTTCGACTACAGCTTTCTTATCTTGTGAGAATTCTTTGATTTCACGTGCTAAAGCATGAACAACGAATTGTTCTAACTTTTGCTGATTTTCCATTTGTAGTTTGCGCTCGCCACGTAATTCTTTGATTTCTTCAGCTAGTTTAGTAACCATAAAATCATTGAATTTTGTTGCGTGTTCACGTAATTGCTGTTTAGCTTTTACGCGGTCTTCGTTCATTGCTTGTCTTTCAGTTTGAAATTCGGAAATTTCTTCTGATAAACTTTCTGTAACCATTTTATCAAGGGCTTCTACCATCACGATTCTGTCGTGTTCATAACGTTGTGCGAATTCCTCACGTAGTTCTGCACGAACTTGTTCACGTGCCTCATTTAACTTAGATTCCCATGCTTCATTTAGAGCCTGGCCTACATCTTCGTTAATAAGTCCACTTTCAAGTAATGGCTTGATAGCATCAAACATGCTGTTTCCCCTTATTTAATTTTAAGATCCTTGATAAGGCGCATTACTTCCTCTTTCAAGTATCTTTCTACTTTCTTGTTGCCTTGTGCGTCTTTTGCTATATCTAACAACTTATGACCATGCTTCATATTCATCATGCCTTCATAAATTGCTTTAGGATATGCATTTGGTGCGCTCGGTTGAGCAACAATATCCACCGTGACTATTTCAAAGTCACTCACTTTGCCGTCCATGTCGTTTACATTACCTGATCCACGACTTGAAACGCCTAGTTTCACTCCACTCTCCAACATAGTAGCTACTAACTGCCCCATTGGAGTTGGTAAAATCTTTAATTTACCGAATCCATTAGCTCCGTCCATCCACATTTGAGTAATCATATGTGATACACGGTCTAAATTAATCTTTAAATCATCTGGATGATCCACTTCACCTAATACTGAATGTCCTTCAGCGATTTGTGAGTTTAGTGTTTGTACTGCGGCTTCGATTTCGGAAACAGGGTAAATACGCTCATTAGCGTTTTTTACCCCGCCCTGAATGAAAATACCTTTCATGTAAAGGTTTTTCTTATCGCCTTCACTTATACTTTCGACTACCATACTGGCACGGTCAAAAGATAAGTGTTCTTTGAGATACAAAGCCATTGCTCTCAGATCCTTTATACTCTACGCTTAGTAGAAGTTTTACGTGACTCAGCTACTGGACTCTTAGTTCCTGTTGCGCCGTCTTTAGTCACTGGTTTTGGTGTGCTTTCTAAGTCTGCATTGTTTTGTGCAGGAGCATTTTTCCACTTAGTTGCATCTTTAACTTGTGTTTCGCCCTTTGAATAAATGTTACTTGGTTTCTTAGGACTTGTTGGGTTAGCTTCTGCGCTACCACTGAACTTAACTGGCTTACTATCCATTCCAGCTTGACCTGAATTAGATGTTACAGTAGATTTAGTTTGTACACCGTTATCACCATGAGTTACAGGAACTTTCTTTAATGCAATGGCTTCCATCATTGGGTCTTCGTCCATTTCCATTTCGTCTAAGTCATCATGTTCTTGTTCCATGTCGTGAGTTAAGTCTTCACCTTCTTCTTCAGCTTGGTCATCAAACTCAGCATCAGATTCTTCACCATCACGGTCAGCCATAATTTCTTCAAATTCAGCCATCAACTCATCTAACTTGTCTTCTAAGTCAGTTACACGGTCTTCTAATTCTTCTTCTTCGTGGTCATCATCTTCACCGTCAATGTCAATGATTTCATCATCGCCATCATCGTCAAAGTCGATTTCTTCGTCTTCAGCTTCAACCATACCTTCGTGTTCTGCTGAGATTTCGTCCATCATTTGGCCTACTTGACCACCCATGCCGTCTTCTTCCATGTTTTCTTCGTCCATGATTGTCTCATAAATCTCGCGGGATTTTTCAACAACGATGTCGTGGAATAACGCACGTGCTTGTTCTTCGTTCTCATTGATAATCAAATCAATAAGTTGTTCAAATTTTTTGTTGTCCATTTATATTCTCCTAAGTAATGGCTTTGTAGAATTATTTAGTGCGTAGTTATACAAACTACTCAATAAGCACGTATTTTTTACGTTTTTAGGAGAGATAATGGTTTTTAGAGAGTGGGTTGAGCGGCTCCGGCTGCGGCCGCACTTGCCGCGCCATATTGTTCTTGTACTTTTTTCATGTGCATTTGTTTTTCGTAATTACGAACATCCATCATTTTTCGTAATTTTCTGATTTGACGTAATGTTAATTTTGTTTTACGGCTTTCTTTCCATTCAGGTCTACTGTTGTCACTTGCAACATCTTGATAGCCTTCTATGGCTTTGTCGAACATTTCCATTAATTTCATAGATAGTATTTATCTTAAACTGGTGTTCCTGTTGGAGCAGGTGTTCCCGCTGGTTGATTGCCTGCTTGTCCTCCTACAACTGGACCTGCAACATCAAGTCCACCTGTCTCATCACCCTCTGGTGGAGGATTTTCAAGTTGGTCTGCTGTTTCTAAATCGCTATCAATACTTCCTGCATTGATACCAATATTACGTAAGTCTTCACCCTGTGGTTCTTCCGTAACATTTTTACCGTTTTCTTCACGCCATAATGTTTCGTTTTTGTTGATTTCGTCTTCAGTTAAACCTAAGAAACGTTCCATTGCAAAACGTTTACTGATGTAAGGAAACGCTTCCATCGTACTAAATGTATTAACACGTGCAGTATCTAACTCACTTTGACGATAACTTGCAAAGTTTTGCGGTGGATTAAATTCCATTGTAAACAATCCACTATCAATATTAAAACCTCTCCAACGCAAGAATAGTTTGAATTCTTCATCCAACTTATCACTCATGTATTTTTGTAGACGTTCACAATATTGATTGAAACGAAACTCTTGAATCATAGCTGTACCAACACGGCCATCATTTAATGGAGTAGTATTGTCATCAGGGCCTGTAGGTAAATAACTACTTGGTACACGTAGTCCACGTGCCAATCTATTATTAAAATACTTCAAGTCATCAATTTCACCAAGATTTTGTCCACCTGGTAATACTTCAACGCTACTACCACGACCATCAGCAGTTACTGGGAAAAAGTAATCTTCGTTCATACTTAATGGATTGTATGTAGCATCTACTACAGATTGTCCACCATTGATTGAAGGGATACGTCTTTGGTGAATTTCATTTTTAATACGTTCAACAAAAGCCATAGCTAAGTGACTTGGCATATTACCAACGTCAATCTTAAACATTCTACGTTCTGGAGCACGTTGTACACGATAGATAAGAACAGCATCTTCTAACAGTTCTTTTTGTTTGTATACTTTAAAAATATTCTCTAATATTGATTGACCAAACGGCCAAAATCTGTCTAAACCTTCAGTTAAACTCAAGTGAACAATGTGTTTACTATCAATAGCACTTTCGCTTTGACCTAAAGTAAATCTTGAACCTGTTGTATTGTATGGCATACTTGGAACAGTATAACCATTTGTATTAGAACCACCACCTGTACCACCTAAACCAGTTGCAGGATTAGCGGCAAAGTCTGTGTTTGTTTTTTGTGCTACTGTTAAATTTTGTAAATTAATGTTAATATCTTTGATAACATACTGTTCTGGTAATTTACCTTCACTTTCGTTAACAATAACTTTAACAACTTTAGTCATGTCTACCCAAAATAACTTAAACGTTTCTGGGTCACGCACAAATACTTGGTCTCCGTATTTTACAACATTACGGAAAATTTTAAATGCTCTTTTATCAAAATCATTTAATTTACACCATTGCTGTAACTGTGTTTTTAACAATTCTACTTCATGTGGAGTAGGGTCATCTTTGTATTTTAAGTTAAATGGAGTGTTGTTATGTTCATTTTTTTGCGTACTGAACTCAGCTAAAATATCTAAACAAGCATTAATTTCAGCATCAACATCCATCATTTCATATTGATTATAACGTTCGATACGGTTTGGGTGTCCTGTATAGACTTCAGGAAGTCTAGACATATAGTTTTTATAACCCATTTCTTGATTATTCCAACCACCTGTTTCAGAACCATTTTGACCTGGACTGCCGTTCCAAGCTCCAGTGGTACTATTAGCACCGCTGATTGGACTAGATATACCTGTTTTGTTGGTAAAACGCTTTTTATATGACATAATGTATTTATTGTTAAGCCCTTGCAGTCTTTAATAATTTAGACTGGGTATCATTTCCTCTGTGTACAGCCTCAATTAACATATCTAGCTTAGTGTTCATTGTTGTGTTAAGATTATCAATTGATGCTAATATTGGATCAGGTTGTGCAGCCGGTGGCGTTGTATTCGATGTGGTTGGTGCATTACTAGCAACAATTTTACTAGATGATGTTGCAGTATTATCTTTTGCTAATGCTTGACCTGCATTAGGTGCACTTGGTATAGTTTGTGCGTTTGCACTTGCTAGTATTGTTCCGGCATTATTAGATCCTGAACCAAGATTAGCGGCAAATTGTGTGGCAAAACCTGATCTTTTTGCAGTCTCAGCAGTTCCACCTGCGTATCCAACTGCTTTACCTACAGAATTAATATCCGCTAAATTGGTTCCTTTTTTCTGTGCTTCCTTAAAATATGCTACAACTAACTTTTTTGCAACTTCAGGATCATTGGCTAAGTCTGGATTTTTTACTAAATCTACACCTATCAATTTACCAAACTTAGCGTAATTATCTTTACCTGTTAATTGAATTAATCCACGACCGCGATATTTATATCCCTCATCAGCGGCATTTCCCATTCTACCGCCATAAACCAAATTACCAATTGCTTCAGGACCACCAGCTACTATACGTTTGGCATCGTCTATTGATTTTACTTTATTAGGGAATACTTTTAATAGTTGTTCGGGGCTATAATTTAGATTTTCTGATTTTGGTTTAAAGTCACCTGACTCACCTTTTATTTGAGCAAGAATATTAGATTGCGATTTTGTATCAGTAATACCATTTGCACTTAATGCTTTTACTATGTCATTAGGTGTAGTGCCGGCACCGCCACTACCCATAGTGATAGGAGCACTAGGTGTAGTCGGCGCTGTTGGTGTAGTCGGCGCTGTTCCACCAGACGGGGCACTTCCTCTACCACCAACTGCACCTAATCTAGCATAGATGTCCTGCATTCTTTTTTGTTTTTCTTCTTCAGTGCCACCCTGATACTGAATAGTTTGAATATTGCTTAAATCGTCTAATGCTTGAGTTAAATTGATTAACGCTATTGTATTTTCTGTTAACCCTTTTGTTTCTTTGTCAGTATCTAATGTGTTTTGTTTTTCAGATTGTAGTGCTTTTTTATCTGATTCTTCTTGTTTTTTAATATCTTCGTCTGATAAACCAGCACTTGCTCTATCTGCTCCAGGACTATCATCTTTTAATTTGTCGCCGGCTATTTTACCTGCTTTCTCACCAATTATTTCACCACCCTTACTACCCAACCATCCACCAACTGCGGCTCCTAATAATCCACCAATAACAGTACCTACTACTGGTACAACTGATCCAATTGCGGCGCCTGCGGCTGCTCCAGCCCATGCACCACCTGCACCACCGGCTGCACTACCGGCGGCACTACCAATTGCTTGGCTTTTTTGCATTGTTGCTTCATTTTTAGATATTAACCCAGCATCACGCTGTTTGTTAACATCACTTACTTTATCATATCCTTCTTTGGCAGCAAGTCCTACTGATAATGCGGTGCCTAACGGCCCTGCTAGTTTACCTACTTTTCCAAGAACGCCTGCCATTTTGCCTAAAGTACCAACTTCTTTAGCAACTGCTCCTTCGGCTGCTCCTGCGGCTCCTTTACCTAATGCGGCAGCCTCTCCCTCAACAGCGCCTGCGGCTCCTTTACCTAATGCGGCAGCCTCTCCCTCAACAGCGCCTGCGGCTCCTTTACCTTTACCCAATAATTTACCCAATCCACCTTTGCCACCTTTAAGCAATGATGCTCCGGCCATTACACCCAGCGCCAATGCGGCCGCGGCCGCGGCAGCTGCCAAAGCAGTTGCGGCTATTGTTGTTGCATTAAATCCATTCAATAAAGGATTGGTTGATTGTACTAGTTTATCTACTGCTACTTGTGCAGATATTTCTGTTTCTGTTAAGTTGTTTCTTGCTATTTGAGCAGGATCTGTGGCTGCGGCACCACCTGCAGTTGATTTTCCTTCTGCGGCACCACCTGTTTTATTCCTTGCATCAGCTAGTGCTTGTTCTTCGTTGCGATTTTGTTTGTTACCAGTACGTTGTATAAACTCTTGGTCTAGACCTAATTGCGCTCCTAACTTTTCAGCATCATTTGTTTTTCCAATAGCAGTACCAAGTCTGTCAATTTGTTTATCGCCTGCTTGTTTTAGTTCTTCAGCAAACTTTGCACCACCAGCTTCACCGCCTTTTTGACCTTGTTGAATCTGACCTACAGTGATACCTAATTGTGCAAGACCTGATGTTTTTTCATCAAACTGACCGGTACGACCGACCCTAGCTACCTCTAGACCTTTTTTCTTACCGTACTCTGCTGTAATGACTTTGTTAAAGTCAATACGTTTCTTTTCTTGTTCTTCTAAATCTTTTGCTTCTTTGTCTCTACCTTCAGCTTTTAATCTATTAATTTTATTTTGCTGTTGGCGTTCAAACAATACTTCTTCGTATTCTAACTGAACGGCATTTTGTTCTTCTTGTAGTTTGTCTGCACTTTTACCTGTTAAAACACTTAATCTAGTTAATTGTTCTGCGTATTCTAATGATTCTCTTTTTAATCTTTTTTGATCCGATAAACTATCGGAATATGATTTACCAGACAACTCTTGTAATTTTACATAGTCTGCCTGACGATCCATCAATTCTTCTTGACTTACACCTAATCTTTGAAATGCCTGACGTTGTTCTGCGGTAACAGCAACCATGGCACCAAATGCTTTTGTGCCATCACCTACAGTAGAACCTAATATTGATAAACCGCTATTTGCACGCCCAGCGGCTTTGGTCATTACTTCAAGATTTTTTGATGTTAAGCCAGCATTGTGGCCCATATCCAATACTTGATTTGCCGTTAGTGAACCGGCAGCACCTAATTTAGATAAATTATCGGTGGCTTTTAATGTAGCATCTGCTTGTTTAGTCCATTGTTCGGCTGCTACTGTGACACCCTTGACTAAGGCGCCAAGTGCCATACCCAACACACCAAAGTTTTTACCTAATTGCCATGCGGCATCTCCGGCTCCCTCTAGTGCTTGATTGTACTTTCCAAAACTTCTTTCAGATGATAATAATGCGCCGGCTAAAGATGTTAAACTTCTAGTACCTGATGTAAGGGCCGCATTAAAGTTGCCCATGGCTTTAGCATATTCTTCAGCGGCTTTTTGATTTGCTTGATATGCGGCAGACTGTTGACTGATATTAGTTTTTAAGTTACTAAAATCTTGGTCTAACCCCTTAATATTCTTTACATCAACACCTTGAGCGGCGGCTAGCTTTTTAAGAATTTCAGTTTGTAAAATAGTACTAGTACTACTAGCCGCCATAGTGTCGGCTAAATTACGCATCTGTTCTGCTAGTTGTGCGTTGATTTCGTCATTACTGCTCATATATGTTAGATGTCCGGTTTTTTTAGGTGCTATTTTATACCAATAAATAGACTACATAGTATTTAGCATTGGGCAAACACCCAAATTTCAAAAGGACAAAATTTATGGCACTGGCAAATAATCCACTAAGACAGTATTTTCGTAGACCTGCAATCTTTTTAAAACTACCAAGTCAAGGTATTGGATATCCTGAAGGGGTATTGAACACTACAGAAACTGGTGAGTTCCCTGTTTACCCAATGACTGCAATTGATGAAATCACTAGTAGAACACCTGACGCATTGTTTAACGGTTCTGCTGTTTCAGACATTATTAAAAGCTGTATCCCTGATATTTTAGATCCATGGCGCCTACAAAGTACTGACTTAGATGCAGTATTGATTGCTATAAAGTCAGCAAGTCAAGGTAATCAATTGGATATTCAAACAGAATGCCCAAACTGTAAAGAAGTATCTGAATATGGAGTAAACTTAGTTGGTATTTTGTCTACACTAAAAGCACCAGACTATAGCAAAGAGATACAGATAAACAACTTATCCATAAAGCTAAGACCTTTACTTTATAAAGAAATGAACCAGGCAGCATTAAAACAATTTGAAATGCAACGTTTGTTTAATTCATTAACTACTATTGAAGATGAAACAGAACGCGGTGTTAAAACTACTGAAGGTATTGCTACTATTACAAAAGTAACAATGGAAGTACTAGCGGAAACAATTGAATATATAGCAACACCCTCAGGTAAAGTAACAGAAAAACCTTTTATTTTAGACTTTTTGCAAAACTGTGATAGTGAAACGTATAGTGCTATCCGTGACTATAATACAGAACTAAAAAATGCATCTGAAATGAAGCCAATGCATATTACATGCACCAACTGCCAACACGAATACGATCAAAACTTTACATTTAACGCATCTGATTTTTTCGGATAAGGCTTTTGTACCTTGAACCCGAGAAGGTTCAAAAGCTGTTAGATGATATGGAAAAAGAATGTACCTCTATACGAAAATCTGCATTTAGCTTTAGCTGGTACATGAGGGGCGGAGTCTCATACGAGGACGTATTGAATATGTCCATGGAAGAAAGAAAACTCATTAATGAACTGATAGAGAATAATTTAGATACAACCAAGAAAACCCAGTTACCATTCTTTTAATCTGGACGCAGTTATTCATTTATCAACTTCGGAGACATCTCTTGTAGAGACAAACTTCGTTTGTCTAAGAACTCACTTCGTTCGTTCTTAATTTTTACGGTGATCTATTCTCTAAAACTTTATTTTACTAAAAGACTTATTGCCGCTTTGAAGCCATGGTAGTGCTATTCAGCACTACCAATGGTAAAGGAGTTTGCCACGCCCGTCATCCAATGTTATCTTTTCCCCAAGTAATTGCCTATTTCTGACACTACTTGCTACCGGTTGCTCTGTAAAGTACTTATGGGACTGTAGTGAAGCTAACAACTTTAATTGTTTCTTCAGCAACGCACATTCTATGAAATCAAGATAAAGTATTCATAGACTTGTTGAAGGTTCGCTTTGCCGATTGCCTTCTCGGTATATCCATAGTTATCGCTAACTATGCTTACTCCAGATCCGTTGGCGATATTTCACGCTTCCTCAAGGAGGTCTCCCACGGAGACAACAAATTTTAGATTTCTATTGTTAGTAATTCTTCAACTGGTTTTGACTTGGTGTCTGATTGAGAATATGTTTTTAATAACTGAGTGTTTGATTTAAAAAATAAGTCGAACTCAAAGATTGTCCAATCTCCATGTTCTTTTGAACTGTAATATATAAAATTATCTGATATCCATGTTAATTTGCTTTGTACTGCAACATATCTACCTTTGCGGTTGAATTTCATGAAAAGAATATTTACATCACCCGGGTCGGCAACGTCCATTAACTGACTCAACCAACCATCTATTACTTTACAGTCGCCTGATAATAACAGATGAAAAGGAAAATCAGCGTAAAATTTACATTCAATGTTCATTTTACTGAATGACAAGCCAGGAACCACATCGCCCTTAAAGCTACGTATTTGTCCTTCATGTAGTACTTCTTTACGCACTTGATTTTTACCACCAACATAAGCACCAGATCCAGGTACACGGATAAAACTCTCACCGTAAGTGTCTGTGAGATATTTAGCTACCTCACGCTCAAAACCTGAACCTTTTGCTTTTTGTGGACTTGTCATATGTTTTACTTATCTCTATTTTTCAGCAATAAAATTATTCCATGTCCACTGCTGAATTGTATGTAGTAAAACCATTTTCCTTCACTACTTTAAGCACACTAGGTACTCTTCCCGCTAATTCTTCTCTATGACTGACTAACCAAATTGATTTATGTCTACGACGGCTCATGTCTTTTAAAATAGCAATACTGTTCTCAACACCCATTGTGTCAAGACCACTATCAATTAACTCATCAATAAACAACGTGTTGATTGGGCTATATAGGTTCTCCCATACATCACGGAACGCAAAACTCAAACCAAGAATCAATCTGTTACGTTCACCACGTGATAAGTTATCAAAGTCTAACTCACGACCCAATTCTGTAATCTCAACTTGTAAATCATTTTTGAATACTACATTATGCGGTAAACCAATCTTGTCCAAATAGTGTGTTAGTCGTGCGTTCAAGTAACTTAAGTTTTGGTCAATAATCTTTTTACGAACAAAGCTGTCTTTACTTGTTAGTAAGTCTAATAAGAACTTTTGATGTTCCATAGTTTTGGTGTATGTGTTGATTTTGTCAAAACTAATTTCTTGTAGTGCTTGACTTTCCATCTCACTAATCTGTTCACTATATGGATCAACTTCAACTGCTTTAATTTCAATTTGATTTAAAATATTGCTTATCTGACTTGAATGCTTGACCGCATCTGCCTCAGTATCATAATGCGTTTTAGGCATAGGCCCCAACTCACCCAAGTCTTTAAGACTGGTTGTATACTCAATATATTGATTATTGGTTGTTAATGCCTGTGCTGAGGCTTCTTGTAATGCTTTTTGTTTTTCAGCTAACACACTTTCATGTTTCGCATCGTGAAATTCTTGTCCACATGCATAACATGTATGATTCTGTAAGTCTACGATTTCTTTGTTTAACTTATCAATTACTTTTAATTCTTTGCCTTCATCAGTTTGGCATCGTGCAATAAGTTTTTTCAAGTCATCAATAGCCTTACGCTTTTCATTATATGAAATTAAATCTTTATGTGCTTGTAACTCAACGTTGATATCAATCTTGGTTAGTTCATCATAAGCCAACGCAAGTTTAGCTAAATCATCATCGTGTTTAGTTTGCCAAAGTTTTTGTCTACGTTTGGTAGCTTCAATTTGTTCTTTAACACGTTTGTTGGCTTCTTCAATAGCCTTGATATTAAATTCTTCTTGTTGAATATTGTCTTTGCTAGTCCTAATCATGTTTTTAATGATTTCGGCTTTTTCACTTAATAAAGTAATACCCAATAATTGTTCAATAATATCACGTTGTTCGTTTGGTTTCAACGCCAAAAACGGTTGACTATATGTGTTAAGAACCACAATGTGACGAAACATTTCAGGAGTCATGTTAATCACACGCTCAATGGCTAACTGTGTTTCTTTGTTTTCACCTTGTTGGTCTTCACTTGTTTTATCTTGTATATTGTTGACGTAAAATTTTAAGATGTTTGGTTTACGACCACGTTCAATCTTATACTCAGTACCATTTACATTAAACTCTAGTGTTACCATCATGTTTTTTGTATTGGTACGGTTAACTAAATTGTCTTTACGAATATCATTAATGGGAACACCAAACAATGCGTAGGATAACCCTTGAATTAGTGTGGTCTTACCGGTACCATTTCTAGCACCATCTCCACCTAAGTCTAAGTTTTCACCTAAAATAAGTGTTAAGTCTTTTCTGTCAAAGTCAACTGCTTGTGTAACTTGTCCAATACTTAAAAAGTTTCGTAATGTTATGTTCTGGAGTGTTATCATTTTAATTTTCTAAAAAAACTATCTTTGGCTAATTGTTCAGCCTTCAATGTTTTTTCTAATATACCTTCTAATTTTAACTTAACTTTAATCAATCTGCTGGTTTCTCTTAAACTACCTATATAGGGTTGAGTACGTGACAATTCAGATAGTGCAATACCCAAATGTTTATTAATCTTTATAAGAGATTCTAAATCTCTATACTCTTTCCCATACCGTCTTGGTTCCATAATCATAGATTATTATAGATGTCCAAAAGTATTTTTTTGTCAAAACTATTGCTTTCAATTGCATTGATTTGGTCAATAATAATTTGGTCAACGCTTTCAAACTTAAGACCGTCAGCACTCATGCCTTGTTCTACAGCCTCACCCTTAATTGGGATAAGCGACATTTCTCTTAGTTTGTATTCTGGTATAAATGTTTCACGCAAAAAATTAGCCTCCTCATAGCTGATATCAATATCAAGATGTACTCTAACATGACTATCAATCAAAAGATACTGTTCCGGGCTTTCTAAGATATCACTCAATTTGTGTACACGATACACTGGTTGACGTGGCCAACTATGAAAGATTGGATCTTCACCCCACTCAAGTATCATCATTCCCCGTGCATCATCTCCTGCATCAGCATAGTTATGCGGGAAAGCATTACCAATATACCAAACATTGGCACGACTTTGCCTCTTGTGAAAGTGACCACTGAATACTTTATCAAAGCCACGCATATGGTCTGTGTTAATTTCACCATGGTCGGGCATTTCAACCATAGCGTTCATGTAAAATCGGGGTAATTCAAAATGACCAAATAAGTATTTGCCACTTAGTTTTTGAATTTTTTTATAATCATCATGTACTAACCAAGGAGCAATAACTACATCACCCTCACTAAAAAAGTCATTGACAATTTTTACATTCGGCAAATGTTTAGCCCACTCGACACTATGAATATCACGACGGTCACGATAATAAAGGTCATGATTGCCGGGGATAAAATACACCGTATCAAAATTGGCACTTAGTTTTTCCAATGCTTGTAGACCAAACTGTAGTGTGTGAATGTTGATACTTGCTCTGTGGTGATTGTAATCACCCAAAAAGAAACATGTTTCACAATTTTCTGCTTTGGCTTTTTGTATAAACCAATCAACAAAATTCATACAGTCTTCATTGTGCTGTATGCTATTGCTTTTTAGTCCAAAGTGAATATCCGTAAAAACGGCAGCTTTTTTAAATAGGTTAGTCATCTCGATAGTGTATAGGAAATGCCACTACAAATGCAATGGCATTGGTTAAATTGATTATTCTTCAAATACAGCAACACCGCCACCAGAGTTTTGGCGACTCCAGCTTGGGTTAAGCCCATTGATTTCTAAGATATCATCACGTATATTCTGATTACGTTTTTCAATGTTCAATACACGACAGAAACTATTTGTGATAGCCGCTGTATAGTAAGCGAATGGGTTAGCACTTTTGGCTTCATTAAAACGTAACCCAACATATGTTAATTGTAGAATGGCGCTATTACGCATTTCATCATTGTACGTATATCCGCGCCAATTAAATTTCATGGCGTATTTCTCACACATCATGATATACATTTTGGCTAATTTGTTTGTAATTTGCCCATGATCTTTACTGAATGAGCCGGTAACTAAATCACCTTTCCAGTGACTTTTACCCACACAATAAAATTTATTGTTTTCGTCAATCTTGTAATGTTGGAATGGTGGAAAGTTAACTTTAACATGGACCATGTCATCAACTTCTTTTTTGGTTGTAACATCTTCTAAATCGGCAAAAATTTCATCTGGATCTACAATATCGTCTTCAAACTCAAAGATATCTTTTGCTGTTTTCTTTTTTACTGATTTCCTAGGTACTTTGGGTGCGACTGGAACATGATCCCATGTCATAACCCTAAATACTAAATCATTAACTGATACCGTATCTGGGTTGATTTTTGTCCCACTTTCAACAGATAAGCGTGTAGCACGTGTTTCCTTTGCTTGTTGAATATTTTCTGGTTTAAAAGCACTTTCTAAACTAAGTTCTATACTATCATGTGGCATGTCTACAATATAATCATACCTATGATATTCAGGGAGTGTATAGTAACAATATGTATTTTTGCTTTCGTGAATTTCTTTTAAAATATCTTTGTTGTTAAGATAATTTACAGGCTTTTTGCTTGGTAATGACATATTTCTCCGTTAATGTGTTAGAAACATTGTAGCATTTGTTGTTGCACAAGGGCAACATGTTTTGGATAGATTACTAAAAATAGCACTCTTATTTATGACTAAATACAATTAAGGAATACTAATATTATGGCATCAGTAACAGCTAGTATAGGCGGTGGAGTAAATGTCGTTGCAACGATGACATCGACGGGCATACAATATGTAATAAACTTGGCTAATGGCTCAAGTGCCGGTCCCTATACCGGAGACCAATTGGTAAATGTTGGTAGCCAAACAATAACTATACCTCCTCCAGAGCAATTCATATTAACATACAATGGTCAAACTGTAGCAACATCTACTAACCCAGCCGATATTGAAAATGGAGGAGATATTGTACTAAACACCTTTCAAATTCAACAATACGCTGAACAACAGTTAGCAGTAGCACCGAACACAACCGCCGCCGACGCACCTGTTGGTACTGATGAAAATGTTCCTGGAGCAGGATCAACTCCAACCAACACAAGCCCAACAACAATTACTAGTCAGAATGATCCTTATTTAGGAGATGCGACAAATCAACCCTATGATGATAATGGTAATTTAAATCCAGGTTGGCAAATCGATGAGGCCACAGGAAAACCTTTTTATGTGGGTGATTTACCGGCAAATAGTAATACTGTAGTTAGCAATGCTGATCCTGCAGCCACAACAGCCAATGTAGGTGCGGCAGATGCATCTGCTTCAAATCAAGCAGTTGCTCAAAACGATTCCGCTCAAGCCAACAACAATACCAATCAAACTGCATTAACCGGTCCATTATTAAACACACAAAGTCAAGCAACTCAACAGGATGCGGCAAACTTTGCACAACTTGGTGATTGGCGTGTTAGATTAGCATTGGCACCGAGTGCAACCTATTTGTATAAGAACAAGGGCAATGAAGGAATACTATTACCATTAGCCGCGACAGATGGAGTAATATTCCCCTATACACCTGCGATTTCCGTTCAATATGCCGCAAATTATGATGCCACTGAATTAACACATAGTAACTATAAATTTTTTCAGTACAAGAATAGTGCAGTAGATAGTATTTCAATAACATGCGATTTTACAGCACAAGACACGCAGGAAGCTAACTATGTATTAGCTGTAATACACTTTTTCCGTAGTGTTACAAAAATGTTTTATGGTCAAGATTTAAATCCAAACAATGGGACACCTCCTCCATTATGTTATCTATATGGATTGGGACAATTTCAATTTGATAGCCATCCTTTAGCAATTACCGCATTTAATTATTCATTACCCACAGATGTTGATTATATTCGTGCAGGCGCCGCAACAACAGCACCCGGTGTCAATTTGGCATCAATGAATGTTGCAACACAAAATAGTAGTAGTGTGTCTGGTGATCGATTAAATAGTAGTGGATTAAATCCAGGAGCGACCACTGGTTCACCCCAATTTGCAACTAGTGATGGCACACGCACTCCAACATATGTACCAACAAAAATTCAAATGTCAATAACAGCAATACCAATCGTTACACGTAACGATATTAGTAACAATTTCAGCTTAAATGGCCCTGGGCCAAACTATGGTAGTGGTGCATTATTGCAAGGTTCAAAACGACAAGGCGGAGGTATTTGGTAATGGCAACAATTAATGGAGTATATCCAGCAACTAGTCCTTATTATCTAACAGGAATAGTAAACAGCAATTTTTTAGATGTTATGGTAAACAGAGTTATACCGATGCAACCTTCGGATATCTATTGGCAAATCACCCCCGTTTATGAATATCGCCCTGACACATTAGCCTACGATTTATATGCTGATAGCAGATTATGGTGGGTATTTGCACAGCGCAATCCAAACACATTAGCAGATCCGTATGGTGATTTTGTAGCGGGTACTGGAATATATTTACCTAAACTAGCTTTATTAAAACAAGTATTAGGGATATAAGATGTCTGATGGAACAGTAACACTTACAATTGACGGATATACTGTCATTGCTCAATACAACTATAGTTATGGAGCGATTAGCTATACTGTCAATAATCCAGATGGCAGTCAATTAATTAGTGCAGGTGATGCTTTTGGATTAAGTTCTGGATTAAATAGTTTGTCCAATAAAGCAAGAGCAGCCGGCAACACGGATTTAGCTGACCAATTATTTCAACTTAATAGTGATTTAAGTAGTCAAGAAGCGTCAATACAACAACAAGTAATCGATGCAAATAAACCAACAGAACCGTCCGCCTCAGTAACACCGCCGGCAAATACTTTAGCACAAACAGACCAACAAAATAATGCCTATGTAGCAAGTGGCAGTGCAAATGACGAAACTGGGACTGTGAATAATGTGCAGACTGGTGCAAATACCACTGCTGACAACTCGGGTGCTCCTAATAATCCACCTGCTATTCCCCAAAACTACACTAATGCAGGTACGACATCAGCAGGTGCATCAGGGACATCAGCCGCTGTTACAAATAGTAATGCATTACCTGGTAAAAGACTACAAAATCCTTTAGGTAATTTTAGCAGTTACACATATCAAATATCATTGTATATGATTACTCCTGATGCATACCAGGCATTTGTTGATTCTGGAAGAAAAAATATCAATGCACTACAAGTTAATACCACTGGTAATACGGCCGCAACAGGTGCAGGCAATGGCGCATTTTTAATAGCACAAAGTGGGGGTATTAATAACAGTACACAAAAACGTGCTCCATATTTTGACCAAGATTTTTATATTGATAACTTAAAAATAACTCAAGCCATTAACGGTAAAGATACCGGTAGTGCTACCAATGTCACAGACATGTCATTCAATATTATTGAACCATATGGATTTTCATTCTTATCTAGATTACGTGATGCATTTACGCAATTGTTACAGGTAGGTGGAAACACAGGGGGCAATGCCGGTACACAAGGTAGTAGCAATTCAGGTAGTGGTACTCCTGGTGCCACTCAGTTACAAGATCCCTCACGACAATTTTTTATATTAGGTATACAATTTTTAGGCTATAATGAAGATGGGAGTTTAATTAGTTCCAAAGATATAACAGGACCTAATAGTGACCCGGCGGGCAACGCATACGGTGTCTATGCAAGATATTATGATATTAATATAACAGAGCTTCATTTTAGTTTAGCAGGTAAAAGTGTTGTGTATGCATGTAAGGCAGTTAATAGTGCAACTATGTCTGGCATGGGATTGAAACGTGGAATCGTGTGGACAGGTGCTGAAGTTTACGGAGAAACAGTAGACGATGTTATTCAGGGCACAGGTGACGGAGTTCAAGGATTGCTAACTAAATTAAACCAAGAACAACAGCAATTATTAAACGATAGCAAAATACAAATTCCAAATGAGTATAGTCTTGTTTATTTAGGAACCTCATCTACTGAAATAGCAGATGCTAAAATCATTTCACCAGCAGATACAGATAAATCAAAACAAACCATGAGTGATGTTTCAAAATCTAGTCAGGTTAACGAGCAAACAGCACAACAAGCCACTCCTAATAAAAATATTAATAAGATAAAGTTTGATAATGGCACACCAGTGGTACAAGCAATAGAACAAATTATTAAACAAAGTACGTACTTAACAGATGCTTTAAAATCAGTTATAACAACTGAAGAAGAACCAAATCCAGATACTGATTCAGAAAATGAAATAGCAGATCCATCACCAAAGACAATTAAATGGTATAACATTGGTGTAGAAGTTACACCTAAAGCATGGGATCAATTACAACAAGACTTTGGTTATAAAATAAAATATATTATACAACCATATGAAACACCAATTGTGACTAGCGCATATGTTAATAAGACTGCAAACTATTATGGCCCTCATAAACGATATGAATATTGGTTTACAGGAAAAAATACTGAAATTATAAAATATGAACAAACGCTAAACAATTCATTTTTTAATGTTACACTAGACCCAGCATCTAGTCAAACTGCATCAGGTGGTAGTGCAAATATACCTATTATTAACGGTATTCCACAAAATCAAGCAAAGACTGGATTGTTGAATCAAGGTATGGAGGCACAAAACTCATACATGACAAGTTTATATGATCCTGGTTCTTGGAGTGAAGCTAAAATAACAATATTAGGAGATCCTGATTTTTTGATGGAACCTAATCCTAGTAGTGTGGCAAGTGTGTATAACAAATATTATGGAACAGATGGGTATACAGTTAGCCCTAATGGTGGACAAGTGTTTATTGAAATAAATTTCAGAGAACCAGTAGACTATAATAATAACACTGGATTATTTGAACTCAACACAAATATTGCATTTTATCAATACCCTCCTGCAATTCAAGCAGATATAAACAGTAGAGGTGGCGGTGTAAGCTACATGGTAAAAACTGTAGTTAGCACATTTAATCAAGGTAAATTTACACAAGAATTAGATTTAAATATTAATACATTTGGTGATGATGCCAGTGGTACTGCATCAGGTAGTACAGCTAACAGTAATGCCAATGGTAGAGAAACTTCTGCGGCAAATGCAGGTGATAATAGAACTGGAAGCGGAAGTTCGCAATCATCTACTGGAAATAATACATCTAGTACAACTGGATTTCCAACACCAATTACACAAAATGCGCCTATATTACCTCAGTCACTTGATACAAATCTATCTAGTCCAGCATCGATTGAATCACCTACTGGGCAAAACACAACACCTACTGGAGATCCAAATAATCCTGTAGTAGCAATAGACGCACCGGCACCAGTAGTTACAAATAGTGTTGATACTGCTAATCAGGGAGGAAGAGAAGACCTGTCACAAGGACCTTAATTAATCATGGAAGATATAGTAAAAACAAAAGGACAACCAAAAGCAAGTCAGCCTACCAGCGGAGGAGGCGTTGCACGTAACGTTCCTGTTATAGGAGTTGTCAAAAACGTTATTGACAAAGTTAGAGGTGGACGACTACAAGTATACATTGCAGATTTTGGTGGTAGTAATCCCGATGATAGTCACTCATGGACTACAGTTTCATACATGACACCGTTTTTTGGTGTAACTCCAGCACAAGGCGGAACATCAGATAATGGCAGTTACTTAACTAACCCAAATAGTTATGGTATGTGGTATAGCCCTCCTGATATTGGTAGCTCTGTTATTTGTATTTTCATCAACGGTGATGTAAACTATGGCTATTGGATAGGGTGTGTACCTAAACCAGAACAATTACAAATGGTGCCAGCAATTGGCTCTTTTGCAAATGTTATTACAAACAGTGGTGAAGCACAAAGTTATGGTGGTGCAACCGTTTTACCTGTAGTTAATATCAATAGCAATAATAGTTCTATCAATGATAACGACCAATTTTTAAATGCGGCAAAACCAGTACACAGTTATCAAGCAGGTATATACAGTCAACAGGGTTTAATTAGAGATCCAATCAGAGGTCCTATAACAAGTAGTGCGTTGCGTGAAAGTCCAAGTCGTGTTGGTTGGGGTGTAAGCACACCTGGTAGACCTATATATCAAGGTGGCTATGATGATAGTACAATTAAAAGTGCGGCTAATCAAACATCAACTGATGCATCACAATTAAAAATTATTGCACGTAGAGGTGGGCATACACTAGTAATGGACGATGGTGACGTTAGTGGTAAAGACCAATTGATAAGATTACGAACTGCTACTGGACATCAAATATTAATGAGTGATGATGGTCAAACACTATTCATTATTCATAGCAATGGACAAAGTTATATTGAATTAGGTAAAGAAGGTACAATTGACATGTACTCTACTAATTCATTTAACGTTAGAACACAGGGTGATTTAAATTTACATGCAGATAATAACATTAATATCAACGCCGCAAAAGATATTAATATAGCATCTAAAAATTTAAATGTAAACACAGAAAAAGATGTTACTTTTAGAACAGGTGGAAACTTCAAAGGTTACACAATTGGTACATATACATACAGAATTGACGGTGCAATGAGCATGGCATCTGGTGGTGAAGGTTCATATGCTAGTAGTGGTACTATGTACATTAATGGAGACAAGGTTAATTTAAATAGCGGTCAAACATCAGTTACACCAGAAACTGCATCATTAATTACAGCAATAGCACATACTGACACGTTATTTGATGCAACTAAAGGCTGGGCAAGTGCACCGGGTAAATTATTATCTATTGTAAGTAGAGCACCTGCACACGCACCATGGGCAAGTGCAAATCAAGGTGTTAATGTACAAGTTAGTAACAATTCCAGTGATGCTCTACCATCTGCTCCAAGTGCCGCAGTTGCCGCAACTAATGCGTCAGCAACCAACACACCTGAAAATGTAGTGTCTGCGGCAACTGCAAGTACAGTGCCTGCATTAGGATCAGTTAGTGATGCAATTGATGGTTCAGTAACAGCAACATTAGTTGGTGGTGTAGCCAGTCAAGCGGCAGGAGCCGCAAGTAGTGTAGTGGCAACTGGTACAGGTGTTATAAAAGATGCATCAGGGCAATTAACTGCCGCAGTGGGTTCATTAGCGCAAACACCAGCACAATTAGAAACAGCAGGAATCATGAAGCCAGGTTCAAGTGCATTGGTCAATGGATTAGTTCAGGGTGGCGTAAACGTACAAGCCGCAATGACAGATAATTTGTTTACAGGTGCTCCGGGCGCACAAAACTTGTCACAAATATCAAATAACGTAAATGCACAAGTTGGTGCACAAATTACCAACTTTAATAAAGCACAAACTGCACTTACTCAGTCAGGGGTAATTACTGGTACTGAAGCCGCCGGGGCTGTTGCAGGTTTAGTAAACGCCACTTCACAAGTTGGTATTGGTCCTGTACAAGATTTTGTAAAAAACTCAACAGGCTCTCTTGGTAGTACATTGTCAAATATAGGAGGTTCTGTGTCTGGTTCTGCAGCCGGAGTAGCAGGTGGTGTTCAAGGTGCAGTTAGTAGTGCAATCGCAGGAGGTAATTTCGCCGCCGGCATTGGTACAAATTTAACCAGTGGTTTGGGATCAATTGCTACAGCATTAGGTGGCATTGGATCATCAGCTATCAACGGTATTAGTGGTGCATTGGATGCCGCTAAAGGTATTGCAGGTTCAGCATTTGCCGCAATTACAAAATCATTCAAGCCATTCACGCCAGGAGTACCTCAAGACCTTACTGCCATTACAGCACAAAATCAAGCTGAACAAACTGCAAGTGAAACAAGCGCAGCCAGTGGCGTTTCAAGTGATGTGTTGGGTGCAACGACCTCTGCATTACCAAATCTAAATGTAGGTGATGCAGGTAATATAGCTAGTGGGGCATCGTCATTGGTTAATTCAGTTGGTAGCGCATTTGGCACTACAGCAGGGGCACTAACAGGTCAAAGTGCAAGTACATTTAATAATCTAACAAACACATTAACTGGTGTTAATAATCCTAATAACTTATCTATAGGAGGGGTTAGTGTTGCAACAGGATCATTATCTGCATTAACTAGTAAGGTGGCCGGTGCTTCAGGTTTCTCTACAGCAATAAATCCTGCTAGTGGATTAGGAGCGTTGCCAGGTGGACTTGATGCAGTTGCAAGTGTAGTTAATTCAGCAACAGGTTCGTTAACAAGTATTCCCAGCTTAGGTGGAGTTTCTAATTTAATTAAAAATGTCTCTAGTTCTGCATTAAATGGGTTGGGACTTGGTTCAAGTGCATCAAGTTCAATCGCTGGACTAGCAGCCGGCGGCTTGAGCGGTGTATTGAATAATGCAAGTAGCTTGAATGCATCATCATTATTGGGTGGTTTAGGCAACGCAAGTCAAAGTCTTGCATCATTGGCATCTTTAGGTATGCCGGCAGGCGCATCAGCCGCACTTCAAGCAGGTATTAATTCGTTAAGTACTCCTGGATCACTACCGATTACATTACCAACTGTAGCAACAGGAACAACTAACAGAAGTCAAATATCTAGTCAACTTACGTCTGTGTTTGGTAGCTCAAAAATACCAGCTCCAAACTTCTCTGGAACAGACCAGTTACTAGCACAATATGAAGCACAAAATAAGAAAAATGAAGATATTTTATCACAAGTGGATGCTTTAAAAGCAAAAATAGATGATTTAAATCCAGTCGTAACAACTGCACAAGCCAATTGGCACAATCTACGAGACACATTACCAAAAGGTGACCCTCAAGTTGACGCCGCATATCAAGAATACAGCGATGCATTTGACCAGCGTTCAGCACTTAAAAAACAAGCATTAGACTTGTTAAGCCAGATAGCATAACAGAATAAATACATCATGCCTAATTATATTGGATTTAACACACAAAACGTAAACATACCCAAACCTTCTACTGTGTATAATGCAGGAGTAGACGGTGGTTTGGGTTCAGTTGTACAGCCTATAGTATACGGAAAAAGTTTTACATTGGTGGATACACCATTAGTCATCAGAGATTTTCTTAACGCACTAAACATACGTCAAGGTGAAAAAGTAGGTCAACCTGAATATGGTACAACTCTATGGAGTTTTGTATTTGAACCAAATACAGCAGATGTACAGTTTCAGTTGGAAAATGAAATACGTAGGGTAGCCAGCAAAGACCCTAGAATCATACTAAACACAGTAAAAGCATACCCGCAAGAGAACGGAATACTAGTTGAAGTAGAATTTGCAGTAAGTCCGTTTAATCAAGCACAGTTATTGAACGTGTTTTTTAACAACGCTACTAATAGAGCAATATTACAGTAATTGTTAAAAATAGCGTTTTTTAGGTATGATAAATACTTAAAAGAGAATACACATGGCTACAAGTTCAAGACAATCCGCGTTATTTGGTGTAAATGATTGGCAGGCTATCTACCAAACCTTCCAACAGGCAGACTTTAGAAGTTATGATTACGAAACACTTCGTAAGACAATGATAGACTATCTACGTCTATATTACCCTGAAACTTACAACGATTACATTGAAAGTAGTGAATTTATTGCGTTACTAGACGTAATGTCATTCATGGGACAAGGTATTGCTTTCCGTGATGACCTGAACACACGTGAAAACTTTATTGACACAGCAGAACGTAGAGACTCTGTTATCAAATTAGCCAATCTTGTTAGTTATACTCCAAAACGTAACCTAGCAGGTCAAGGTTACATCAAAGTAACAAGTATTCAAACCACACAAAATATCACAGACTTAAATGGTTATAATTTAAGTAACGTTCCTGTATTATGGAACGACCCGGCTAACCCAAATTGGTTACAACAGTTTAACACAATTATCAATGCTTCATTGGTAAACGCACAGCAAATTGGTAGACCAGCAAATAGTCAAGAAATTCTTGGGGTGACAACAAGTGAATACAACATGCAAATACCAGCAGGTAGCTTGCCGGTAGTTCCATTCACGAGTACTGTTAATGGTCAAAGTATGAGATTTGAATTATGTAGTGTAACTAGCGTGGGTGAAGATTACATTTATGAAATTCCACCTCAACCAACAAATAAATTCAACATACTATATCGTAATGACAAATTAGGATATGGCAGTCCAAACACAGGCTTCTTCTTTTACTTTAAGCAAGGTGCATTAGAAAGCTACGATTTTACATTACAACAACAAATCAGTAATCAAGTAGTGGACATTAATATTCAAGGTATTAACAATACTGACACTTGGTTATATCAAATCAATGCAAACAATGGCACATATGGTTATTGGCAACAAGTTGATAACATTTATGCTGATGCATACTTACAAACAGAATCTAGCCAAAGAACTATTTTCTCTGTAAACTCAAGATTTAATGACCAAGTAAGTTATATATTTGGTGATGGTGTGTTTAGTGAGATTCCAGTTGGAACTTTCCGTGCATATGTACGTGCAGGTAATGCATTAACATATACAATACAACCTAGCGAAATGCAAGGACTTAGTGTAAGTTTTAGTTATGTAAGCAGACTTGGTCGTGTAGAAACATTAACAGTTGGTTTTGCATTACAATTGCCAGTATCAAATGCATTGGTACGTGAAAGTTTAGCAAGTATTAAACTAAACGCTCCTAGCAGATACTATACACAAAATCGTATGGTTAATGGAGAAGACTATAACAACTTCCCGTATACATTGTATAGTTCAATTATTAAAAGTAAAGCAATCAACCGTAGTAGCGTAGGTGTAAGTAAAAACTTAGACTTACTAGACCCTACAGGAAAATATAGTAGTAGCAATAGCTTTGCAGACGATGGTGGTATTTGGTTAAATGCAACCTCAGGATTTTCGTTATTAACAATTAATAACACTGGCGATATTATTACATTCTTAAGCGGTACATTGGCAGCTGTATTAGCTGGTAACCGAGCAATGCAATACTATATACAATACTATCCTAGATACGCAACTGGTCCATCAATAAGTAGTAATTCTACATATGTAGCAGACACAGGAACAGCATTTGATTATTGGCAAATCAGCACAGTTGATGCCAACAGTTTAAGTGGATATTTTTATAATTTTACAAATAATGTAAACACTCCAATTCCAATTGGTACATATTCTACAACAAATGCAAAATATATTACTGCCGGAGCTATCTTAAAATTTGTTGCACCCGCTGGTTATTATTTTGACAGTAATAATCGTTTAGTAAGCGGTATCCCCACACCAAGTAATCAAACATATATTTGGACTACTGTGTTAAATGTCATCGGTGATGGTTATAATAATGGTCAAGGTAGCTTTACTAATGGTTCGGGCCCGGTAACATTAAATGGATTTGTACCAACAGGCGCAATACTGTCTGTTGTAATTCCTGCATTTACCAATTCATTAAGCAATGCAGTTATTCAAGAATGTATTACTAGACTTGAATTACAACAAAATTTCTCATTGGTATTTGATAACTCATTAACAATAGCACAGGATCGTTGGAGTGTAGAATTATACACTAATCCAAATTGGTTTGTTCTTTTTGAAAGCACAGGATATAATCGTTACCAAATAACATATCGTTCATTGGCTTATTACTTTGGTAGTGTAGACCAAACTAGATTTACATTTGAAACCGGGTCATTAGTATATGATCCATTTACAGGAAAAATCTTACAAGATTATATAAAAATATTAGAGACTAATTCACAACCTAACAGCAATTATCCATTAAGCACTCCTATTACTGCAAGTATTATTGGACAAACAGTTGAAAGTGACGGTTATGTTGATGACTTTGAAGTAGAAATAGCAAGTATAGATGTTAATAATTCCAGTATCGTAGATAATCCAGACTTCTTTAATCAAGCAACTGGATATATTCCAAATGGTACTAATATTGGAATTTATGCATTCTTTATACAAGTGCAAGATGCACTTAATTTAACACGATATGATTTGATTGACAGTACTACAGTTTGCTATCAATATGCAACACAATCACAAATTGAAGTTGTAAAATATGAATATCCAGTTGGACAACTATTTTATGCATACACAGATAATGTGTTTTACATTACTGTACAAGACCCAACAGTTACAACTCCATATTATACATTGGCACAGCAATCACAATATAGTGTTCAAACAGGTCGTCAGGGATTAAGTTTTCAATATCGCCATAATAGCAATAACACTACACGTATTGATCCAGCTACAACAAACATTATTGATTTATATGTTGTAACTCAATCGTATTATACACAATATCAAAATTATATTCAGAATAGTACAAATACTATTCCAAAACCAATTCCACCTACAATCAATGAATTGACAACTGAATATTCACAATTACAAGATTATAAAATGTTAAGTGACAGCGTGGTCGTAAATAATGTTGTTTTCAAACCATTATTTGGTCCTAAAGCTGATCCATTATTACAAGCAACAATTAAAGTTATTCCAAATGCAACTACAAATGCAAGTACGAGTGAAATTGTAAGTGCGGTGTTAACGCAAATGAATAATTACTTTAGTATTGATAATTGGAATTTTGGAGACACATTTTATTTTAGTGAGTTAAGCGCATATATTCATAGCAATATAGGTGATTATGTAAGTTCGTGTGTGTTAGTACCAAACGATCCAAATTTAACGTTTGGTGATTTGTATGAAATTCAGTCTGCACCTTATGAAATATTTGTAAATGCGGCAACTGCTAATGATATTGTTGTAATTGCCGCGCTGACCCCGGCTGAGTTACAATCAGGAAGTACATCATAATTAAAGAATTATAAAAAATATGGCAACTACAAGAGTTAGAACAATTAATTTTCTTCCAGAAATATTCCAAACACCTACAAACACACAGTTTTTAGGTGCGACATTAGACCAAATCACATCACAGCCTAACACGCAAAAGATACAAGGTTATATTGGTAGTAAGTTTGGATATGGTGTAAATCCAAATAACTATTATGTAACTGAACCAACTAAAACTAGAACAGATTATCAATTAGAACCAGGTGTTGTTTTCACTGGGGTTGATCCATCTAGCGGTGCAACTGTAGCACAAGATTTTATTAGTTATCCTGGTATTTTAGATGCATTAAAATTACAAGGTGGCATTACAGATAATAACAGTAGATTGTTTAACAGTCAATTTTATTCATGGGATCCTTTTGTTGATTTAGATAAAATTATTAATTACAATCAATATTATTGGTTGCCATCAGGTCCGCCTGCTGTTACTATTTCTACAAGTGTTATATATAATTCTGTAAACTTTTTAGTACAAAGTCAATCTGAATCATATTTGATTACTTCAAATATAGACCCTGCCGGGGCTGTAAATCCAACACTAACATTATTGCGTGGAGGAACATATACATTTACAGTAAATCAAAATAGTCAATTTTGGATACAGGGTCAACCAGGCATTACTGGTTATAGTCCAACTCAACCAAATGTACAAACACGTGATGTATATGGAGTATCAAACAATGGTGCTGATTATGGAGTAATCACATTCCAAGTACCAGAAGCCAATGCCTTAGACCAATATATATTCCCGGGAAACAATTTAGTAGATGTTGTTTGTAATGTTCCTTTTAGTCAAGTTAATGGTGCATTTGTAAACGCCTTAGGTGGCATTGATAGTGTTACTGCATTAAATGGTTTAACAGTAATGTTTTATAATACTGGCGTTGAAGATGAATATGGTTATGTAAATCAATTTTATGCACAAACTACATACGACCAAGATGGTGGTAATCCAAATCCTTATGTGTTCCCTGGTACACCTTTAGACAATGATAATTTTGAAGGTGGTTATTATACACAAGTAAATGCTACATTTTACACAATAAGTTTAATCGGAGATCCTTCAAATCCACAAATCCAATTAACGCCATCTGGTTTTATTCCAACAAATGAAAACATTACTGCAACATATGGTAATGAATATATTAACCTTAAATTCTTTAGAAATACAAATGGTACTATAGAAGAAATACCGTATAATAGTGCAATATTAGATACATTATATTATCAAGATGGCACTACTCCAAGTAAAGTGGGCATTATTAAATTAGTTGAAAACAACAATAATAATACACTAAACGTTGATACAGAAATATTAGGTAAAACTCAATATACATCGACTACAGGAATTGTTTTTACAAATGGTTTAAAGGTAACATTTCAGGGTGATATTTTCCCAACAAGTTATGCAAGTGGAGAATACTATGTACAGGGTGTTGGTACCGCTATTGAATTAATTCCTACTACTGAATTAATAAGCCCGGGCTTATTTTCAGAAGGACAATATATTCCATATGATACATTACCATATGATATTGGTAACTATGATATTACATTATACTTGCCACTACTGCAAGATTATATAACAATTGCTAGAAATTCTATTAATAGAAATGCCTGGTCACGTAGCAATCGTTGGTTCCACACAGACGTTATTACTGCAACTGCAAAATATAACAATGATCCAACTATTATTTCTACATATGCAACACAGGCTGCCAAAGCAATAAGACCTATCATTGAGTTTTATCCAAACTTACAATTGTTTGATTCAGGTACAATTGGTAAATCACCTATTGACTTTATAGATTTTAGAACAACAAATGCGTTTACTCAAGTGGCTGGGCAAACAAATTACTATCCTGATGTAGCAGGATACACAACATATAATGCAACGATTCAAGCAGTAACAGGTCCTTCAACTAAAACTGCGACACATACAACTGCATTAATAAATCAAATTACATTGAGTGATACCAATGGATTGTTTGTAAATGACACAATCACTTTTAGTGGTACAACTTTTGGTGGAATAAGCACAGGTGTTACATATTATATTACATCAATCATTGGTACTAATATTACAATTTCAACGCAAAAACAAGGTACAAACTTAACATTAACTACAGCTACTGGTACATTAAGTGCATCAATATATCCATACAGTACATTGATTACTATCCCAACTGCCGATCTGTCAGGTACATTTGGAATTGGACAATATATTACAGATTCAACATTGGTATTACCTGCAATTACGCAAATTACAAATATTGAAAAAGTTGATACCAATACTATCATTACAGTAAGTTGGTATAATCAATCAACTGTTCAAGGAACAACGGTAGCTAGTTTAGTTACAGCATATACTCAACTAAGCAATTACGCATTGTTCGATGGTGCAAGAATTGTTTTTGCAAATGACACCGATGTAAATGTAAGAAACAAAATCTATGTGTCACAATTTTCTACAACTGTAACCAATGGTGTACCAATCATTACACTAACAGAAGCAGAAGACGGATTGGTATTACCAAATGAACAAACAACAATTTATCGTGGGTATAATTATCAAGGTACAGATTTTTATTACAATGGTACAGCTTGGATAGAATGCCAACAAAAAATAAATGTAAATCAAACACCTTATTTTGATGTGTTTGATAGCAATGGAATAAGTTTTGGTGACTTAACAGTTTATCAAGGTAGCTCATTTAAGGGAAGCACACTATTTCAATATGGTGTTGGTACAGGAACAAATGACACGGTATTAGGTTTCCCAATTCAATATTCTGGTGTAGACAACATTGGTGATATATCTTTCAATGTAACATTGAATAGTGATACTTTTACCTATGTAAGTGGGTTAAGTCCTATAACTGAAAATGTTAACACTGGTTATGTATATAATTACTCTATTGACGGTACAACATATATTCGTCAATTAGGTTGGCAAACAGCAGTAAGTCCTAGCGTTCAATATCAAATTTTTGATTTTAGTGTACCTGCACTAAGTGGACTCACAGCATTTAATTGCGACATTGCTCCATTAAGTTCAACATCTGATATTCAATGGCCTAAGGTTCAAGTTTATGTAAACAATACATATTTGGATCCTGCTAATTATACATTAACAACAACTTCTGATACCACAAGCATTATTATATCTTCAGCATATATTCCGGTAACTGATTGTGTAATACAAGTTTTAATATTAAGTGACCAAGTAAGTGAAACTGCTTACTACCAAACACCTATTAATATTAATAACAATCCTTTCAACACCAATATTACAACAGCGAATGTTGGTGATATTCGTAGACAATATCAAAGTATTTTCTACAATAATCCAAATACTAGCGGTCAAATCTTTGGACCTAATAATTACCGTGATTTAGGTAATTTAGTTCCATGGGGCAATGCTATTATTCAAAATAGTGCAAGTTTAGTATTGCCTGGTGCATTTTTACGTGACCCAAATACTAATTTATTTGACTCATTACAATATAATAGTAGAGAATATATTACATTTAAAGATTTGTTAGTTTACACAATTAATAATACAAATTATAGTTATATACAAACTCCTGCTCAAATTTTAGATGATGCAATAACGCAAATATCAGCAACACATTCTTCAGATCAACCATTCTTTTGGAGTGATATGTTGCCTTGTAATGCTCCTTATATTACAAATACATATACTTTTGCAAACTCATTAGATATTAGTATCTATCCATTGAGTACAATTTATGATTTTAGTAAAGCAAATTATAGTAGCGTATTGGTATACTTAACACGCAATGGTGTTCAAACTCAATTGATACGTGGTGTTGATTATACTGTCAGCAGTACCGCACCTTCATTAACGGTAACATATGACTTGTTACAAAACGATACCATTACAATTAATGAATATAATAACACAACAGGTAGCTATGTACCTAACACACCAACTAAGTTAGGATTATACCCTGCAACAATTCCTAGCGTAACATTAGATTCAGATTACTTTCAACCAACATATTTTATTGTAGGACATGATGGTTCATATAATAAACTATATGGTAATTACGATCCAGATACAGGCGCATTAGATGATTTCAGAGACCAAGCGTTATTAGAGTATGAAACACGTGTATACAATAACTTAAAACTAAGCAACGTTATACCAATTACACAATATGAAGTAGTTCCCGGTTTCTTTAGAACGTTGCCATATTCATATGATGAATTTTTAGAAATCTATAGTGAAGGTTTCTTAAACTGGGTTGGTATCAATCGTATTAATTATAAAACTCAATTCTATTTGAAATCAGACCAGTTTAGTTATAATTATTCTAACAGCGCAAATAAGATAAATCAAGAACCTATCCAACAAGGTAACTTTAGAGGTTTATATTTGTATTACTATGATACAAGTACTCCAAATGAAACACCTTGGGAAATGGTAGGCTACACAACAATGCCAGGTTGGTGGACTGACCGTTATGGTCCCGCACCATATACAAGTGATAACTTGGTGTTATGGAACGACATGGCTCAAGGTATAGATTACAATAATGGTAATCCATTTATTAATCCTCTTTATGTTCGTGATGGTTTGTTAAGTGTTTTACCAGTAGATAGTCAAGGTAATTTGTTATCACCGTTTGATTCTATTATGGGTAATTACAATCATTTTACTTTCCAAAATGACTGGGTAGTAGGTGACAGTGGTCCTGCAGAATTTTCTTATCGCAGAAGTAGCACATGGCCATTTGATTTAATGCGCTTGTATGCATTATTCAAACCTGCAGAGTTCTTTAACTTGGGTGTTGACGTTGACAATTACAAATACAATGCAGAGTTTAATCAATTCTTAATCAATGATAGAAGTCATTTAGATATACAAAACATACCTGTGTATGGTAGTGGCACACCTGCAACTAGTTACATCAATTGGATTGTTGATTACGAAAAACAATTAGGTGTAGATGCAACAACACAGATTACAAACCTATTCAGTAACTTAGATGTTCGTTTGGTATATAGACTAGCTGGCTTTAGTGACCAGTCATTATTGAATTTCTATTTAGAAAAGAGTTCTGCAAACAGTAACAACAGTTCATTATTAATTCCTAATGAAAACTATTCTGTACTATTATACGAGAACACACCTTTCACAACTTTAGTCTATAGTGGCGTAGTTGTGCAAATAACTCAAAACGGTTATAAGGTATACGGAAACAGTCAAAACGATGCATATTTCAGAGTTTACCTGCCAAATACAAGTTCAAAATATACAGTAAGTACAGTAGAAAATTTGTCAGTAAAAGTATACTCACAATTTTACAATGATGTGGTGTTAGTTCCATATGGTACTGAATTTTATTCTGCACAAGAAGTAGCATCATTTATCAGTGGTTATAGTGCATATCTTATTGAACAAGGTATGATTTATGAATCAGTAGAAAATGGCGTCCCGGTAACATGGAATCAAATGATTGCTGAATTCTTATATTGGGCACAAATGGGATGGGACTTGGGAGTTATAACAACACTAAATCCTGCTGCCTCACAATTAACAATTGATAAAGATAGTTATGTAGTACAGCCATTATCGGTACAAGAACAAAACTTTGTATTGAATCAAAACTTATACCCAATAAAGAATATTGATTTGTCAATATTCCGTAATGGTACATTGTTTAATGTAGCTCCGCAAAATCAAGGTGACTCAATTAGTTATGGACAATTTAATATCAGTAACATTGAGCATGGTATTGTATTTGATAATGTAACACAATTTAATGACATCATTTATAATTTGATTACAGGTTTACGTCAAAATAGAATTTATGTGCGTGGTGTAAAAACTGCTGATTGGAACGGTACATTAGATGCTAATGGATTTATATTAAATCAAGATAATATTTTACCATGGGACCCAACTGTCAAATATACTGCTGGTAGTATTGTTACATACAAAAACAAATATTGGTTTGCACTAGATATTGTTCAACCAAATCCAACGTTTATAGAAAAGAGTTGGAAAGTTACTAACTATAATGAAGTACAAAAAGGTTTATTACCAAATGGACAAACACGTGCATATGAATCTACCTTGTACTATGACACATACAGAAACAATTTAGATGAAGATGCTAACTTATTAAGTTACAGTTTGATTGGATATCGTCCTAGAAATTACCTAGCAACAGTTGACTTAACTGATATTACACAAATCAATGTTTATAAAAACATGATTAAAGAAAAGGGTACAATAAATGCTCTTAACGCATTTAAGGGCGCTAATTTGCCACAGGGTGGTATTGATTACACAATCTATGAAAATTGGGCCATATTGTCAGGGCAATTTGGTGGAACATTAAACAACAATTACGTAGAATTTATTTTACAACAAAATCAATTAACAGGTAACCCAAGTATTGTTGGGTTAACAAATGGTGTATATACTGACGGGGTACAACAAGAAGTTCCGTTGTATCAATTGGTTAACTACTCAGAAACAATTACACAGCCTAATATACTACCTACAATTTCAACAACAACACCTAGTACAGTATACCCAACTGCAGGTTATGTTAATTTTGATGACGTAAAAATGGCAAGCTATTACTATTCAGGATTAGCTACTGCTAAAAATAGTTTTGGAACAGTAGTACCATTAAGTAATTTTTACGTTGGTGACTATGCATGGATAGCAAATTACTTAAGTGATTGGGACGTATTTACACCTGCAAGTTTAGGTCCTATTGTTAATGCTAAAAATAATTTAAATGGTACAGTAACGATTACATTTGTACAACCACACAACTTAACAAAAAATCAAATTTTTGCAATCGTTAATTTTAATACACAAATCAACAATTACTATATTGTTGCTGGTGTTGTTGATGCAAATAGAGTATTGATTAATTTATCATTAAATCCACAACTAACAAATGTCACAGGGTTAGGTGTTGGTTTTATGTTTGACAGTCAACGTGTTGCAACAGCACCTGAGATTGCAGAACTACCATCACTACTTAACAACGAATTCAACCAGCTGTTAGTTTGGACAGACGCAAATACCAATGGTGGTTGGGCGGTATATCAAAAATCGTTGAATTACACCTATGATGCTGAAATATTGTTACCAGCAAGTGAAACATTTGGTTCTGCCGTTGCATACGCATATAATTTAGGATATATGATTGCTGATGCGGGTGCAGGTAAAGTTTATAGATATCAATATAATAGTGTATATCAGGCATATGAAATCACACAAACATTGACGCAGAATACTTCTTTTGGTACTACAATTGCCTATACTGGAAACACATTTATTATATCAGAACCAACAGGTAACGTTTATGTTTATGAATTGATTCAAACAGCATTGGTAAATTCACTTGAATTACAACAAACTATTCCGGCTCCTGCTGGTGGCAGTATATGGGGTAAAGGTCTTGCAATATCAGGTGATGCAAATTGGTTATACATTAGTGATACCGCAAACAATAATGTTTATGTATATCGTAAATCAGCAATCACATATCTATATGAATTAATGGAAACATTAAGTGTAGCCGGTATTAATTCAAATGCAGAATTTGGATATTCAATTGCAACAGATTATTACGGAGATACAGTAACAATTGGAGCTCCTTATACAAACTATGATGCCAATACTGCTAGTTATGGTTATGCATTCTTGTTCAATAGAACAGTTCAAATGTTTGAAGCTACTAATCCAAGTCAACTTTTTGTTCCTCAACCATTTACATTGGCATGGACACCTACAACTACTACAGTAACAGCATCTAGTTATAGTGGAAACGCATTGGTGTTGAATACTGTTGTTGGTGTATATGTTAATTTACCATTTATTATTACAGGTACACCATTTGGTGGTTTAGCAGTAAACACAGTTTATTATGTAAAATCAATTAGCGGAAACAACATCACAGTATCATTGACCAGAGGTGGCCCGGCGTTTACATTAGCCGGCGCAACAACAGGCTCAATGAATTTGGTTATACAAAATTCACCATTGTATGTTACTGTCAATGGAACATTGATACCTGATAGCATGTACGCAGTATTAGGCTCAACATTTAACATATATAGTAACTCGACCCCAACACTTAATTATGGAGATTTGATAAACATCAGTAGTATTAATTTTGTATTGGCACAAACATTTACCGATGAAATGACACCAAGAGTTGGGGTAGAATTTGGTACAAGTATTGCTACAAATAATTTTGCAAATGAAATATTGATTGGTGCACCATTTGAATTAAGCCCTGAAAATCATGAAGGTGCTGTTCATAGATTTACCAATAGTGGTGAAAAATATGGTATGATTGTTGGTGCCTATGCAACAAACGTAACACAAAATCATACTATATTATTGAATGGATATGCAGTTAATTTAAAACCTGGCAACGCAACAGTTATCAGTCAGCTTATTAACAATGCAAAAATAACAAACATTACCTCAACCGCAGTTGATGGCATATTAATGATTCAATTGATTGATGTATCATTAGGTGTTTCAAACAACAAATTATCATTGACGGTATTAGACAGTACAGTATTAGCTGAATTAGGAATTGAATTATATACTGAAACACAAGTTATCCAATGCCCACATACAGCAGGTGCCACACAGTTTGGTACTGTAGTTAAGTTTAACGAATTTGGTACAAGTATAGTTGTTAGTGCTCCTGCAGGTACACGCTATTCTGCAACAACATTTGATGCTACCCCTCAAAATAACGTAGATTTAGATACTATCTTTGACAACAACGCAACACAATTTATTGATACATTCAATAATGCTGGTGCTGTTTATATGTTTGATTATTTAGGTGCATATAATGAAAGCATAACAGCTCCTGGACTATTTGCATATGCACAAAGTACAAATGCATTGAATATTGATTATGGTTCACAACCTTTATACGGTACTGCACTAGACTATAATAACAATGTGGTTACTATTGGTACTCCTAAATTTAGCCCTACAACTTATGCAAATGACACAAACGGTCAGGTGGTTACATATGTAAACAGCAGTACAAGCAATGACTGGGCTGTGTATAGAACATCATGTCCTGTTGTAGATGTTAATAACATTGGACCTATCTTAATTTATAGCGCAAAAACAAATAACACATTAATTAATTTAGATTATTTTGATCCATTGCAAGGTAAATTATTAGGTGCAGTAAGAGAAAACATAGACATTATCAGTAATGTTGATCCTGCAACTTATAATTCTGTGGGTACAACAGTTGGTGGGAAAGTTTGGGGAGCAGAAAATCTTGGTAAACTTTGGTTTGATACAAGTAATGTTCGGTTTTTAAATTACCATCAAAATGATGTAGTATACAATAGCCAATATTGGGGCGCTGTATTCCCTGGAAGTGACGTTGCAATATATTCATGGGTAGCAAGTAACGTGCCACCTAACCAATATTCAGGTCCTGGAACTGCTTATAGTATAGATTCATTTGTGGTTACGCCAATCATTAATGAACAGGGTGCAATTGTTCCTATATATTATTTCTGGGCTAGAAACACAAATATAGTAAATCAAGAACAGGGAAAAACATTAGCCGATTCTACATTGCAAAGTTATATTGCACAGCCTCAGGCTAGTGGTATAAGCTATTTTTCACCATTATTACAAAATGTATTTGCATTATATAACTGTAGTGACTACATAAACAATACAGACTCTGTACTACATATTGGTTACTCATCAGGTGGCGGTAATGATGTTGCACATACGCAATACACACTAATACAAGATGGAAACAAAGACAGTTTCTTGCCTGGCTTACCAAGCACAAGCGTATACAACTTAAGAGGATCAGTAACATCAACACAACCAACTGGTTTGTATGCTAGAATGTTAGACAGTTTGTCTGGTACAAATGTTACTGGAGCCGTTGTTCCTGATCCTAGGTTACCTCCCCCAGTTCGCACAGGTGTACTAACAAGACCCCGTCAAAGTTTCTTCTATGACAGATTGGGAGCATTGGATAACTATATTACTGGTGCAAATGCATTATTGATTCAATATCCTTTCAATGAAATTGCCAATAGTGTTTTCTTGTATGAAGTTGGTCCAATTAATCCTTCAACTGGATTACCTTTCTACAATGTTGCAAATTATGTAAATTCTGTTAATTGGTGGGCTCCTGGCTACAATGACAATACAAGAGCAAGTGTGCAAGTACCTATCTATGCAGATTTATCAACTCTTAATGTTCCTGTAGGAACTATTGCAAGTGTGTTGAAAAACGGAAACGGTTTCCAAGAAACATATGTATTAGATGCTACCTTAGGATGGGTACGTATTGGTTTACAGTATGGTACTGTTCAAATCAGTAGTGCAATATATGATTATGCAAACAACGCCATTGGATTTGGTAACAACTATTTTGACACAGCACCATATGATACATATCCTAGCGAAGAAACTAGATATATTATACGTTCATTGAATGAAGAACTTCCTGACAATTTATTAGTAGAGAGAAACGTAGGTTTAATATTATTATTCAATTATATCCAAGCTGAAACAGTACAAAATCAAAACTTTTTACCATGGTTGAACAAAACATCATTGGTTGATGTTACACATACTGTGCGTGAATTGTTACCATTAGAAGTTTTCCAAAGTGATAATGAAATATTCTTAGAAGGATATTTAAACGAGGTAAAACCATACCATGTTCTTATCAAAGATTTCTTATTTGCGTATACAGGTACTGACGTATTTGAGGGTGATATTACTGACTTTGATTTACCTGCTCAATGGAATTCAAGTGTTCAACAATTTATAACTCCTGAATTGGTATACAATAATGCCAGCGGTGATAATCAATATTTACCCACAGATTCAATATGGCAAGAAACAAGTTATAATCAGTGGTTTAATAATTATGGATTAAGTATTGTTGGACAAGATAATTATTTAATATCCACGTTGCAATCGTATATGGCGGTTAATACAACATCTTGTTATGTTGACAATGTAACCGGATTTCCGGTCAACGGTACTATAACTATTGATAATGAACAAATTGGATATTCTGATTTGAATATTGCTACAAATCAATTATTGGGATTATCACGTGGATTGAACAACAGTGGTGCTAGTCAACATCTACCTGGTTCAAAAATTTACATTAATTTACCAGCAGTATTGGTATTGAACAGCGGTAGGGGTTACAGTAATCCTCCGCAGATTAGAGCATACATTGATACATCAATATACCCTGCTCCAAGAGTTCCTGCATCATTTACTGCAATTATGAATTTGGATCGTGTGATTGGGGTGACAGTTAATAATCCAGGTGAAGGTTATGCAATATTACCTAGCATTAGTATTGATCCTGCACTTGTTGTAAGCGTTAACAGCAGTCAAGTTAATACAACTAATAACACAATTGATTTACAATCACCATTGCTACAATCAGGTGACTTAATCATATATGAACCAGAAACAGGGTCAGAACCAATTGAAGGTTTAATTCCTAGTGAAAGATATTATGTTAACGTATTGGAATCATATCCAAATATAACGTTTGCGTTATATGAATCATACTTGAATTGTGTAAACGACAACAATCGTGTGAAATTAAATTCGCAAGGTACTGGATATCAGAATTTTAGTGTAGGTGCTGTTGCAAGTTGCGTAACTAGTGCTATACCAGTTAGAGAAAATAACATAACATTAAAATTTGATAGAACAACGTATAACAGTCAAGTTATTGATTGGCAACCAGGTGGGTATTACGGTGCATTCTATGCAGGTTCATATTCAAATAGTGAATTGGTTTCAAGTTCAAGTATTTTATTAGATAATGCTCAACCTAATATTGCTAATATACTTGCTAGTGCCCAAGGCGCGCCTTTTGAAATATTAGCTGTAGAAAATCAACAAACATTAGTTTGGTCTTCACTATCTAGAAATACTGTACAAACATATGGTTCTGGATCGTCATATCCAAATACAATTCGTATAACAGCAAGTACTGGTGGTAATCCTGTTACTCCAACTCTTGGTGCTACACTTGGTTTTTACGTAGGTATGCCAATACAATTTATTGGAGAAGCAGTTGGTAATTTAAGTAATTATACAACATATTATGTAAAATCATTGGTACAGCTTCCTAATTTAACAACAGGTGTCTTAGAGGCAACAGGCTTTACTGTTTCAACTTCAATAGATGGTAATGGAAACCCTGGCTCAACATTTGCACTAACATCTGCTACTGTGCCAACAGCGGGATTATTAGCTTATCCTGGTGAAGTTACAAATCAAGCAATATTAACAATCAACTATGATGGCATCAGAAATACAACAGCTACTACTGCTGGAACTAATTATGTTACAGTAGAGTTAACACCAACAGGTCAAAATGGAACAACAAACTTCTATGTTGGTCTTCCAATATTCTTTACAGGTGATGTGTTTGGTGGAATTGTTGCTAATGAAATTTATTATGTAACAACTGTAGTTGATCCACAGACATTTACAATGTCTACAAGTGCTGACCCATTAATGGTAAACGTTACGGCAACATCTTCAAGCAACAACGCAATCACTTGCGATAGTACGTTGGGCTTGTCTGTAAATACACCTATTATATTTACTGGAACTGCTGTGGGTAATCTGCAAACAGGTATTACTTATTATGTAAGCCAGTTATTTTCTGGGACAAAGAACACTCAATTTTCTGTGTCATTAAGTATCAACGGCCCTGTAGTAACATTAACTACTGCAACTGCACCACTAGATCCTGTATTTGGCACATCACTTCTTACATTTACAAGCCAAGCTAATACATTAAAATTAACTAATGGTACTGGCTCAATGACGTTGAATGTTAATTTAAGTATTAATCCTGGACAAATTCAAGGACAACAATTTACAGCATATAATACTTCAGGTGTGTATACCGGTGTAAATGGTACATTAAACACATCTAGTTTATTGAACATAAATCTTACAGCTACATTGGCAACAGTTAATAGAGTTTGCTTGAGTCAAACTGGACCTGGAATAACCAACATTTATACTAACATGCAATTTAATGTTAGTGGTAATATTGGTGGATTAACTACTGGAACAGAATACACAGTCGTAAACACTGGAGTAACTTCAGTTCAGGTGTTAAGCACTAGTAGCACTGGAAATTGGTTAACAGTTAATGGTACTAATTCAACTGATGTATTATATGTTGGCATGCCGATATACTTCTCAGGAACATCATTAGGTAATGTTTTATTAAATGTAATTTACTATGTACATAGCATTGATAATAGCCCTCCAAGCGGTGAAGGAAGATTTACTATAGCTACTTCAGTTGGAAGCTCATTACCGTTATCAGTATCTAACGATACAGGTAGTATGACTGGTACAGGTGACCCATATGTTGTGTTAAGCAACACTTTAACAAATGCAACAACTAATACAATTTCATTAACACAATATATTAATCCAAGTAACTATGCAAGTTTTGACGTTAGTTATATTTTAGGTGGATACAATGTGGCATTTTCAAGTGCAGGTGTTGGATACGCAATAAACAATACCATTGTAATACCTGGTACTTCAGTAGGAGGAACTACACCGGCAAATGATTTAACATTAACTGTGTCCGCAATTAATAGTACAGGTGGTATTACTGGAACTATTGCAACAGGTGTAACACCTGGATTGGACAACAAATATTATGTAGATGTAGTAGACGTAAATCAAATTGCACTATACAGCGATCCTAACTTGAAGGTATCAGTGAGTGGACAAAACTTACCATATAAAGGAATAACAAGTACAACTGCAACACAAACTGCAACCACTGGTAATGTTATTACTGTTGTAAGCAATACTGAATTTAATATCAATGATCCTGTTGTGTTTACGGGAACTGTATTTGGCGGTATAACAATTGGTCAAACATATTATATTCTAACTAAACCTACATCAACGACTATAACTATTAGTACAAGTATCGGTGGTAGTGCATTTACAATTACAACAAATGCAACTGGATCAATGACAATGGCTAAGTCAGGTGATTACTTATTATTACCAGAACCATTCTATTTTAACAGTAGTATTGTTAAGTACAATAATAATGTTTACCAATGTATTGTAAGTAATAATGATGCTGACTTCATTTTTGGTAAATGGGAATTATTAACTTCAGGTTCAAGTAAACTTAATGCGCTTGATAGAATTATTGGTTACTATCAACCAACTGTTGACATGCCAGGTGTAGATTTAACACAATTGGTAACAGGTATTACTTATCCAAATAGTACGTATTTAGGTAATGCATTTGCACCGGCTGATAATTATCCGTTAGATACTATCTTACAAGACCAACCATTTTACCCAACTGGCATTAATTTATCAGCAGTATTATATAACAACCATGCTTATATCGCAACAAGTGATTCGGGTAACAACTCATCAATTAATGCTAGTGTTGACGGAGTAACATGGTCTAGCCTACAGTTAGCTAATACACCAATTGGTTTATATGACATTATATATGTTGATGGTGAATATGTACTAACAGGAAACAATAGTGCTACTCCAATATTAATAAGTATTGATGGCACAACCTTTAGTACTCCATCAACTGTAGTACCTTCAACTGGATTAAGCAGTATTGCATATGCAAATGGTTTATATGTTGCAGTAGGAAAAAATATTGTTACTGCAACAGATATTAATGATTGGAAACAACGTTATGAATTTACTGGCACATTAGAAAATAATTTGACAGGAGTAACATATGCAAACACAGCAGGATTCACTGGATTTATTGCTGTTGGTTCAGGGCAAGTTTCAACTAATTTAGTTATCAATAATGTCGCAATTATTTTCTCTAGTAGAGATGGTATATCATGGAGTCCATTAACCTTTACTACTCAATATGGACTTAATTCTGTTGCAAGTAATATTGATACTATAGTTGCTGTTGGCCAAGGCGGTAGCATTTATACTACATTTAACACGTATACTTGGTTTGTACAAACATCAGGTACAACTGAAAATTTAAACAAAATTATATGGGACAACATTAATAATAGATTTGTGGCTGTAGGTGATAATGGTGCCATAGTGTACGGAACAGTTGACGGTACAACTTGGACTACACAAACTTCAGGCACAACGCAAAACTTAAGAAGTGTTACATACAATAGTGATACTAATGAATATCTTGTTGTAGGAGATAACAACACGGTATTACAGGGTAACACATCTGGTTGGACAATAGGTAGTATATTTAGAAATCCACCTACTGTATACGATGTACAAGGTGACTCATTTACTAGTGGTTATGGTCCAGAAGAATTGGTACCTGGTGTGGTAAGCGACACATTAACAATGACAGTAGCTACACGTCCTGGTACAAACTGGGACGCCACAGTATATCAAAACCTAGGTTATGGCACTAAATCAATTGAGATACAGGCAACTAGCGGTACTCAAACTGAATATAGTTTTGCAAGTATAGCTACAACTCCAAGCGAATTAGCTGTATATGTTACAAGTTATACGACTGGTTTAAGCACAAGAGTTTACGAAGAAAACGGATTCTATACCGTTGATTGGGTAAATCAATTAATCATATTGACAAACTCATTGTCATTTACAAGCCCTGGCAACGCAGATTCATTACGTATTGATTTGTATGAAACTGGTAACGGTGACCAATTGGTTAAATCTAGTACGAGTAACAATCCAATTAGAACAAACGAAACTACTGGCTTCCAAGAAATTTACTTAAATGCAAATTATAGTGCAAGTATCTATCAAGGTTCAGGGGTTATCAGACCAGGATCACAACCCTACATTGCAACTGCAACACATACTGATTCAACCACAAATCAAATAACGCTTGATACAGTGGCTAATATTGCATTAAACAACGTAATAACTTTTGAAGGAACTGTGTTTGGTGGTGTTGCAATAGAAACTCCTTATTACGTAAAAACAATTGATGACATATCAAATAGAATTACTATATCAACAAGTATCAATCTTTCTACAGGTACAGCAGGTGTTACTTTTGATTTAACTACAGCAAGTGGTAGCATGAAAGCTATCTCTCAAAATGGTGATGGTGTTGTTTGGACTCCACCAGCGGTATACCATAATGGTAATTTATTAGTATTGGGTGAATCTGGTATAGTTACAAATACACTTTCTTTTGATAATTTAATAATTGTTAATTCAACATATAACTTTGTACCCAATATGCCAATTACGTTTGGTCCCGGTATTTTTGGTGGAATTACTCCATACATAACATACTACGTTAAACAAATATTAGGATACGATAGAATCACCATTAGTGAGACTGCAGGTGGTCCAGTATTTGTTGTGTCAACTGAATCAGGTGTAGCAACTTATATATCTAACGACTTTGCATTAGGTATAGCAGATAATGGAATTAACGCTAAGATTATTCTTGCACAAACATACAACACAGCAGTAGATTATATTAGCTATACTGTATTGGGACAAACATCTCCTATACAATATGGTTACACAATACCACAAACACAAGTGTTCTTTGGTAATGCATCTAAATCAACATTTAATTTGGTAAACTATTGCGGTGGTGACAATCCAAACAATGCAATTGTAGAGATTAATGGCTTACGTCAAACAATAGGATTATATTCAATTAATAGTTCAACAAATACTATTTTGTTCTATACTCCGCCCCTATTAAACTCAACGGTAGCAGTTACTACATATAACTTAACTGACCGTCAATATTTAAATACTCAATATGGTATCACTGGAAGTCCTGGCTCAGTATTTGTTGAAGTTGTAGTTGGTGCTACTGTAAATACATTGGCTACATACGATGAAAATAGCCCAAATACATATACATATGATGAAAATAATCCACAAATTGTAACATATGACGAACAATTTAATTACTTACATTTGAGTACAGGTACTACGGCAGATTTAACTGTCAACAGCCCAATCGTGTTTTCATCACCTACATTTGGTGGAATTATCGCCGGACAAGTTTACTATATTCTTCAAATATTAAATTCTACAGACTTTACTATTTCAACTCAAGTTGGTGGTGCTGTGTTCCCAGTTACTAGTGATACTGGTACAATGAACGGTTCATTGAATGGTTTAACTGTGGCTAATATTGTTAATATCGACAATGCCATTACCCCTGCAAGTTCAACAGTATTAGTATCTCAAACAATTTCCGGAACAAATGCAATTGTTTATAATGCGACACACCCAGTGGTACCGGGACAATTTATTATATTCAAAGCTCAAACGCCTGGCACATATGGGGGAATCAGTACAACTGGTGAATACTATATTGTAGGCACAATTATTGACGATACAAGTTTTACAATCACAGACCAATATGGTACAACAATTCAATTGACTGATTATAGTACAGGAACTATTGTTGGATATGCAGGAGGTCAGCCAGCTATTCGTGTGACAACTGGAATTGACCATAATTTAGCTGAAAACTCATTGATACGTATAGATGGTACTGTTGGTTCCGTACAATTGAATAATAATGTATTTTATGCTAAAATAGTTACAAGTAAAATTATTGATTTGTATCTACAAGCATATACTCCAACATTAAATGCCCCTAACTTCCCTGTAACTAATTGTTCAACATACATAGGTGATGGTTATGTTTGGTTAGATAGAGTGTTCACACTTTCAAACACAAACACAACAGCAACAAATTCTACTGGTAATAGAATAACAGTGGTAAGCACACAAGGATTAATACCTAATACTCCTGTATACTTTACTACTGTAAATTCAACTTTTGGTGACAATATTTTAGGTGGTATTCAAGCTGACGTAGAATACTATGTTTATGAAGTAAGTCCTATTACAACTGCAGGAAACTTTATTATTGGAAATCAATATACGATTGTAACATTAGGTACTACTAATTTCACCGCAGTTGGCGCAAGTTCTAACACAATTGGCGTTACATTCATTGCAACAGGTTATGGTAGTGGAACAGGAACTGCCACAGCAGACCAAGAATTTACAATTAGCACAAAGCAATATCCAAATCAAAGTGAGTTTGTATTAACAACTGATACAGGTAAAGTGTTTGTGTCACAATTTGTACAAATTAACGTAGATAGATTATGGGTAACAATAAACGGGTATCGTGTTCCTTCAAGTAAGTTAATACTAAACCCATATAACGATTTAAGCATATTAACTACAATTCAAACAGGTGATGAGGTTATTATTACAAGTATGATGCCAAGTGCTACACCAAACGAAGAAGTTTATTTGTTAAACGTGTCTGCTTCAAATCAAGGAAATGTTTTCAGAACTAATGGAAATAATAGAACTTGGTTAACACAACCATTGCAATACACGGATAGTATAATACATTTTAATGATGTTAAAAAAATTACAAACAGTATTGTACAAAATGCAACTTGCCCTGCGGCCGCAACTGACGGGGACTATTATATTGGTTTAAGTGCTAATAAAAATGACATCTGTTACATATATGTCTATAACAACACTACAGGAGTAGAGTTAAATCAAACTAGTTACAAAACTGTAATTGTTGATACAGCTCCTATATTGCAGATAAACAGCCAAGTGTCTATTGGTGACTCATTAACTATTACAGTGGGTATTGGTAGATTAGTGTTTATTAACGGAGAACAGATTGGATTTGAGTACTGTGATTTAAATACCAACACAGTCACTGGATTATCTAGGGGAACAAATGGTACTGGAGAACAAAATTACATACCAGTATACACTCCTGTGTATGGAATAAACACAACTAACATGATGACAGATGTTTTATATCATGAAACATGGAATCCTATCCCAGGATATTATGACACAGTTAACGGTGATCCGTTACAGATTGCATATACTCAGGGCGCAGATTTCCTAAGAGGCGGTATAAATTAATGATAAATAAATATATGAACGAAAACCTAAACAAAAAAGAAGAAAAACCCGTAGAAAAGCCCCAAAAAAAGCCAAATGAAATTGGCGGGTTCTATTTTTCTTCTGGGGTTAAAATAACTGATCCAAACACAAAAGAAGTTCTAGTACACATGCGAGGCGATTAATTAATGTCAGTAATACAATTATCATATAAAGTAGAAGGCTTTCTAAAAGTATACGATCCTAACAACGGAGAAGTATTTGTGGAAAAGAAAAATGCCATTAATTATGAAAATATGTCAGAATCAATTGCTAACACATTAAGTAATCGTGGTTATGGTCAGATTTATGAAATGGCTTTTGGAAACGGTGGTGCAAGTGTAAGTGAAACAGGCGTTATTACTTATTTGCCCCCTAACGTATCTGGACAAAATGCGGCATTGTACAATCAAACTTACGCAAAAATCGTAGATGATACTAGTGTTTTTAACTTGGATCCTACACGTAACAAGATGACAGTAACGCATACGACAGGTACAGTTTATACAGATATATTAGTTCAATGTTTACTAGATTACGGTGAGCCCGCAGGTCAAGCCGCATTTGATAATAGTACACAAACTGATAGTTCTTATGTTTTTGATGAATTGGGCTTGCTCTCAAATTACGGTACAGATAATAACGGTAACGTTATTACTACTTTATTAACTCATGTGATTTTTCACCCAGTACAAAAGAGTTTGAATAGACAAATTCAAATCGATTATACTGTAAGAATACAGAGTTTAACTAATTTAATAACAATTTAAGATAAATAACAGATAACGGAGTAATTAAAACATGGCATATTCGATTAATAAATTCAATGGGCAACCACTAACTACCATTGCAGACGGTACTATCAACACAAATAGTACATCACTATACGGGTTACCCGGTCGTAATTATGCTGGTTATGGTAACGTTTTAGATACAAACTTTGTTTGGCTAACTGAGAATTTTGCCAATGCAAGTCCTCCTCCTAACCCATTACAGGGCCAATTATGGTTTAATACAAATAATAACACACTAAATGTTTGCCCTACAGACTATATCACCAATGCAAATGCTTGGTTGACATTAGCACAATCAGGTAGTTCAGGAACAACAACTTTTGGCACACTACAAGTTACAGGAAATTTAACAGCAAACAATGCTACAATCACTAATGCATTGGCAGCTGACACAATTACAGTACGTTTAGCAACTGTAACAAGCAATGCAAGTATTGCAAACGCAAACGTTACAACAGGTAATATTGGATCATTATACACACAATTTATCAGTACTGGTTCACCATCTACAACAGGTAACATTGTTGGTGCTTGGACAGTTAATGGTTCAGCTTCACTAAATTCTCAGGGAGGAACCGCAGTATATATCACTGGTGGTAATTTATTGATAGGTAATGTAAATAGCCAAGGTGGCGGTAATATTGGTATTAGAACAGATAACTATTATTATGCAAATGGTACACCTGTCAGCTTTGCAGGTACCTATAATAATGGTAACGTGTATGATTATTTGACAGGTAGCAACTCAGTATCACGTTTTAGTGGTTCGATTAGCGTTGCAAGTGTCACTACAGCAAACATTACAACTGGTGGAAATACAATTGCTGGTGCGCTTACTGGTAATTTTACATTAACAACAGGTTCAAGGTTACAAGCAACATACGCTGACTTAGCAGAACGTTTTGAAGCTGACCAAGAATATGAAGTTGGTACAGTAGTTGAAATAGGCGGAGAAAAAGAAATCACCGCAGTTAAATTGGATTTAAGCGACAATGTATTTGGTGTAGTTTCAAATACAGCGGCATATTTAATGAATCAAGCCGCAGGTTCAGATAAAACCCACCCTCCTATAGCACTCGCCGGTAGAGTAGAAGTTAAAGCAATTGGTCAAGTTAAGAAGGCTGACAGATTAGTAAGTGCAGGCAATGGCATTGCACGTGCCGCAAAAGCAGGGGAAGCTACACCATTCAACTCAATAGGTCGTGCATTAGCAGACAAAACCACAGACGAAATTGGTTTGGTTCTAGCAATCGTATCAATTAAATAATAAAAGGATTAATAAAACATGTCATACGCACAATACGGAACAATTCAAGCTAGTGACTATAATGCACTAGTAGGTGGCGATCCTGTCACTACATCAGGTGCATTAAACACAGTATGGGCAACCGGCGGCTCAACCGCAGGTTATGGTCAAACTGCATTAGCAAACGTATCTGCAGGTAATTCAGTTTTTGCTAGTGATTGGGCTAACTTAGTTAATAAAACTTCTAATGCCGCTTCACATCAAGGCACAAGTATCACAGCAGTTACTGCTCCAGTTGTGGGCGGTGTTATTACTTATTTGTCAGCTATCCCTACAAACTTAACATCAATCTATTCACCTAGATTAAATGCAGCCAGTCAAGGAACCACTGTTGCTAACACAGCAACTTATGGTAGTACTTGGTCAACTGCATTGACATTTACTCACACAATTACTTTTGCAAACGGTGATGCCGCACGGTATTTCTTTAACTCAGGTGGACAATTAAAAATTACATGTAGTAATCCAAATAATACTTCGGGTATTAACTTACTAATGAACCAATTAGCAAGTAACGTTGGTACAATTGTAATAAGCGCACCTAGTTCAGGTACAGCAACAATTGCAAGTACATCGTATAGCGGTGTTCAAAAAGTTGGTGGAGGTGGTAATTCACCAACTGTATTAACAAATAACGGATATTATGCATTAACAACAAGCAATGCTAACGTGTTTACACAAACAGCGACAGGTAGCCCTTCAGGTTATGTAAACACATTTATTCGTGTTGTTGCTAAATCAAATGGTACGCAAGGTTCACACAGTGACACAGGTAGTGTTATTACTTTATACACAATTTGGGACGAGATTCCTGGTGGCTTAACTGTTGGTACAGGTTCTGCTACAACAGTAACAGCAGTTGTTCCAGAAACAACATACTTAAGTAATACTTGGGGTACAATTACTGTAACCGGTACTGTTTCGGGTTCATAATTTTTATAATGTCTTTGTGTTAATCTATAAATACTCATAGGAGAGTATATACATGGACACAAAGACATTAATTAACGAAGCCAAAGCACGTTTCAATCATAACTCAGCCAAAGCCTATTTAAAAGACAAATACGACAGCAAACTTATTGTTGCCGAACAAAATGGTCTTTGGCGTGCTGATTTAACAACCATCAATTTTTTGAATTCAAGCAAGTCAAAAGAAGTAATTCTTATTGACACTTTTAACAATCCTGTCAAAGTAGACAGAAAAACATTGTTAGCCAAATTACAAGATACTTATACAACAGTAATGAGTGATTGGCACGATGAATGGACAGAACTAGAGAATAACAGATGAGCCAAGGGGTACTATTATTCGCCTTTAATAGTCCAAAATACAATTATTACGAAATGGCAGTGGCTACTGCTAAACGTATTAATCACTTTTTGGGACTTCCAGTTACATTGGTAACGGATGAAGAGTCATTGCCACAAAATCAAACTTATATTTTTGATAATACCATTATAACCACAGCCGATAAAACCAATAGTCGTGAATGGGGTGTGTGGATGAATAAAGGTAGATTTCGTGCTTATGACTTAAGTCCATATGATGAAACAATACTATTGGACACAGATTACATGGTTAATTCAGATAAGTTGTTAAAACTTTTTGAATTGCCAACAGATTTTTGTTGCCATGATTCTACTAGTTTTTTAATGCATCCAAACTCTGACCAAGACATGATTAGCGTATATAGTTTTAAGACTATGTGGGCAACTGTTGTAATGTTCAAAAAGACAAATCGTGCTAAACAAATATTTGAATGTTTAGAAATGATTCAATCTAATTACGACCACTATGCAACATTGCACGGTTTTATTTCTATTACATTTAGAAATGATTATGCACTAACATTAGCCGCACGTATTACCAATGGTCATACTTCTCCTACCGAAGATATTATTCCATGGAATTTGGTACACGTTGGTAAAAACACAAGTGTATACAGAAACAATGATGATGAATTCAACACAGAATATACCGTTATGTTTGATAACTGGACTAAAGGAAAAATTCGTAAAGAATATTCAATGGTTAAAGATACAGACTTTCACATGATGAACAAAGATAATTTTATGGAGCTTATAGCATGAGTAAAGGGTTTGTAATCATGGCTCAGGATACCGAGCAAACAAAATATACAAAATGTGCTGAAGCATTAAGTAAAAGCATACTACGTGTAATGCCTAATGCAAATATTACAATTATAACCAGTGATATGTTACCATATGGAGATTTAGGTGGATATCAAAATGATTGGCAAGTATATGAGGCTAGCCCATATGATGAAACAATCAAATTAGAAAGTGACATGTATATACCACGCAGTATAGAGCACTGGTGGGATATTTTGGCATTACAAGATGTTGTTGTATCAACTACAATTAGAAATTACAAACAAGAAATTTCAGATGCAAGAACCTACCGTAGATTTATTGATGATAATAAATTACCAGATGTATACAATGCCATAACATACTTTAAAAAATCTGACACAGCAAAAGCATTTTTTGAAGTTGTTAAAGATGTATTTGAAAATTGGGAAACGTATAAAGCTACACTAAGATGTAAACCGCAAGAAGAAGTTAGTACAGATTGGGCATATGCTATTGCATGTCATATTGTAGGAGTTGAAAAAACAACATTACCTTCATTTAATGAAATGAGTATGGTACACATGAAACAGTTTGTAAACAACAACCCAACTGAAAATTGGACAGACACATTTGTGTACGAATGTTTACCAAACCAAATTAGAGTGCAAACAGTATCACAACAATATCCATTTCACTATCATATTAAGAATTTTTCTGATAAAATACTGGAAAGCATAAAATGACAGTCAGATACGTAAAAGACAAAAACGCAGATTTTCTTATTGTTTGGGAACCACCTGTTATGGTGCCTCCCGAATTTAGATTATATTATGACGATAAAGGTAATGTTATTTCATATGTAGGAGATAAATCCTGCCATATTGAAGGTGGTAACTATATTGTTATCGATAAACAAACATTTGCCGAAGCCCGTCATGATATAAAAGTTATTGATGGTAGAATTTCAACAGCGAAAGCAGATGCTGTTGTTTATAAATTAATGCCAAGCAATGACGGAATCAGTTGTTATAGCGAGGATGTAAGTATCGTAGTTGACGAATCATTTAATGATAAAATGAAATGGAAACTTACTATATATGAACTCGGATGATATTATTGATGTAGCAGACTTAGATTGCATTTATCTTAGTTATGATGAACCACAGAAAGAAGAATTCTGGTTAAAGATTAAAAACATGGTACCTTGGGCCAAACGTGTTGACGGTGTCAAAGGTAGTGATGCCGCACATAAAGCCGCAGGTGAAGCCAGTGAAACAGAACGTTTTATTCTTATTGATGGCGATAATATGCCACAAGAAAATTTCTTCAACATTCAACTAGATTTTACTGATAAAGAGGAAACATTTAAAAAAGCACAGTTTCGTTGGAAAGCTATCAATGCTATCAATGGGTTACGTTATGGTAACGGTGGTATGAGTAGTTGGACAAAAACATACGTGCGTGAAATGCAAACACATGAAAATCAAACAGAAGGTGATATAACACGTATTGCTGATTTTTGTTTAGATAGTAAAGATAATCTATACTGGGCTATGCATGATTGTTATTCAACTACATATCCAAATCAAACTCCCTTCCAAGCATGGCGTGCTGGATTCCGTGAAGGTGTTAAGATGTGTTTAGACAAAGGTGCGGTACCCTCAGTAGATGTATTCAAAGAAACTGTAGCCATGCGTAATATGAATAATCTAACAATTTGGCATAACATTGGATTAGATGCCGAAAACGGAGAATGGGCAATCATGGGCGCACGTATGGGAACGTACATGACAATGCTGACTGACTGGAATCATATTGAAGTTCAATGGTTTGATAACTATCTTGCAATGTGGGAAAATGTTAAAAATGAAGATCCATTACAGTTAATTAAAAAGTACGGAGATGATTTAAGTGCTAAGTTAGGTTTACCTATGTGTATGCATACCGCAGAACAAAGTAAGTTTTTCAAACGCCACTATAAAGCAGATGCACGTAATTTAGGACCATTGGTAACAGAAATGGAAGTCATTCGCAGAATCGAAGGTTGGTGATATGGATTCTAAAAATGTGCTAAACTCTCAACTATTTGATTTAAACAAAAAAGGCACAATAATTATTGGAACTATGCGTTCTGGTTCTAATTTTCTACGTGCATTAGTAGGTTCTAGACTAGCAGAGAGTAATATTCCTTATAATGATAATGGTGAGTATTTTACAGATAGATTTGATGTGGAAGGCACCGACGATGAATATTCATATTTCAACATGGTTGAAAAACTACAAAAAGTAACAGCTAATAACGATAGTTATAGTGTTGGCACAATTGTCTATACAGAATTAGATATGATTTCATGCAATCCTAGTAGTTTTAAATGGTATAATGATAACTATCATTTAATTAAATTGTATAGAAGAAACTATATAAATCATTTTATGTCACATTGTATTTTTTTGCATACCAATCGACAATACAAATATGATACTTTTTCGCAACTTGGTATGCCTTTACCAGTTAAGTATGATATACGTGAAATTAATAATTTTATAAAGAAAATTCTAGAACTTAATAGATTTCCTTGCGACAATACACTGGTGTATGAAGACATAGAACCTGTGCCAATCGGTGAAGTGGTAAAAAATATATACAATATAACTCCTAAAGAATTTTTTGCTGATTATGATAAGTTAGTAGAAATGTTTAATTTATTGGAATACAATGTCGGGTGAGTACGACCAATATGCTAGAGACATGCGTGACCGCTTGAATGCGGTCAGTCCATCACTATGTCTCGCAAAATGGCAACAAGTTTCAATACACTTGCCAAGTGGATTAACACAAAGCTGTTACCATCCTCCTACGCATAAGATTCCACTAGAGTTATTAAAAGATAATCCTAGTGTATTACACAATACACCTATCAAAATACATGAACGCAAACAAATGCTCAACGGTGAAAGACCTGAGGGTTGTAGTTACTGTTGGAAAGTAGAAGATGCACAAAGTGATGACCCCAAAGGTCACATGAGTGATAGACATTATCGCAGTAGTGAGTGGTGGAACGCACCAACATTTGACGAAGTAACAACAAATAGTTTTGACTATAATGTTACCCCTCGCTATGTAGAGGTTAATTTTAATCAAGCATGTAATTTCAAGTGCATGTATTGCAGTCCTCACCTAAGCACAAGTTGGGAAGAAGAAGTTAAAAAACATGGTGGGTATAAATTATCTGACATGACACACAACAACTTAGAGCATTTGGAGAAAAAGGGACTAATGCCACTTAAGGTTGCGGCTAAAGATAATCCATATGTTGAAGCATTTTGGCAATGGTTTCCTGAGATTTATCGTAAGTTACGTGTTTTTAGAATGACCGGCGGTGAACCACTCATGGACAAAAACACATTTAAAGTATTAGACTATGTAAATGAAAACCCACATGGTCAACTTGAATTAAGTATAACAAGTAACATGTGTCCTCCAGATCAAAAACTATTTGATAAGTTTTTAGAAAAAGTAAAGGCACTAGAAGAATTACGTACATATGAAGACAAGGAAAACTTTAATGAGTTCAGCGGTAATCATTGGTATGTAGACAAAGGCTTCAAGCACTTTTGGTTGTTTGTATCATTAGATGGATTTGGGGAACAAGCAGAATATATGCGTACTGGATTAGAGTTTGACAGATTGTTGAACAATGTTCGTACCTTTTTACGTGAAACAAAATACAGCACAGTTAGTTTTATCAATACATTCAACATGTTAAGCATTCCCAGCTTACATAAATTTTTAGAAATGATTTTAACACTACGTGAAGAATTTGGTGGACGTGCCCAAACTGAGTTTACAATCGCACCCGAACAAACTGAAACTGAAAAAGAAAATAATATTGTACACAAAGTTTATAAGCAAAAGAAATATCAACGTGTATTCTTTGACATACCCATTCTACGTTATCCACCATGGTTCAGCATACAAAATGCAGGAGAATATGGTATCAAAGAAGTAGAACGTTGTTTGAAATATATGGAAGACAACGTACAAGGTGAAGACTATTCGGAAACATTCGAAGGATTTAAACCCTATGAGATATTGAAAATCAAGCGAGACCTTGCTATAATGCAAGAATCTTTGCCAGCGGACCAAGTGTCACTAAATAAAACTAACTTCTACATGTTTATTAGTGAGTACGATAGACGTAGGCAAACAAATTTTATGGAAATATTTCCAGAACTAAAATGGTACTGGAGAGAATGTATTAAAGCGTATACCAAACATTAAGGAAAACACATGGCAGGTAAAAAACACACAGAAAGTTTTGCAGAGTATAAAGCACGATTGATTGATCCAATTAGTGAGAGTTATTGTGCGGCAAAATGGCTAAACGCAACTATTTGGTTGGGTAATGGTCAAACAACAAGCTGTCACCACCCATTAGGTCATCAAATTGATGCCAATGAATTGATTGAAAACCCTTCAGCAATTCATAATACTCCACATAAAAAACTTATGCGTAAAATGATGCAGGAAGGCACACGTCCACAAGAGTGTGAGTACTGCTGGAAGATTGAAGATATTGGTCGTAACAACATCAGTGACCGCGTATACAAGACTGCTGTATTTGAAGAAGAACATATTTTAAAAACTGCCAAAGCAGATTGGCAAGAAAACACAATGTTGCGTACATTAGAAATTAGTTTTGATAGAACATGCAACTTTGGTTGCAGTTATTGTAACCCTAGTTTTAGCACAACATGGGTAAAAGACATTCACAAGTATGGCCCATATCGTAACATCGATGGTGATGCCCGTAGTCACTTTGTTAATGCGGCAGACCACGCAAAGCCATTGCCTGATGAAGTTAACCCATATATTCAAGCCTTTTGGCGTTGGTGGGAACAAGAAGATGGTCTTGCAGATAACTTAGAAGAAATTCGCATTACAGGTGGGGAGCCATTAATGGCTCCGGGCGTATGGAAACTATTCGAATGGTTCAAAGCAAATCAAGAACGTGTTAAAAATCGTAAAGATGGAAAAGTTATGCGTTATGCGATTAACAGTAACTTAGTTCCTAAAGATGATATCATGGATAGATTGATTGAGTTAAGTCACTTTGTCCCGCACTTAGAAGTATACACTAGCGCAGAAAGTTTAGGCGCACATAGCGAATATATTCGTGATGGTTTCATTTGGGATAAATGGATTCATAATTTAACACGTTTACATACTGAAGGTAATATCAAAAAGACACACATTATGATGACAATCAATAGTTTGTGTTTAGCAAGTATTACTGAGTTCATGGATGAAATACTAGCATTTAAGCGTAAGCATGACACTCACTATCCAACAATGAGTTTGAACATCTTACGTTTCCCTAGCTTTCAAAGTTGCTCATTATTGCCAATGGATGTTCGTCAAAAGTACAGCGAAAAACTACAAGTATGGTTAGATGAACAAATTGCAAAAGATGAAAGAACAACAGGCGGTAGCCCAATTCTTATGCATATTGAGCGTGAGCAAACACAACGACTGATTGACTATCTTGACGTTATTAAAACTCCGCACAAAAATGTTAAAGACCCTGAGCAAAACAAACGTGACTTTAAACAATTCTACCATCAATATGATATTCGTAGAGGTAAAGACTTCCGTAATACATTCCCGCAAGAGTTTGTAGACTTTTACGATAGTATTGACACAGACTTACCAACTGAAACAGAAATCACAACAGGTCAATATAGTGATGGTACAGGGTATATTCCAATTCATCCTGCTGAAGATCCTAGTAAAGATGTGTTTGTTAACCCAGATTTACAATGACCGATAACAGATATATATGTCCATTGGCTTTTGGTGCTGTTCATTATGACATGGACAACAAAATGGGACCCTGTTCGTTAAACAACATGGTCAATGTCAAAACAATTGATGAATATCTGAAAGACGAAAAACTACAACAATTAAAATCAGACATGAAAAATGGTATTAGAAATCCATTATGTAATTCATGTTATAATTTAGAGGAGATAGACCAAAATATTGGTAGCAATAGACAATTTTGGTTGTCAAAAACTGATAAAACTATTTTTGAATCAGATAATTTTTCTCACTTAGAAGTTAGATTTTCAAACATATGCAATTCTAAATGCAGAACGTGCATACCAAATACCAGTTCACCAATTGCCACAGAAGAAAAAAAATACTTAAATTGGAAGTTTCCGGTATTACGTTATTCTGGGATAGATGAAAATTTTATATTAAATCAGTCAAAGCAAATTGCTAGTAATCTAAAAACAGTTACCTTTAGTGGAGGAGAGCCTCTACTACAATGGCAACATTGGGACTTTTTAGATTATCTTATAGAAAACAAACTAGACCCTCAGTTGTTATATTACAGTAATGCATCACTATTGACATTTAAGAACCAACACATTTTTGATAAATGGAAACATTTTAGTGATGTTATTTTTAGAGTAAGTATAGATGCAGTTGAAGATTCTGCCGAATATTGGAGACATGGAGAAAAATGGGATACAATTATTAATAACGTTAAACAAGTTAAACAATTAATGCCAAATGTTAAATTAGAGTATACAGTAACTATATCTTGGCCAAATGTTTTTCATGTAGAAAAGATAATTGATGCACTAGCTTCTTTTGATAATAAACCACAAATTAATTTTAATACAGTATACTCAGATTTGTTTAATTTGCAAGTATTACCTAAAAATATCAAAACACGTGTTGAAAAATATTTTAATAGTATTGATAAAAATAAAGTTAATATGGATACATTGAAGGGAATGGTTTTATTTATGAACAGTAAAGATAAATCAAATTTGATGACAGCGGCAATAGCAAGATTAAAAGAAGTTGATTTACGTAGGGAAGAATCATTTATTAATGCGTTTCCCGAATACAAAGAAATGGCGATAGAATATGGATACTAATAACAGAATAATCCCTATATGGGGAGATAATGCAAAGCCTGCTCCTGAAAGCAAAAACAAAGTGTTTTGCATGGCGCCATGGACACACACTTACATAAGCCCACAAAGCGAACGCAGATTATGTTGTGCCAGTCGTGAAGAACATAGCTTTCAAAAACAATATATTGACAGTAGTAATGATAGCAAGTATGGCAATGTAAAAGAAAGCGGTACTTCACTTGATGCATATAAGCCTATTAGTCTAAAAGAACATTGGAACAGTCCATACATGCGTGACATACGTGTTAAGTTAATGCGTGGCGAAGAGATTCCACAATGTGATGTATGCAACAAAAATCTATTGATGGAAGGTTATAGCTACCGCGGTTGGTTTACCGGTGCATTGTTCCGTGACAAAATACAACAAGCATTTGATAGCACAGACGATAATGGTTACACCACGATGGAACCAATTAGTTTCGATTATCGCTTTAGCAATCTATGCAATTTCAAATGTCGTATGTGCGGAGAACAATTAAGTAGCGCATGGGAAACTGAAAAGAAAACACATGATATGTGGACACCAAAGAATCAACCTTTTATGATTCCGGAAATCAAAAGTGCCATGCAAGACTTTCAAGTTAATGTTGTGGAAGCAGAATTTAAGGATGCGGTACGCAGGGGTATTGTTGAAGAAATGTATTGGGTTGGTGGTGAGCCATTGATGTATGATATACATTGGTGGACATTAGAAGAAATGCTGAATAACGGGAGTAATGAGAAATGTTACATGCGTTATAACAGTAACTTAAGTCGTGTACAATTTGGAAAGAAAAACTTATATGATTATCTTCCATTGTACAAAGACTGGATGATGTGTGCAAGTATTGATGGCACTGGTGAAATTGTTGAATACATTCGCACAGGCATTAAATGGGACAAGTGGTTAGAAAACTTCAAGCAAGGACTAGCATTACCAAATGGTAAAGACAAAATGGTTCTTGATTTAACACTAACTGCTCCAGGCATGTTTTCAATTAAAGACTTGTTTGACTTGAGTATTGAATTAGATGTTAAGATTGAAACTAAAACAACGTTTGGCTTTCACAATGATATCATGTGGACACCATTAAGTTGGCCACGTCCTATACTCAACGACATGGTAGATGATATCTTAGAGTACATTACACCACGTGCTACGTGGAAACAAGACACCTTGATTGGTAACTTAAAGGCATTAAAAGAAACACGTAAAACACATGCCGAAGAGTGGCCAGAAACATACAAACAGGGTGCTAAAAACGGTAAAGGTTGGGTAGAAAGACTAGAGCAAATTCGTGAGAATCCGTTAACCCTACGTGACATTTACAGTCGTAACCCTGAATTATTAAAATGGTGGGATAATATTTACAATGAGTGATACATTATGCGTACTACCCTGGATGCATTTGGCTACGCACCCTAACGGAGGAGCTAGCCTATGTTGCCGTAGCAATCATACAAATGCAATCAGTTGGGCAAAGAAAGATGACACACAAAGTCTAGTTATGCTTGACAATGATAGTGTTAGTGACATTATGAACAGTAAAAAGTTTATTGAAGTTCGCCAAGCTATGATAGATGGACAACGTCCTGTTGAGTGTGAAGGCTGTTGGAGTGACGAAGACAAGGGCATTAAAAGCAAACGTCAATATGAAAACGAACGTTGGGCGCACATTATACCTTTACTAGAAAAATCTGCTAAGTTACAAAACGTAGACTTGCGTTATGTAGAGTTACGATTGGGTAATGTATGTAACAATGCTTGTTTAACTTGCAACAGTTATAGCAGTAGCAAATGGTATCCTGATGAAAAGAAAATTGCTAAAGTGTTGCCTTGGTTCGAATTGCGCCCGCTTGAAAATTTCAAATGGTTTGAAAAACCCGAGTTCTATCAAGACTTAGCAGAACACAGTAAAGACGTAGAAGAAATTTACATCAATGGTGGTGAACCTACATTGATTAAAGCACACTTTGAATACTTAAAGAAATTGATATTGTTAGATGTTGCACAAAATGTACATTTGGTTTACAGCTTGAACATGATGGATATTCCCAGCAACTTAATTGCATTATGGAAAAGTTTTAAAAAGGTTACAGTCAACGCAAGTATTGATGACTTGAATGAACGCAACTATTATATTCGTTACCCAACCAAATGGGAACAGACACTTAACAGTATTAAAAAACTAAACAAACTAAAGAATGTAGACTGGCATGTTACGCAGACTGTTAGCATTTTCAATATCTATAACTTAGACAAGTTTAGCGATTGGTTAAGTAGTGAATACAACAAACACCCACATCACAATTATGTGTTATACCCAGACTACTTAAGTCTAGCAGTATTGCCCAACCATATCAAAACTGAGTTGAAAGAATACTATGCTGACAAGTTACCCGAATATCAACGCAATGATTTGTTTGCTAAACTTAACATAGAGTTTCAACCTGAACTACTAACTAAAGCCAAAGACTTTATTGTAGCAGTTGACAATGCACGTAATATAAGATATAATGATTACATACCAGAATTAGAGAAATTTTTATGATACCAATTATTCCAGATAAGATTAAAGATAGTTTTTGTTCAGCCAAATGGTTAATGGCTACCATGCACTTTGGTATGGGAGAAAATCACAGTTGCTACCACCCACCAATACATCGTTGGAACTTAGAAGATGTAAAACGTGACCCAAGCATGTTGCACAACACCGCACATAAAATTGAGCAACGTAGACAAATGATGAATGGTGAAAAACCTAACGAATGCTATTACTGTTTTGACATGGAAAAGATTAATCCAGATGTGATTAGTGATAGAAAACGTTTTACCAACGAACAATATGCTATTGAACGCAGAGAAGAAATTATCAATGCACCTTATGATAAACATATCAATCCCAGTTATTTGGAACTAAGTTTTAGTAACGTGTGTAACTTTGGTTGCAGTTATTGCAGTCCTGGACAAAGTAGTAAGTGGGAAACAGAAGTACGCAAGTATGGTAGTTACCCCATTGAAGACCCTACAGTACACAAAGACAAAATGCATGACATGTTATTAGAAGATGACAATCCATATATTGATGCATTTTGGCAGTGGTTACCAGATGCTTACAAAGACTTAAAATATCTACGCATTACAGGGGGTGAACCACTTGCAACTCGCAACTTTATGAAGTTGTTAGACTTTGTTGCAACAAATCATAACCCCAACTTAACATTGGTTGTAAACACAAACTTGTGTGTACCTGATAAGAACTTAAACATGTTCTTTGAAAAAGCAACAACATTATTAAATGCTAAAACAATCAAAGGCTTAGAAGTATATACAAGCATGGATACATGGGGCCCACAAGCTGAGTACATTCGTGATGGGTTAGATATTGAACGTTGGGAAAATACTGTACGCAAAGTAAGTACAACATTTAATGTACCTATTCGTATTATGGTAACGTTTGGGTTAATGAGTATTTTTAACTTTAAAACATTTATACAGAAAGTTATTGAACTACGCAATGATGGCATAGACATTATGTTTAATTGTGCAAGACTTGTTGACCCTAAACAGTTTGATTTAAGAATTCTCCCTGATTATTGCGATAAGTACTTTGATGATACAAATGATTTTATTAAAAACAATAATGTAACTAATGTAGAAGAAGAAACGTGGCAAATGGTTTATGACTTTTGGAAAGCACGACACGACACAATGACAACAGAAGACAGAGATTGGCGTACAGACCAGTTTAGTAAGTTTGTTAATGAGTATGACAAACGCAGAAATAAAAACTTTAACATGAATTTCCCGGAGTTATCAGGATGGATTTAACACCTTACAAAAATTGTCTAGCACTAACAAATAGTATTTTTATTGCTAATGAAGAAAAACCCTACAGACCTTGCTGTTGGTTCAAAACTTATATTGATGCAGTTGATGCAGATGATTATAGAAAACAACTAAGTGAAATGGACTTAGAGTATAATTGCGATTATTGTATCAAGCAGGATCAAGGTGGGCAATATAGTTATAGACAACAATTTGATAAACCAGACGAATTGATATTAACAGTTTCATTTGACAATATTTGTAACTTGGGTTGCATTACCTGCACTCCTTCAAATTCAACAACATTGATTAAAGAATTTTTTGTTGATTGGCCTGACGGAGTAATGGGTAAAGATAAAAAGTATTACACACGTTTGCAACAACAAGCTCCTAAGAAAGTAGATTTTGTTAAAACAACTCTAGCCAACAATACATTCAAAACAATACGTGTAGACATATTGGGCGGTGAACCATTGATTAATCCTGCTATCTTTGAATTTTTAGATTGGTTAAGCGAACAATCTTATGCAAAAAATACCATGATTAGTATTACTACAAATGGTACCACATACAGCGACAAAATACTTAAGTATTTGGATAAGTTTTCTAACGTTATCATTCAGTTAAGTATTGATGGTATTAATCAAGAGTATGAATATTTGCGATATGGAAATGATTTTACCACATTAGAAAAAGTATGTGATGAATTTTATAAATTAACTGAAACACACAGTAACTTTTTTATAGGAAGTCACTATACATTAAGCTGGATGAATTGTTTGCATTTCGCACAATACTACAATTGGGCACAACGCAGATATCCAAAATGGAATATCTATGTTAGTAAACTAGATGTACCAGAACATTTTTCAATTGATTTGTTATCCGTAGATATGAAAACACGTGTGTTCAATAAAGTTATGACCGAATTGGACACCCCAGTTAATGAAAATTATGAACGTTGCTTGTTTCTTTACAAAGAGCATATGCTATCCACAACCTATGATTCATATGACAAAGAGTTATTAAGAAGTGGAATAAATTCGTTAAATGTCTTTGATGGTAGACGTGGTAATACACATCAACCATTGGTACAAGATTTTTTACAATTTATAGGCTATAAGTAAAATGATTGATTTAACACCTTATAAAGAATGCTCTGCACATAAGCAATGGATTTTTATTGCCAATGCTAGTCAGATTGAATCAGCAAAAGTATATAAACCTTGCTGTTGGTTCAAATCTAGCATTGAAGCTAAAACACCTAATGATTTTTATTCTCAATTAGCTGAGTGTGATATTGAAACCAATTGTAAAGGATGTATTGACATGGAGAAATCAGGTCCATGGAGTCTAAGAACATCCTTTAAGGATAGCATACGTTCGGATAAAGTATTGGTTGTTACTGCATCGTTTGATAACTTATGCAATTTAAAATGCATTACATGTATACCTGAAAATAGCACACGTATTGCCGCAGAAAAACTACAAATAGAAGGTAAAGATATAAAATGGTTTAATAAAGTAATAAAGAGTCCGGCACCTGAAAAAATTGACTTTATTAAACAATTACTGGCAGAACGTGATTTTGAAGAATTTAGATTTGAAGTGTTAGGCGGTGAACCATTGATTAACCCAATGGTACTAGAGTTTATTGATTGGTTAGCAGAACAGCCTTATGCAAAGAATACTGTGATAGTTATCACAACCAATGGAACAACCAAATGTGAAAACATACAAAAATACCTAAACAAATTCAGCATGGTGGGTATTCAATTAAGTATAGACGGTACAGATAATGTATTTGAATATATTAGGTCTGGTGCAAATTATCAATCAACTAAAGAAACAATTGATTATTTTTATCAATATTATACCAATGCATCAAACATGACTTTTGGTTTTAATTATACATTGTCATGGATGAACTCTAGTAATTTCAAAGAATTTATTAATTGGATAAGTACGGATTATCCAAAATTATCAGATTTATTGGTAACTAAATTAATTGGTCCTAATTATTATTCTGTTGACATATTATCTTCTGACAACAAACGACAAATATGTGAATATGTTATTAATGGTATAAATCCCAACATAACCAACAAAACTATACTACGTGGTATAGAAATATTTAAACAACATATGGATTATTCTGTGCCAAAAGATTTTGATACACGAAAATTTGATATAGCAATAGATACTTTAAATAATATAGATATCTTAAGAAATACAACATACCAAAATGCGTTTAACCAAATAATTGAATTTATAAAACATGATTAATTTAACAGTAGAACAATTACCAAAAACATTTTGCAGTCTACCTTGGCTACAAATACATACAGAACCAGACGGAGAGATAACACCATGCTGTTATTATAATCCTGCACATACCAAAGACAATGTATTAGGCAATTGGAACAACAGTACATTGATTGATACATTTCACAATGACAAATGGAATCAGTTACGTAAGGACTTTTTAGATGGTAAAAAGCCTGAACCTTGCACTAAATGTTGGAGCGAAGAGGATAGTGGTATTGTTAGTATGCGTGAAAGATTTAATGAACGCTATTCACGATTCCCTGATGCATTAAGTCAAACCAATGCCAACAAATTAGAAGACATATTAAAGCATAGTGACACAGATGGCACAGTTGATAATGATTTAAAAATCTCAACAGTTGATTTAATCTTTAATAACTTGTGTAATTTGAAATGCCGTAGTTGTGGTACACGTTGTAGCACAGCTTGGATTCCTGATGAAATTAAATTAGGTCGTCATCATTTTACCACAAACTCAAGATTGTTAAGCAATGATTCAGAAAATGTACACACAGATTTAGAAGAACTGGTTAATATCATTGATACATATACTGAAGTACACTTTAGCGGTGGTGAGGTTATGTTGCAACAAGACCACTATGATTTCTTAAAATTATTGATTGCTAAAAACAAAACTGATGTTAAGATACGTTACAATACCAATCTTACAACATATACACTTAAAGACGATAATGCATTTGAGTTACTACAGAAGTTTGACAATGTGTTTATTGTGGGTAGTGTTGATGCAATGGGCGCAGAAGGTGAATATATACGTAAAGGTTTTGATTGGAACGTTGCACTTGAATGGATCAAGACCGCTAAAGAATATTTGCCTAATAAAGATTATGGCATCACCGCAGTATATAGTTTATTAAATTGTTACCAAGCAGTTGATTTGCATAGATACATGTGTGAGAATAAATTGTTTGATAAGTTTGGGTTTTATTTGAACACATTACATTACCCACAACATTTCAGAACCAATATATTGCCTCCTGATGTTAAACAAGAAGTAACAGAAAAAATTAAAAATCATTTAAAATGGTTAGAAGAAACACAAGAAAAGAATTTTACATATGACCAATCAATAAGTCATTGGGAAAATGCTATCATATTAATGAATAGTCAACCAAGTGATAAAGAAATGTTGAAAAAATTCTTACACGAAACTGAACTATTAGATAATGTTAGAAATGAAAAGTTCAGCGATGTATTTCCCTATATGTATGAAAAAATAACAAATTATGTCCAATCAAACGTTTGATCCATTAGCATTAGCTAAAACAAGTAAAACATTTTGTATCTTTCCATGGATTCATCAATATGTAGGTCCACCAGGTGATGTTAAACCTTGCTGTGTGTATAGCCACAATGAACAAGTGGGTAGTCTTAAAGAAAACACATTAGAAGAAATATGGAACAATGACAAAATGAAAAAAATGCGTTTAGATTTCTTAAACGGCATTGAAGAACCCAATTGTCACATATGTAACCAACGTGCGGAAATTGATTACGCACACAAGAATGAATACAACAAATTGTTTTTTGAAAAAAGCAAAGACATACAAGATATTGTAGCAAGTACTAACCCTGATGGTTCATTAGATGAACATAAATTGTATTACATTGATGTACGATTTAATAACCTATGTAATTTAAGTTGCCGTAGTTGTGCCCCTCACTATAGCACTGGATGGATATTAGACCATAGAAAACTATACAATTTGGTTGAGCGCAGAGACAAAGACGATGGATTTCAATATCCAGGTAAAACTGAAGAACAAGCATTTTTAGAAACATTACCACACTTAGCAACAGCTAAGTGCATTTACTTTGCAGGTGGTGAGCCATTGATGCAAAAAGAACACTATCAAATTTTAGATAAATTGATTGAGTTTGGCAACACAGATATTACTATCAGATACAACACAAACTTTACTAATTTCAAGTTAAAGAATTTTGATAATGTGTTAGAGTATTGGAAAAAGTTCAAAGACGTAAATGTATATGCAAGTTTAGATGGCAGTCATGAAAAAGCCGAATACTGGCGTAATGGCACAGATTGGAAACAAGTTGTAGAAAATCGTAAACGCATGATGGAACAAACTCCGCACGTTAACTTTAGTATAGCATATACATTAAGTTGGCCTAATGCATTTAACTTGGTAGAGTTTCATAGAGAATGGACTGAATTGGGATATATTCAACCTGATAAAATCATGGTTAATCCATTAGATACTCCTCCCTATTATTGTTTGAAGAATATTCCTGATTGGAAAAAGCGTGAAATTGAAATCAAACTAAATGAAAACATTGAGTGGCTAAAAACTTTTGGTAACTGCGAACATGTGGTAAGTATGTATGATACTGCAATTAAATTTATGTGGTCGGATACATCAAAATACCATGCGGGTATTGATGAAAGTCTTAGAGACTTTTGGCATATCACAACAAAACTAGATGATATTCGCAGTCAAAGTTTTTTTGATGTTTATCCAGAACATATCAATATGAAAAATTATATTATACACAACAACTTAAACGTAACATTGCAAAAAGAACAGTACAATAAAATCAAGGTATTATAATGGATGAGAAAAAACTTTTCAAGATACGTGATGAAACCAGTCCAACAATGTGTTTGGCTAAGTTCCATGAAGCAAGTATTTGGGTATACTCGGGTAAAATAGCAAGTTGTCATTATACTCCCTTTATTCAAGTGGGCAACACAGTAGATACATTTTATAATCCTGCTGAAAAACGTGAACAACAAAAGCGTATGTTAGCAGGTGAACAACCTCCTGCATGTAATAGCTGTTGGCATTATGAAAACTTAGGCTTGCGTAGTGACAGAACACGTAAAAGTTTAAGTTTCAAAGACCATCTAAGTGCAGATGATTATAAAAATCCTAACTACGTATTCAAGCCCAAAGCATTAGAATTAGCATTTCAGAATACATGTAACTTAGCATGTAGCTATTGCAGTCCGCAGTTCAGTACAGCATGGATGAATGATATTAGAAATCAAGGAGTCTATCAGGACATTACAACTGACGACCGCAGACATTATCAAAAAGATATTGCTGAGATACAACAAATGATTGACCCTCCCGATATGAATTTGTTTTGGGATTGGTTCACTACCGTTGCAGATGGACTAGAAAGCATACGTGTTAGTGGTGGCGAACCCTTAATGCATGAAGAAGTGTTTCGTGTGTTTGAAATGATGACACAAATGAACCCACACATTGAATGCGTGATACACAGTAACTTATGTCAAAAGCCCGTTGTTATGGACAGATTTTTTGACAAGATTAGTAAACTTACAAACTTACGCATGAATATCAGTAATGAAAGCGCAGGAGAAACTGCGGAGTTTATTCGTGAGGGTATGGTATATAGTGAATGGTTAGAAAATGTAGAAAGACTAGGTAACAGTACAGTTAAAGAATTTACAATCAGCACCACAGTAAGCGCAATTGCGTTACAGAGTTTGGATCAAATGTATTTGGATATTATTGACATACGTAAGCGTACCAAAGTAAAACCTTATATATCAATTAACATGGTTGACAAGCCAGACTTTCAAGGTTTTGGTTGCCTAACACGACAAGAACGTGATTTTTATATTGACAAGTATACAAAATTTTACGATAGTATTAGTAATGATTTGTTACCTGTTGAACAAGAACATTGCAACAGATTATTAACTATGTTAGATAGTGGTTTAGTGAAAGAAAATCAACAACAATTGCGTGTTGATAGTGATATCTTTTTTGAACAGTACACTAAGCGTAGAAATAAACCGGACAATTTAGCAAAATATATAGGAAAAAAATAATGGATAAGATGTATCATAAAGTGGCAAGACTGCACATTGAGTTATCAAGTAGATGCAATGCCAGTTGCCCGGCATGTAGTAGAAATTTTTCTGGTGGTGCAGTAGTACCAGACTTAGAACTTACAGAACTATCGCTTGAAGATATTAAAAGAATGGTTCCGGTAGAGATAGCACAAAACTTAATTGGAATTAATTATTGCGGTAATGTTGGAGATCCTGGAATGGCTCCTGACTTGTTACCAATCATGAAATATTTTTCAGAGCATTCAAGTAAAGTTATACAACAAGTAAGAACCAATGGTGGTATGCGTAATACTGAGTTTTGGACTAGCATGGGTGAGTTTTTTGCGGAACAACAAAACCGTACTCCCAAATTTTGGGACAATCACTTGTTTAACCAACCGGGTGTTGTGTTTAGTGTTGATGGACTAGAAGACACAAATCACATTTATCGCAGAGGGGTCAAGTGGGAAAAAGTTATTGCTAACATGAGAGCATATAGTGCTACCGGGGCCAAAGCAATATGGGAATGGCTGTTATTTGACCACAATAAACATCAAGTAGAAGAAGCACAAAAGTTGGCAAAAGAGTTGGGATTTATATTCTCAATGAAAAATCCTTTAGGTTTTGGTGAATACGATGACAAACCAACTCCTATTAATGTTTATGACAAAGAAGGATATTTCGAGTACAGTATTTGGCCTGCAAATGCTAGTTTTTCTAAAGAAGAAGTTTATACTCCGCCTTTAGGTTACAAAGTTGATTTTAGTAAAGGTGTATTAAGTACTGCACAAGATAGACATATACCTATTATTAGCGAGTTTGGTAAAAGTTTAGAAAATGATGGCATAGCGTGTAAATCAATTGAACACCCTGAACATGGTGAAGTATACATATCAGCCAATGGGTATATGTTACCTTGTTGTTTCTTGGGTGGAGTATTTGGTCAATTTCATAGTTCATATTCACGTTTTCAGTTTAACACATTGATTAGAGAATATGGGCTTGATAAATTTGATTTGAAAGTATATAATATGGTAGAAGTATTAAACGGTCCTTACTTTCAAAAATTCTTTTTAGATGGATGGAGTAGACCAACTATTGAAGGTGGTAAATTGTTATTCTGTTTAGAAACATGTGGTAAAAAATCTGCCATGGACAAGTTATATGTAAATAAAGTAATCAAAAAAGGATGATATATGAGAATAGGTGTATTTGGAGATAGTTTTGCGGATAGAGCTCCGCACAATCCTGATAGTCCCTTTAAGGAAGACGAATCTTGGATTAGATTTATTGAAGAAGGTGGAAACAAGATAACCACTTATGGTAAAACAGGTACCAGCACGTGGTATGCATATCAGCAATTTTTAGCACATCATGACCAATTTGACCACATTGTGTTCATGCATTCTTCATTGCATCGTATACATCATTTGCCACATGGTTGTGAAGGATTACATTTCTTAAACACTCCCGATGAGTTATATGAAACACGCAGAAACAAAGAATTAACAATTGAACAAGAACTTGAAATGGTAAGAATTCTTACTGGTCGTGCTATAAATATAGATACTGAGTTTGATGTTTGGGTAAAACAAAAAATCTTCAATGATGTAAATGATATATGCAGAAACAAAAATATTAAATTAGTAAATGTGTTAACATTTGAAGACCGTAGAGACAAACATTTAAGTACCAACTTAGATAACCGTCATGGTCCATGTTTATACAATTTAATATCAGTAAGTAGAAATGAATTGCCCAATATGAATCGTGTTGACAATCGTTGGTGTCATTTATCTAAAGAAAGAAACATGATTTTTGCTAAAATAATTTCTGAGTGTTGGGAACTATATCCTGAAATTATTGACTTGTATAAAAATCCTGAACTTACTTGCAAGAACAAAGAAATTATCGAAAGATACTCCACAGATTTAGACAAAAAAGATTGAAATGATAAAACGAATTATACTGCTAGGTGATAGTTTTACATTTGGACATGGGTGCTCAGACAAAAATTATTACTTTGATATTGAAAAGAAAGTATGGGTGGGAAGTATGGCATCCGACTTTCACTTGAAACCTAGCAATTATTGCTGGGGTTCTTTGTTACAAAACAATATTAACAATGCATTGGTAATAAATGCAAGTAAACCGGGACATTCATATTCAGGAATGTTTAGAGATTTAATGACACTACATGCCAGTAGCAATATAAATTCAGACTATTTAATTGTAGCGGCCGGAGCTTTTATGGACAGAATTGAAGTGGCAAGCTATCTTAATCCAGAAGATCCAGTAACTTGGTCTATCAAATTTGATGGTTCTTTTTACAGAGACAATGATCCTAAAGATTATAGTACTGCAAAAATGATGTATGCAAAATACTTGTATAATGATAGTATTGGTCTACAAAATGCATTTACCAGTATCATGGGAATATATGGGGTAGCCAAAGCATGTAACGCACAATTTGCTTGGTCTATGCCTCTGGTTGGCGTTGATTATTCTAAACTAAAGTACAAAATATCAAAACTAGTACCTAACTATTTCCCTCATATATTTAGGTATGATTTTTCAGGAAGAGAAAATGAAGAATTTAATAAAACATGTTATCAGCCTGATGGACATTGCAATGACACAGGACATAAAATTTATTTTGATAGAGTTATAATGCCCTTTATGAAACAGTTAGGAATTAGTTAATGAGTACAATATTAGTAGTAGGGGATAGCTATACATATGGTCAAGGTTGTAAGGATAGAATATATTATTTTGATGAGAAAACAAAAACTCATTTAGGTAAACCCTTTGAATATCCCAATGACCCTTCTAGCGAATACTGCTGGGCAACATTATTAAATCAACAGTTACCATATTATAATGTAGTTAATTTAGCAAGCCCGGGCAATAGTCAATTTGGAATTTTCAAGGACACAGTTGATTATATCAATCAACATGACGATATAGCATTGGTGTTATTTAATGGAACATTCATGGATCGTTTTAGTTTAGCAGGGTATAAAGATCCTGAAATGATTGTGCCGTGGTGCCCTGCTTGGGGCGATGACCCGGATAAAATAAATAATCCATTATATCCAATCGCATATAATGAATATAGAAATGCAAGAGTTCAGTTTTACAAATATCTTACAAATGACACAATAATGTATTATCAAAGTTTAATGTCAACATTGGCAACTTATTCGTTTGTAACATCTAAAAATATAAAATTTTTATGGTGTAATCCCGAAACAATACATTCTGATATGAATACTAAATTCAAAGAATTAGAAATACTTAAACATTTGCAATATAGACATATAGCTAGGTATGATTTTTCTGGGCGTATGGACTTTGAACACAATTGGAACCATTATCATTTTATCGACAATCATGTTAATGAAGCCGGACATTTAATGTATTTCAGACAAGAATTATTCCCATTGGTTAAAAGAACCTTAAATATAGTATGAACAAAAAAACATTCCCTATAGTAAACGATGCCGCATGTCTATATAAATGGACATGGAGCACATTATTCTTAAATCGAGGAACTACTGCTAGTTGCCATCGTGGATTTCATTGGAAATTAAATAAAGATACACTAAAAGATTTTCATAATCATCCGGGCAAATTAGGTGATAGAGAAAAAATGTTAGAAGGTATATGGCCAGGTAACGGTTGCGAATATTGTCGCAATGTTGAACAAGCAGGTGGGGTAAGCGATAGAATTGGATTTGCAAACAAATCAGTTGAATTGCTTCCGTATGAATTAGAAACAAACCCTAAAGAAATCAACGTAAACCCTAGACTGTTGGAAGTATACTTTAGCAACGTGTGCAATCAATCATGCGTTTATTGTACCCCCGGCTTTAGTAGCGTTATTGAACAAGAAGTACGTAAGTATGGTAAAAGCCAATTCAATGATGACTATAGTAACTTTAGAGCAGATGACAGAGATAACTATGATGAGTATGTAAAACAATTCTGGGAATGGATGCATGAAAACTCAAAAGATTTAGTAATTTACAATACATTGGGTGGAGAGCCCATGTATCAAAAAGAATTTGAACAGCATTTAGAATTTTTTGAAACACATGACAATCCAAATTTAATTTGGCGTATCTTTTCAAATCTAAATCATGAGCCTGAAAAGTTCAAGGAAAAAATCAATAGAATTCAAAAATTAGTAGAAGCTAAAAAATTAAAACGTTTTGAAATTACTGCAAGTATTGATTGTTGGGGACCAGAATTAGAGTATGCACGTTATGGTCTTAACTTAGAAAATTGCGAAAAGAATATCAATACCGTGTTAGAAAGTTGGGGAGTTGTGTTGCAAATACATGCTACACTAACTGCTGTAACATTACCTGCATTGCATAAATTAATTGACATGTTCTGTGGTCAATGGATATTGAAAAATAAAACTGCCAACCTCAATTGGAACACAGTGGTTAGACCTGACTGCTTTAACCCGTATAACTTTGGAAAGCACTTGGTGCCATATGTAGACAAAGCCATTGAAGCACTTAATAAATATAAAAAAGATTATAGCCCGGAAATCAATTCATTAACCGGTATTAAAAAGCAAATGTTGGCTACTCCCGTAAGTGTTAAAGCTGTAAACGACTTACATGGATTCTTAGATGATTTAGATGTTAGAAGAAATCTAGATTGGAAAAAGATTTACCCTGACATTGTAGAAATCATTGACACTATAAACAAGGAGAACACAAATGTTTAGTTGGATTAAAAATATATACTATAAAATCAAAATGGAATTACGTTATCGTAAACGCATTAAAGAATTACGTAAAAGAGATCCTTTTATTTATAAATGAAAACAATGACATTGGATTTATAAATGAAAAGTATAGCTAAATTGAATTTATTAGATTCAAAAAATATAAGTGATGTATCTTCTTACACAACTGCGACTAGTTCATTTCAACTTGAATTTGCTAGCCTCGATGACATGAAATTTTCCAGTGAATGGGAAAAGAAATATTCAAAATTTAATTACAACTATAATAAATTTGGATTTCGCATGGATAGCGATGAAATACCTTCGACAACTGATATTGGTATTTTTGGTTGTAGCTATTGTGCAGGATTGGGATTACCCGTAGACATGTTGTGGCATACATTATTGGCTAAACAATTAAACATGTCGCATTTGAACTTTGCAATGAATGGATTGTCACCTAAAAGTATCATAGATTTATTTTTAATTATATCTAAACATGTAACCATGAAACATGCAATATTGGTGTTATCTCCCTATATGCGATTACAGATAGCTAAAATTAACGCAGAGACACATAAAATATTGTATATGTCATCAGCTCAATCTACTGATCCTATGTTAAAAAAATACAAAGTTGATGTTGAATCATTGTATAAAGGTACACCTGAGGAAGATATGTACAAGAACCTTAGGAATGATATTTATTTGGCAGAAAAAATTGCCAAAGAAAGAAATATCAAAATATATCTTTCAGCGTGGGACGGTAACACATACGAATTTTTGAAACACATGGATTTAACCAGTGCAGTAATTATACCACAATTTGGTAGAGTATTTGATAGATTTTACAAACAATATACTGAAACTGATATCGAAAAAGATTTGGCTAGAGACAAAAGTCATCTTGGACCTATACATCACGAATATTGGGCAGAAAAAACCAAAGAGTATATCAAATGAACTACATAGGCATTAGTTGTGGATTTCATGATGGTGCATTGAGTGTAATAGATGATAGTGGTAATATTTTGTTCGCTGGTCATAGCGAACGCTATAGTAAAATCAAAAACGATAAAGACTTAAATCGTGAATTGATATTAGATGCACTATCATATGTTAAGGGTGATTATGAATTGCACTACTATGAACGTCCTACCATTAAATTTCTAAGACAATTGCGTAGCGGGGAACAACCTAAACTTAGTAGTTTGTTTGCTAGTAACATCATTGGCAAGGAAAATATGAAGTTATTAGGTAATAAAAAGATACATACACATGGACATCATTTGTGTCATGCGGCTGGTGGATTTCAAACAAGCAGTTTTGTTGATGCAACCGTTGTTGTAATTGATGCGATAGGTGAGTTTGATACTATAAGTATTTGGGACGCACGTTATGTTAATGGTGTTGCAACATATAAAAAATTATGGGGTAAAAAATACCCACATAGTATTGGTTTGTTTTATAGTGCCATGACTGATAGCGTTGGGTTAAAAGCCAACGAAGAAGAATATATTTTTATGGGTATGGCAGCATATGGTGAAAATAAACACTATGCCCAGTTACATAGACAGTTACTACAAGATAGTCTTACAATAACATTTAAAGAAAATTTACACACGGGTGTTGATAAAGAATTTATACATAATGCTGATCCAATGGATTTGGCAACAAGTACTCAGTTGCTAACTGAACAATTAATAACCAATGTGGTGACACTTGCAAAGGTGTTGGGACCAAGTAAAAATTTGGTATATGGTGGGGGAGTAGCACTTAATTGTGTAGCAAATAGAATTTTAGGAAAATACTATGAAAACATTTGGATTATGCCTAATCCTGGCGATGCTGGGAATAGTCTTGGCAGTGCCGGCTTGGGTTATAGTAAGCGTGTTAATTGGAATAATGCTTTTCTCGGTACTGATATTACCGGGGCTTATCCTACTAACAAGTTGCTTGATATTTTACTTAATGGTAAAATCGTGGGAGTTGCAAACGGACGAGCAGAGTTTGGACCAAGAGCGTTAGGCAATCGTAGTTTATTAGCAGACCCTAGAGGAAATGAAATTAAGGATAAAGTAAATGAAATCAAACGTAGACAAAAATTTAGACCATTTGCCCCAGTTATTCTGGAAGAGTATGTTAATGATTATTTTACTATGCCTCTCAATTGGCATAACAGTAGGTATATGCAAGTCGTCGGTACTTGTAGGTATCCTGACTTATTTCCTGCTATCGTTCATCATGACGGCACTAGTCGTATCCAAACTGTTCCTAAAGATGGATCAGGTATTCGAGAACTACTCGAAAAATGGTATGTACTAACCGGTTGCCCTATGTTATTAAACACAAGTTTAAACATACGTGGTGAGCCCATGGTCAATGACCGTAATGATGCAGATAGATTTGAAAAACTTTATGGTATAACAGTACTTTCATAAGTAGTAATATGCTAAGAGATGTATTTTACTATGGCGAAAAACCAAACGCCCACCCTAGAGAAAAACATGCAACTTCATTTGAAGATGCATTATCACAGGCCACTACAGAACATTTTTGGATAATCAACGAACGGTGTGATTATCGTGACTTTGACTGGGACTTTGATTTTGAGTTATTACCAGATGAAGATGTATGGGCACAAGATCATATTAATGTCTGGCCCAGTCAATATCAAAAAGACAGTGGTACATGGTTGTGTCCTAATCGTAGTGATTATTTAATGGTTTACAGGGCTGATGTAGACCCTCTACAATTCAAAGAATTAGAAATAAGTAAAAATTGGAAGATACTAGAAAATATTGATAGAGAGCAGTTTGATTTTAAGTGGCATCCTGATCCCAGTGACCCTCCCTATATCTATGTGTTTGGTAATCAATGGCACAGTGGTGCTATCATGCCAACGGTAGAATATCATGTACCCGGTGCTATCAATAGAAAATATGTTATAGACAAAATAGCAATACTTGCACAAAGTCCAAGACTATTTAAAATAATACATCCAGTTATTAAATTTGATTTTAGTTGGGTACCTGATCCAACTAGCCCTCCTTATATCTATGTGTTTGGTAACAATCAATACCCTGGCACAATTATGCCAACGATTGAGTTTCATGTAGAAGGTGCCACCGAACGTAAGTATATTGATGACTTTACTCCTGAATTAGTACGTAGACCAGAAGATTTTGAAATACTAGAAGATATTGATAAGTTGGCATTTAATTTTAGTTGGGTACCCGATCCAACAAGTCCTCCCTACATTTATGTATGGGGCAATCAATGGAATAAGCCAGAAGATAAAGCAAGTGTTAGATATGTTGTAGAAGGCGCAACAGAAATCAAGTACATGGAAGAACGTGCAATACGTTTACCTTGTATGGATAATTGGCGAGTACCTGTACACGTTGCAGAAGGTAGCTTTGATTATAGTTGGGAACCAAATCCCAATGACCCTCCCTATGTATATCAATTTGGAACACAATGGCAAAAAACAGATGGCCCACAATACTATATTGAAGGTGCTACTGAGTTAAAATATGTTGATAATCCGGTATCACTAGTGGTTTGCTATCAATTTTTAAATTGGCAAATTCCAATGAACATTGATAGAAGTACGTTTGACTTTAGTTGGCATCCAGACTTAACAGAAGATCCATATATCTATCAGTTTCCAAGTCAATGGCAACATTCAGGTGGACCACGCTTTGTTGTAGAGGGTGCAACTGAGTTTAAGTATATTGATGTACAGACAGCAACTGCCAAAGTTGATATGGATCATTGGGCAATACCTGAAGGCTGTATCACAGAAGGTTTTGATTTTAGTTGGCATCCTGATATACAAGATGAACCAATGATATATCAGTTTGGTACACAGCATCAAAAAACAGGTGGACCTATCTTTACTGCTGTTGGATGCACTATGGATTCGCCTATCAAGTATGTTGACACGATTAAAGCAATTGCTCAATCAACAACAGAAAATTGGGTAACACATGAAGATGTGTTAGATTTTGATTATAGCTGGCATCCTGATGCAACTGAAGAACCATACATTTACCAATGGGGCAATAAACATTATAGTAGTGAATTAAAACCCACTGTAGAATATATTGTACCAGGTGCAACACAAATCAAACACATGTCGCAAGATGTTAAATTGGCTGTTAGTAAGAATTGGAAACTACATCCTTCAGAAGTTGATAAAACTAAATTTGACATGACATGGAGACCGGATCCAACAAGCCCTCCCTATATTTATGTATGGGGTAACAAACATGTGCCAGGGAATATTATTCCCACACTTGAATATATTGTTGAAGGTGCAACAGAATACAAATTTATGGAAGAACTATTAGAAGTGGTACCTGAATTTGAACGATGGACAATGGTTCAGGCAATTGATATAAAGAAATTTGACTTGACATGGCGCCCAGATCCACGTGAACCAGCATACATTTATGTATGGGGTAATAAATGGATACCCGGTGAATTAAAATCTACAATAGAATATCATTATCCAGGCGCAACTGAGCGCAAATATATGGGTGATGTTGAAGTATTACCTGAACAAGAGTTGTGGCGTGTTTATCAAGAACCTGTAGACTTTGATATGACATGGCGTCCCGACCCAAGAGAACCAGCGTACATTTATGTATGGGGTAATAAATGGATTGCAGGTGAATTACAGCCCACAATAGAATACCATTGTCTAGGAGCAAGTGAACGCAAGTACATGGGCGATGTTGAAGTTGTCCCTCAATATGAACGTTGGATAGAATATCAACCTGTAGACAGAAACAAGTTTGATATGAGTTGGAGACCTGATCCAAGAGAACCAGCATACATTTATGTATGGGGTAACAAATGGATTGCTGGAGAACTACAACCAACAATAGAATATCGTTGCCCCGGTGCTACTGAAAAGAAATACATGGCAGAACCTGCTGAAGTATTGCCTATTATAGAAAATTGGAAGATACTACAAAACGTAGAAAATTTTGATTTTAGTTGGAGACCAGATCCACGTGAGCCTGATTACATCTATGTGTGGGGTAACAAATATATCAACGCTGAGTTACAGGCTACATTAGAGTATCATTGCCCGGGCGCTACTGAACGCAAGTATATCGGTGAAGTTGATGTGCAACCTGAATGGGATAAATGGAATATTCTTATTCCAGTAAATAAAAATAGTTTTGACTTTAAGTGGAGACCTGACCCACGTGAACCAGCATTCATTTATGTATGGGGTAATAAGTTTAACAGCGCAGAATTTGAACCAACAGTAGAGTATCATTGCCCAGGTGCTACTGAAAAGAAATACATGCATGACAAAGTAGCATCAACGTTGCCTGACATGAGCAAATGGAAAACATTAATTCCTGTAGAAAGTTTTGATTATAGTTGGAGACCTGATCCAATGGATCCTCCTTATATCTATGTGTTTGGAAACAAATGGAATGACGCCACAGTTGAAGCCACATTAGAATACTATGTAGAGGGTGCTACAGAATTCAAGTACATTAAAGATATTGTAGCTACACCAAGACCAGACTTAAAGTATTGGCATATTAGTAACAATGATGATTTAGAAACGTTTGATTTTAGTTGGAGACCCAATCCACATAGCCCGTTGCAAATTTATCAGTGGGAAGATAACGGACCCAGATACGCAGACCCTGACGTACTAAAAGATGCCGAAGTTGTTTTTATGAAACGTACTGAAGAAATCACACGTAGTATTGTAAAACATTACAAGATTAAAACAACACTTGAGGATTTAATTAATGAGCATCAAGATGAGGTGTTTTGGGCTATCAATCCTGACTTAAGTTACGATAAGTTTGACTTTAGTTGGAGACCTAACGAAGAAAACTTTCTACACATAAATGTATTTGGTAATGAATATAGTATGAACACACAGACATACTATGTTAACGCTCCTATGTACATGTTAGGTCACCGTGAATATAATTACGTTGACAGTCAAACAGTAGAAATTGATAGTAACTTAAGTATGTTCTTTGTGGATAGGGGTAATCTTGAGTCAACAAACAGATATAACGCACTCAAATTAAGATATCCGCAAATTCAAAAAACACGTTATTTAAACAGCTGGGTAGACACCATCACTCGTTGTTTAACTAAATCGGAAACCAATTTATGTTGGATATTGAACAGCGAGTTAGACTATACTGATTTTCAATTTGACTTTTATCCTAGCCCATGGCAAATGAAAATGGTGCATGTATTTGGAACTCAATGGAGTCATTGGGGAACTACATTCATGGTAAACAAAGAAACATTCCCTGAAGATACAAAATATGTAAAAGTGATTGAACACTTGAATGTATTGAATTTTGTTAAAAAGAAAATAGCAGTAGCCACTGATTGTTTGTATGATGTTGTGTTAATAGACCATGGTAATCATGGAAACTTTAAAAAAGAATTCAGGGCTGTAAATGACACTATCGTTGAAAAAACTCTTAAGCCAACAACTATCATTAAGTTTGATAACAGTTACTTACAGACACTTAAAAACTATTTAAAGACATTAGAAACTAAAAAAGAACATTATGTTTGGATTTGCAGTAGCATTTGTGACTATAAAGATTTTGATTTTAGTTATATTTGCGATCCATATGCTAAGGATCAACTGCATGTGTTCCCTAGCGACAAGCAAAAGTTTGGTGATACGTTCTTAGTAGATGTTAATAAATTTTTAAGTCTTGTTAATGATATGATTAGACTAGAGGATTATGAAAAAGTTAACTTCAATCAACATCAACGTGTTAAACGACTATCTGCTCCAGTTATATTGGTAAAAGAAGATACCCACGTTGAGTTGTCTAACTATGACTTTACATTTCCGTATGCAGAGTTTATTACAGGTGATAATGAAAACTTAATCAATCTAAAAGATGAAAATGAACCTATAAGTTTATGGGCACCTGACCACAAAAACATTGTTATTAAAAGTACTGGCGGCACTAGAATTACAGTCCCTAGTGAGGCTAAAAATTATGTTGAGCGTGAGTTATATGATTATCCTTATATCACTAGGTCACCTAAGTTATTAAAATCTAATCCGTTAGATATTATCTTTTTAAGTAATGGTGAAGCATGTGCTGATGCAAATTATGAGCATTTGTTAAGTGTTACTAAAAACTTAGGTAATAAAGTAATACGTTTGGACAATATTAAAGGTCGTGTACTTAGTCAACATACTGCGGCGTATAACTCATCAACACCATGGTATTTCTTAGTTAACGCAAAATTAAAAGTGAATAAAACATTTGATTTTAGTTGGCAGCCTGACAGGTTACAAATACCAAAACACTATATCTTTAATGCAACTAATCCCGTAAATGGATTAGAATATGGTCACCAAGCTATTGTTGCTAACAATAAAATATTAACTCTTAACACCAAAGTAAGAGGGTTAGACTTTACATTGGATAGTGAACACGAAGTAGTCCCATTAAACTGTGGTATCGCTATGTATAATTCTAGCGCATGGGACACTTGGCGTACTGCTTTCCGTGAAACAATCAAACTAAGACATAGTGGCACTGATGAAAATAAAGAACGTTTACATGCTTGGTTAAATATTGGTAACGGTAATTTTGGTGAAGAAAGCAAAAAAGGCGCACATGATGCTATGGATTACTATGACTCAGTGGGCGGAGACTTGCAAAAATTAATGTTAAGTTACGACTGGGAATGGTTATTTAACATTTATCAACAAAGTATTGATTTATAACGGTTTTTCTCTAATGACTGATAAATACTCTTAGAGTTGTATTAAACAACCATTAGAGAGGATCAGTTATGATAAAAAGAATTCTCGCAGGGGGGATACTCCTTGCTTACCTGTGTGGGCCATATGTTTTTGCAGACACCTTGATTAATCAGGGTGGGTATACTACTAGTTCATTAGTAGATAGTAACAGCACAAGTACTAGTACAGTAAACACAATTAATAGTGGAACTGTTACTAACGTTAACCAAACTACGGTTAACGCAAATCAAACGTCTACGAATACTAACAATAATAACAATGTTAGTACCTCAACGGCAACAAATACCAATAACAACAATAATGTTAATACGGGTACAATGACGTATAACAATAATAACGTTAACTCTGGTACTATGACATATAATAATAACAATGTCAATACAGGTACCATGACGAACAATAACAATAACGTTAATACAAGTACTAGTACTGCTACTAACACAAATTATAACTATGGTACAATGACTAATAACAATAATAACGTTAATACTTCAGCATCAACGAGTACTAACGTTAATACAAATAACAATGTTAACAGCGGTACTATGACTTATAATAACAATAATGTACAAAGTGGCACATTAACAAACAATAACAACAACGTTAATACAACTACTGCTACAAACAATAACATTAACCAAACAACTGCTACCACAAGTAGTAGTAACAATAATGTTAATCAAAATATACAAAGTGGTAGTATGACTAACAACAATATCAATACAAGTGATATTACACAACGTGTGATTCAACCTCCACCAACAGCAGTTGCCCCTGCTATGATGAGCGGTGGTAATCAAGATTTGTGTACAACTGGTTCATCTGGTTCAGTACAAACACAAGTATTTGGGGTAAGTAGTGGTGGCACAGTTCGTGATATGAATTGTGAAAGATTAAAATTATCTAAAACACTATATGACATGGGTATGAAAGTTGCCGCAGTTGCTACTATGTGTCAAGACCGTCGTGTGTTTGATGCTATGATGCAGGCAGGTACACCTTGCCCATACGAAGGTAAGATTGGTGAACAGGCTAAGGCAGCTTGGGAAGAAAATTCTCAAAAGATGCCAAAATTAGATGAGGCGAAAAAGGATGACACTTATGAAAAGATTGGCCTTGGCGCTTTGCTTGGTGCTCTTGTGTACAAGTTATTCTAATAGCCAAGTACTAGTTGATTTAACCACTGGAGTGGTAAATACCACTTCAAATGTTACTGGGCAAAATACCTCATCAATAACACCGGTTCTAAGTAGTACGGCAACTACAGATAATCTTATCAACAAAACAGGATGGTCCGGCATTACGTATACTAATAATGCAGGGGTAGGTCAATGTTGTAGTGGTGGACCTAATCCAGCTATGAACCAAGATACTAACACTATACGTTTTAGTTATGGGTTTGGTATAGCACAACAAGCAATTGCAATCAGTACGGCATTAGCAGGTAAAGGAAATAATATTTATGTGAGTGGATTTAATTATAGTTTTATTGTTGATAATGAGGGGCAAACTTCAGGTACTTTATATGCCGGTTATGGGTTAACCAGTAACACAGGTAGCGTGTTAGAAAGCTACAAAATGAATCTAACTGGAAATTATAATTTCCAAACAATTTCAGGAACACAAAATTTTAATTCAATTTATTCAGCAAGTAGTTTAGGAAGTTTAACTGTAGCATTTGCGGGCCAAGATGATAGATATTGGGCAGGTTATTATGGTCCAAGAGTACGTGACCCTAGTTTAAGTTTGAATTACGGTATAGCAGAAACTTCATCTAGTGGTACTGTTAATCCCGGAACAACAGTCTCTAATCAAGCAACACAAGCTGCCAGCCAATCAACTGCAACTTTTACAGCTGCCGCAACAACAGACACAAGTAGTACAGATAATAAATCCACAGGCTCACAAACAGTGGGAAGTGTAAGCATTTCTGGTACAGGAAATATCAATACTTTAGGTAATAGTGTTCCTGCAATTGTTTCAAATAGTAATTCTAGTAATACAAGTAGCACACAAACTACACAGCAATCACAAACGACAACTACACAATCACAGCCAACACCAGCTGGACCTATTGTGGGTCCAAGTAATAGTCCTGTACAACAAGCAGGTTCTGCAAATAATCAACAATCAGTTACACAACAAGCTAAAACAGGATCTAGCCAACAAACATCTGCACAACAAGCTAAAGCAACTACTAATACACAACAAAATCAACAGCAAAAGACTGGCCCTCAGCCAGGGGGTACAAATGAAAATAAACCCGGTCCTCAACAGCCTGGCCAACCGGGTTCGAACAACAAACAACAAGATTTGGCAATGCAAATCTTAGACAACATGAATGCACAAAATTCAGTTAATGCCACAACGCAAGATACTTCATCACAGTCACAAGCACAGGGTTCAACTGTAGATGCACTAAACCCTTATAAGGCACAAAATTCTGTAGTGAATAATAGTATTACAAGTAAAAATTTAGGACCAGTAACTGCAAGTACAAGTACTGCATTAAGTTCACAACCACTAGTTTTTGCTAACCAACAACAAAGTACACAACAAGCAGTACAACAAACGCAACAGCAACAAGCATTATCGTTACAGGCTATGCAATTAAAATCAGATTTAGGTGCATTAAATTTAGTTTCACCTACATTAACATCAAGTGCAACTGCTACTTCAAAATTAGCAGGTGATCCTACTGATCCCATTAATCAAGTTAGACCCGAAATACAAACTACAACAGTAGAACAAAAGACAGATACAGTTAAAAAGAATGTTGAACCAAATGATTTAGCAGCCAATGGTGTAAGTATAGCATTAATGGCAACACAACCAGCTGGATACGATATGTATGGGTTTAGTTTGAAAGATGCGGCTTTTTATGAACCAAAAGAAATTTATAAAAATCAAACAACGATTGATAACGTAAGAGCATTAAGACAGTTATCAAGCGACAGACTACATCAAGAGATGGTAGACCAGCAATATAAAGGAAAATAATATGACAGAAGAAATTAAAGATGTCAATGAAAAAATTGACCAAGCAGAAGAAGCTGTAAAAAAATACGCAAGTAAAGATACTGTTATTAGTATTGGTGGATATGAATTTACTCCGGCAAAACTAATGGTAGCATTTACCTTGGTAAGTTCTATATTGGGCGGACTATATGGTTGTTTTGAGGTGTACAAAGACTATATGGACATGAAAAATAAAATTGCCAAATATGTAGCACCAGACTTAAGTGAATTTGATAAACGACTAGCCGTTATTGAACAAAATAGCGAAAAAACTTCTGACTATACACGTGACATCAAGAATGATTTAAAAGGTGATATCCGTAGAACTGAAACTGTTACTGAACAAGTTGAACGTTATGTTAAGGATGCAAACCGTGAAAGTGACGCCGAAATGCGTGACTTGCGTAAAGGTGTTCGTGAAGATTTGGATAAAGAACGTGCAGAACTTCAAGCAATGCGCCAAGAAAATGCTCAAATGCGTAAAGACATTGACCGTGAAATGGTAGCATTAAAGAAAGAAGTTGATGCTAAAATTCAAAAAGCTGTAGACAATCCCCTAGCGAATAAATAATAGTCAAGGAGGGTTTATTATGAAAGTTAAAAAACTAATCATGAAACTCAACAAGGCTGAGTTTGAACATAATTTAGAAAAAGTTAAAAAACTTTGGTTTAAGTTATTGAAAAAAAGTCTTGACGGTAAGCATACAGAAGCCGTAAAATAACGGGTAAATCCGTTATTGACAGTATTATCAAATAAATATATACTGAGAGTTATTGTTGTATGAAGTGAGCCGAAAGGCATTCTGGACGCGGGTTCGACTCCCGCCAGGTCCACCAAAAGGTATTATATGGAATGGCATTGGTTTTATTCAATAGGTATTATCTGGGTAGTAGTAAATGTATGGGCACTTGTTGCCGATCATGGCCCAGTAGATCCTGAATTAGAACAGCTATGGAATGATAATTTTTGATGGGCCTGACTTGGTTTCGACAGGGTGATAAGTACGTAAATGGACAACTCGGTAGGCGATGACCGTAAATCAAGCAAAACTTATAAATGCAAACGATAGCGTTTATTCTTTAGCGGCGTAAGCCACTATTGGGTAGGATATACCTCGAAACAGAAAATACCAAAGCCCACTTATATGTGGGCTTTCTTTCAATCTTTGTGACTACAATCACATACATCTTAGATAATAAAAATTATAATAACGTTTTAAAAAGGAATTAAAAACATGACAACTACGATAACAATTGGCGAATTACCAATCAACTCAACTTACACGGCAGTTACTGGTACTACAACTGGTGCTGGTACTGGTGCTAAATTTGATGTAACAAAAACAAATGGTGTGTACACTACTGTTATTGAAACAGCAAATCTTGGTACAGGATATGCCGTTGGTGACACGATTACTATCCCAGGCGCAAGTTTAGGTGGAACAACGGGTGTTAACAACGACATTATCACAGTTGGATCAATCGGAACAAATGGTACAATTAAAACATTTGGTTCAGTTGGTGCAGGCGCAATTGGTAATGGAACTATAAACACAGTTATTGATGTAACAGGCACTACAGGTGTTGACACATATACATTCAATGACAAGAGCGCAGACTATACAGTGGTTAATGACACTACAAACAAGGTTATTAATGTAACAAGTACTTTGAATACAACAGTATCATTCAAGTTGGAACAACATGAGAGAGTAGTTTTTACAGATAAAGCCACAGCATTTGACATCAATGGTAACGCCGGTGATGTATATGCATTGCTTAAAGCAGGTTTCGGTGGAACAGTTAATACTACATACGAAGGTCTTGGTATCAAATTAGAAGATGCAGGTACAACTAGTTTAGGTATTGCACAAGCTATTGTTGGTAGCACACCATTCAAAACAGCTAACCCAGACTATGCTACATTCGTTAATAACGTTTATACTAACGTTATGGGTGTTGCACCCACACCAACACAAGCATTGCCTTTCGTTACTCAACTAGCAACAGGTACAGCGACTGAAGTATCATTACTAAATGCCGCGGCACATCTAACAGCATTCCAACAAACAATTGGATTAGTTGGTATTGCTCCAGCAACTACAGGCGTATTAGCAGGTAGTGGTATTGATTTTATTCCAGCGTAAATGACCAAAAACACATGTATTTTTTTGTAGAATACTAATTTTACAATAAATACATGTTCAAGACAAGAAGTTGTCGATTCATTAACAAAAGGAAATAACAATGAAAAAACTCGCTTTAACTTTAGCCCTAATGGCTTTTGCTGGTTTCGTATCAGCCGCTAGTGTTACCCTAGAAGGTCAAGACCAATTAGGTGACAAAGGTGCTAAAAATTCAACTAACTACCAAGTTTCTGTAAAAGAATCAATCAACAATACTTTTGCAGGTGACGTAAGTTTTACCAATTATCAACAACAAGCAACTGACGTATTAAGTACACGTTTGGAAGCTGGTGTAACTGGTGCATTATCATTCGGACCAGCTGGTGTTTATACACGTGTTGCAGTTGGTGAAAAGTATACAAATGGTGCTAATTTTGGTTACTACAGCGTTGAGCCTGGTGTTACTTACACATTAGGTAAAGCAACTGCTAAAGTTGGATTCCGTTATCGTACTGCTATGGTAGACCCAAATGTGTACAATGATACAACAGATACCGTTCGTGCTGGCTTAAGCTATGCATTGACAAAGAAAGATAGTATCGGTTTACGTTATGACCGCGTTCGTGGTGATAGCCAAAATCATAGCTATAACTTATCATACACACGTTCATTCTAATCTTAGATTGAAATGTTAATACCCAAAGGCTCTGTACAGAGCCTTTGTTTTTTTGTATAATTAGTTTTTTGTAATAGGAATTAGCATGGATATGGAAATAGCCGCAAGAGTTTTGGCTGGTAGCATTCTAACAATGTTAGCATTGGTGGTAGTTGTAGTTGGTATTATTGTTATCAATAACATTATGCATCATTATTGGAAACCAATACGTATCTTTACAGCAGATAGTTGGAATTTTAATCCACCTGAGGAATACTATCAAAAAGTATCTCCAAAATTAGATGAAACAATCAAAAGTCCTTAACACCTAGCAAGATAAATATTGCTATGAAAAAAACATACCGAACCATTTTTATTAGTGATGTTCATCTTGGTACAAGAGATTGTAAAGCAGAACAACTTAATAATTTCTTAAAACACAATACGTGTGAAACACTTTACTTAGTGGGAGATATTATTGATGCTTGGAAAATTCAACAAAATAAATGGCGTTGGAAACAAAGTCATAGCAATGTAGTTCGTAGAGTTTTAGGACATGCCAAACGTGGCACTAGAGTTGTGTATGTAGCAGGAAATCACGATGAATTTCTTAGGCCGTTAATACCGTATGGATTGGGATTTGGTGCAGTAGAAATTGTTAATCAAACTGAGCATATAGGTATTGATGGCAGACACTATTTGGTAACGCATGGGGATTTGTTTGATGGGATTACTAAATTAGCACCCTGGTTAGCCTTTTTAGGTGACAAGATGTATGATATTGTATTAGAATTAAACAGTAAATTCAATGCGTTACGACATAAACTAGGATTAGGTTATTGGAGCTTAAGTAAATTTTTGAAACACAAAGTTAAAAAAGCCGCAGACTTTGTGTTTCAGTTTGAAAAAAATATAACAGCTTATTGTAAAAAGCGTGGATTTGATGGAGTAATATGCGGACACATACATCATGCAGAAATAAAAATGATAGATGATGTGATTTACATGAATGACGGTGACTGGGTAGAATCAATGACTGCATTAGTAGAACATCATGATGGGCATTGGGAAATAATAACTTGGACGAAAGCAAACGATGACAGTATTAGTATTAACTAAGTTAGAACGAAACGAATACGAATCAAATAAATTGATTGAAAGTTTTGAAAGCAAGGGCATTAAAGCCATGATGGCTCACCCTGACGATTTTGATATTGTCGTGAATAGAGATATTCGTAAAGGTATCAAGTATAAAGGTCAAGACATGGAGTTACCTAGACTAGTACTAGTTAGATTAGGTGCAGGTATTCTCCCATTCCAATTAGCAGTTATCAGACATTTTGAACAATGCGGTATTCCATGTGTAAATGGAAGCGTTGCAATCGAAACTGTTAAAGATAAATTGCGTACCAGTCAAATACTAAGTCGTGCAGGAATTCCGATCCCGAACACAATGTTGGTACGTTGGCCTATTGAAGATAAATTGGTTAGTGAAAACATTGGATTCCCCTGTGTAGTTAAAGTTGTTACCGGTAGCTATGGCGAAGGTGTTCATTTATGTGAACGTAAAAAAGATTATAAAAAACTTGTAGAGTTTGTAGAAAAACTTGGAAACAAGAAAACCATGATTGTACAAGAATACATGGGCCATAGACCAGGTGAAGATTTGCGTGTGTTAGTTATTGGCGGTAAAGTTGTAGGTGCAATGAAACGTACAGCGCCTGAAGGAGACTTCCGTGCTAATATCACAGGTGGCGGTACTGGTGAAAATTACCCTCTCACAGAAGAAATTGAATTCATGGCTAGAGAAACAGCACATGTATTAGGTTTAGACATTGCCGGTATTGATTTATTGTTTGACGAAAACGGTTTCAGAGTTTGTGAGGCTAACAGTAATCCAGGATTCTTTGGCTTTGAAAAATTCTGTAATGTAGACGTTGCAGATATCATTACAGAATACATTAAATTCAAAGCAAAATGAAATATTTTATAATTAGCATGTTTGTGCTTTGGATTGGATTAACTTTAATTTTAGCCATTAAAGAAACATTTTATGAAGAAAATACTGATAATAACGGATAATTTACCGGATCAAATCAATGGCGTTGTCACGACTTACAAAAATCTTGAGGCTCCTGCGATACTGGATGGTTATACTATTGATTATATTGACCCCAGGTGGTTCAGCTATATTGATTGTCCTGGCTACAACGAAGTCAAACTTAGCTATCCAAGGAACATGGGCAAGAAGATTGCGAAGATTGATCCGGATCATATCCACATCGCCACAGAAGGTCCTCTTGGTTTGTGGGCTAGAGCATATCTTGCAAAATGTGGTATTAGGCACAATACTGCTTATCATACTAAATTCCCTGAAGGACTTAACAAACTATTTGGAATACCTGAATCACTTACTTGGCGCTTTGTACGCTGGTTTCATAAGCATAGTGGCAAGGTTTTAACAACGACTGACAGCATGGTTGCTGAATTACGTAAGCATGGATTTGACGGTGAAGTTATTCCATGGACACGTGGGGTTGATAGAACAATTTTCAATACTAAACAAAGACATGAGTATAGTGAAGTGGGTGTAATTGATTTATTGTGCGTTGCACGTGTTAGCAAAGAAAAAAACTTAGAAGACTTTTTTGAATTAGATTATCCGGGCGCAAGAAAAACAATGGTTGGTGATGGTCCTATGTTAGAAACGTACAAGAAAAAATATCCTGATGTTAATTTTGTTGGTTTCAAAACAGGTAAAGACTTGGCAGTCTATTATGCAAATGCTGATGTATTTGTATTCCCCAGCCAATGGGAAACATTTGGTATTGTAATGATTGAGGCAATGGCGTGTGGTACGCCAGTTGCGGCATACCCTTGTCAAGGTCCTATGGATGTAATTGAACAAGGGGTCACGGGGTTCATGAATGAGAACCTAACCCATGCTATTGATAGCTGTTTACAATTAGACAGAAATCAAGTACTGAAAGGTAGTTTTCGTTGGTCTTGGAAACGTGCATGGGAAATCTTTAGAGACAACCTAGTTCCTATCAAATAGTCAATCTATCCAAAATTTGACAATAAATCGTTTTGGGCATATAATACGTACTTAATCACTTGAAAGGTACAGTATGAAAATGTCACTTAATGAAATCAATACTTTAATTGCTCAAGATAATACTATTGTTTCTCAATTGCCAACAAGCGAGGGCCAAGTTACTAGTGTTATTTTTGAGAAAAACTTTCAGGGCCTAGAAATCCCAGTATTGACTAAAGCCCCATATATGGGCCGAACTAAAATTAGTTGTGGCAACAAAGCATTGTATGTTGTTAAAACTAGTGAAAAGTCTTATGACATTCACAATAGTAAAACTGCATACTTTCGTTTTCAAAAATAAATGAAAATTATAGTCCCAAAATTTGACAATAAATCGTTTTGGGACTATAATACTTGTATTGATTGATTAAAGGAGTTGAAAATGGCTTTTGAAAAAATCGTACTAGACAAAGTTGCTAAGGTTCTCAAAGATGATAACCGCGCTAGTTTTACATGCGGTACACTTTTTGTTGAGTGTTCAGAGGCTGAGGCTCGCAAGGTCTTTCACAAACTAAGCAAAGATTATGGTTTGGGTAAAGTGCAAGTTAGTGGCCCAATGAACGGCCCTGTTATGCCCGAATTTGCATACGATTTTGTTGCATAAAAGCAACATACCCGAATTTGACAATAATTCGGGTATCTGCTATAATACTTGTATTGAATCAGAAAACGGAGTTAAAAATGCGTAGAAAACAAATCATTCAAGGTCTTAATAACAGTCAAAAAGTCCGTGTTATTGTAGACGGTGTGGGGTTCTACACTACTGTTCAAGGTGCTACTGAAATGTGTTTTACCGAGCAACGGATTGCAGTTTGGAATGCATTGGAAGTTATCGGTCGTGAAAAAATCGAAGGCTTTGGTGGACAGACCAGGGTCTATGATGAAAAAATGAATGCTAAAACCATCAGTTTTCAAGTTAACTTAGTTTAAGGAGCTTATATGTCATTGACACCATTAACTGAACGCCAAAAGACTTTGATTGTAAACAACGTGGTCAAGGCATGTAAAGACATTACCCAACTGAATAAGACAGGCTACAACTTTTTGTATCTTGCAAGTGGTTTCATTGCTCACTATAACATGTACGGCTTTATTGATTTTTATAGTGATGTGTCCTTGAAGAATGACCTCATTGGTTTTGCAGGTCAAAATCAATGGAAAAACTTTCACCCCGGTGAACGTGACTACGAATATTACATGTCCAAGAAGGATGTGTACAATCGTATTTTGGAAGCGATCCTGTAATGGAATTTGATATACAAATTAAAAGTGAGGTTCGCAAGGACCTCATTGAAAAGGTAATACCTTTTTACGCAAAACAGTTGAACGTCAAGGATTTTAATTATACAATCATTGTAAAGAACAACAAGATTTTGCGTAAGGATCACCAATTCAACGGTCAAGTATACTATTCAGGGCACAGAGAATTGACAATTGAATTGGACAGCTATTTGAAGTTGCCACGATTACTGATTACCTTAGCACATGAAATGGTTCACGTTAAGCAAATGGTTCGAGGTCAGTATCAATTACGCAAGGCAAGAAATGGTAGGATTATGCAAGGTTGGTGTGGTAAACGTGTTAAGGCAGATTACTTTAACCGACCATGGGAAATCGAAGCCTTTAAACGTGAAGAAATACTTTTTGGTCAATTGTGCGATAAAATAAATGGCAACAAACGTAAAAGAATTTGACAATAAATCAATTTTCAACTATACTATATCTATCTTAAACGACTGGAGTTAAAATGGCATCTCATGTATCAGACAATCTCACTATTACTAGTGTACAGGCCCGTAAAGCAATTTTACGTGCATTCAAAGCAAAGCGTCCTATCTTTTTGTGGGGACCTCCCGGTATCGGTAAATCAGAAGTGGTAGCCGAAGTTACTGAAGAATTAGGTGGTCACATGATTGATTTGCGTATGGCGCAAATGGAACCAACTGACATTCGTGGTATTCCATTCTTTAATCGTGACTTGAATAAAATGGATTGGGCGTCTCCAGTTGACTTGCCTGATGAGGAACTTGCAAAAGAATATCCAATCGTGGTTCTTTTCTTAGATGAAATGAATAGTGCAAGTCCAGCTGTGCAGGCTGCGGGTTATCAATTGATTCTTAACCGTCGTGTTGGTAAGTATGTATTGCCTGACAATGTTGTAATTGTTGCGGCGGGTAATCGTGATAGTGACAAAGGTGTTACATATCGTATGCCAATGCCCCTTGCTAATCGTTTCTTGCACTTAGAAATGCGCCCTGACTTTACTGCATGGCAAAACTGGGCAGTTGAAAAAGGTATCCATAAGGACGTGGTTGGTTACTTGTCTTTCGCTAAACAAGACTTGTATGATTTTGATAGCAAATCGGCTAGCCGTGCATTCGCTACTCCACGTAGCTGGTGTTTCGTTAGTGACTTGTTGAATGATGAGGCTGATACCGATACTGATACCTTGTTTAACTTGGTAGCAGGTGCAGTTGGTGAAGGTCTTGCAGTTAAGTTTGCGGCACACCGCAAGATTGCAGGTAAGATGCCCGACCCTGCTGATATCTTGTCAGGTAAGGTAACTGAACTTAATGTAAAAGAAATTAGTGCAATGTACTCATTGACCGTTTCAATGTGCTATGAATTGCGTGATGCACTTGAAGGTAAGAAAGTTAATCAAAAACAATTCCATGACATGGCTGACAATTTCTTGTCATACATCATGAAAAACTTTGAAACTGAATTGGTTGTGATGGGTGCCAAGATTGCATTGAAAACTTACAAGTTGCCAATCGAGCCAAGTCAATTGAAACACTTTGATGAGTTTCACAAGAAATACGGTAAATACATTGTAGAAGCCGGTAACTAATTAAAACGGGACTTCGGTCCCGCTTTAATTGACAATAAATCAATATTATTGTATACTACTAGTATTGTAAATAAGGAACATATATGAGTGACGTTATTGCCCCAACTAAAAAAAGTAAGCGTAGCAAAAAATTTGAAAATCTAGTAGGTCCAACTGACAGTAAAATTGATGCACAAGCCCGTGAACGATTGATTACTGCCCGTGTTGGTTTACTATTACGTCAATCATTTTTTGGTAATCTTGCAACACGTTTGCAATTGGTTAATGCCGATGAATGGTGTTCAACCGCGGCAACTGATGGATTGAAGTTTTACTACAATTCACGTTTCATTATGTTGCTAAAGCCTAAAGAAGTTGAATTCTTAGTAGGTCATGAAGTGTTGCACGTGGTATATGACCACATGGATCGTAGAGGTGACCGTGACCATCAAATCTTTAATATTGCAAACGACTATGCAGTTAATGCAGACTTGAAACGACATAAGGTAGGTGAGTTTATTACAAGTGTGCCTTGTTTGTATGAGGCAAAATATGATGGTCTACCTAGCGAAGAAATCTATGATGACCTCATGAAAAATGTTCAACATATCAATATTGACGATTTGGTTGATAAAATGATTGATGACCACATGGATGGTGATGGTGACATGGATGGTGATGGTGATGGTGACCAAACAGGTAAAAATAAACGTCCAAAGATGAGTCCTGAGGAACGTGAGCGTGTTCGTCAAGAAGTCAAACAGGCTATTATTAATGCCGCAAGTACATGCGAGGCAGGTCAGTTGCCAAAAGGTGTTGAACGATTAATCAAGCAGGCTACTAATCCAGTTATGCCCTGGCGTGAGTTGATTCAAACAAACTTGACAAGTGCAATTCGTACTGATTATAGTTGGATGCGTCCTTCACGTAGAGGTTGGCATACTGATGCTATTATGCCCGGCATGACTCCCGGTGAAGAAATTGATGTTGTTGTGACACTTGACATGTCAGGTAGTATCAGTCAAAAACAAGCACAAGATTTCTTAGGTGAAATCGGTGGCATGATGAATGCGTTTGATGGTTATAAGGTCCATGTATTCTGTTTTGATACTGAAATTTATAATCCAAAAGACTTTCATAGTGACAACATGGATGACATTGCAGAATACGAACCAATGGGCGGTGGTGGTACTGACTTTGATTGTATTTTCAAGTATCTTAAAGATAACGCAATTGAACCAAAACGTTTGATTGTGTTTACTGATGGATATCCCTTTGGTAGCTGGGGCGACCCTGACTATTGTGATACTACATGGATCATTCATGGTGATAAAAATCCAAATCCCCCATTTGGTACTTATGCTCTCTATGATGAGAAATGACAGTTAAAAGTATTGAAGAAATAATCATATACGAAAGTCCTGACGGCGGTAAGACGGTCTACTCTCGCAAGAGTGGATCGTCCGAACGTGAAATGATTAAAGTAGCACCTGAAGATAAGGTTGCTAATCGTTGGTTAAATCTTAAACAGGCTGTAATAATGGCTCAAGATGATAAGACCATGGATGATGCATTACAACGTGTTGAAATATTATTGGAATTAAAGAAATGATGTACATTGGAACAAGCCTAGGTCGTTGTGTAAAATCTATTCTAGCAGGCGAAGTGTCCTTGGATGATGTTTTATTCATTGTTACACGTACCGACTGCCCTGACATTTCTAAACTACTAGCCGTATTAGAAGGTTACTATAATCAAGGTAACCCTTATTCTAGAAATGCCTCAGGCTACGACTTAACAGAATACTCACTAGAAAGTGTGCAAGATTTGGGCGCTAAACTTTGGATGCAAGGAAAGATACATCAACCTAGAACCTATGGAGCCGACCAAGGTTATGTGCATCCTGATTTAGGGGAAAATATTTGGATAGAAGTATTGCCACCTAGAAAAATGAATATTCCGGTAATTAAGAATACATGGGAACAATTAAAGATGCTAGTGTCTCTTACACAATGATAGAAGAATATATTGCAGATCCAATAACCTGGTATAGTGGACGTGAGTTAAAATTTACCCCCAAGCACTTTGTTGTTGCTAATACCAAATTAACCGAAGAGTCTAGAATTTGGATAATGAATAAACTTAGGGGTAGATTTTCTGTCGTGCATAAAGTTAAAGATGACATGGAATTTTTACAAATTTTAGGCTTCAATGGATATCCTGCATTTGAAGATCCTAAAGAGGCAATCGCCTATGAATTAGTTTGGTCCTAAAAATATATTGGGCAAACTTTCTCAAGTTAAATATCTTTAACTACTCGAGGAGAATAATATGAGTTTTTTACGACACGTTGGTAAAATGGGTGATAGAAAAGTGGCAATCATTTTTCGTGAGATCCCTGGTGAACCACATATGTGTTTAGTCACATATACAGAAACATTGAATCAACACATTCATGATCCATTGATTCGTTGTATTGAAAGTGATATTGGCCAAAACAGTCAATCACTAGCTGATGCATTGAATCGCACACTAGGATTAGATGGCAGACCTATTCTACAAACACTTCATGCAGAAGGTTTGTTAAAGAAGGTACAAACAGAGCAAGTTGTTGTTACTCCTAATCCACAGAGCAAAGTCAAGTTAAGTGAACTTAACAAGATTTTAAGTGAAATGGAAAAAGGTGAAGAGGCTGTTAAGCGTTTAGCTGAATTAGACAAGAGCCGCGGATTACAAGATCCAACTGATGTAGCACGTAGAATGCGTGAGCAACAAACACGTGATGCAAAAGTTCCTGCAACTAATACACCACCCGTAGCACCATTAACTGCAACTAGCAATGATGCATTGGGTGACAATGCTATTGCAAATAATTTGCGTCAACAGGCTGCTAAAATGGCCTCGGAAGCAAAAGGATTATTAGCTGAGGCTGCTAGATTAGAAAAAGAAGCCGCACAAATGGATCCAGTAAAACCAGCAGTAGAAGCCCCTAAGGCAAAAAGAGCATACAATAAAAAAGCTAAAGTTAGTGCATAATGAGTCCAGAGTTCATTGAAAAATGGGAACACATCCTTGAAGATGTTGAAAAACAAAAAATTCCAGTTCAGTTTATTAGAAAACTAGTAATTAAATTGGACGGCAAACGTCAACATACAATTAATATTGAACGTTTTCTAAAACAAGGGTTAGACCCTGACCAAATAGAGGAAGCAGTTAGTAGAAAACTACATGAATTAGATGATGAAATCGTTAGCATGGAGTTTATATTAAACGTACAATCTATTGCAGATGTTGTTCAACCTGAAACGGATAAATTATTAGGTAAGCTATGAAACAGTATTTAGATTTGTTGCAAGACATTTTAGATAACGGAGAAACCAAAGATGATAGAACTGGTGTGGGTACCATTAGTGTGTTTGGACGTAGTGTTCGCTTTGATTTGCGTAAATCTTTTCCCGCTGTCACTACTAAAAAACTTGCATGGAAGGCTTGCGTCGGTGAACTTCTTTGGTTTATTGAAGGCAGTGGTGATGAAAGGCGTCTTGCAGAAATCACACACGGAAACAAAGAAGGTACGACTACGATTTGGACGCCGAACGCATTGGCACCGTATTGGAAACACAAAGCGAAATTTGAGGGCGACTTGGGTCGTGTCTACGGGGTACAGTGGAGGCATTGGAAGACACCGATTGAACATAAAACGGAATCATTTAAGAATGAATTCGGCCATTGGTTCCACAGACAAGGTCACGTACACTTCAAAGAAACGGATCAACTCTCAAATTTAATTGATGGTATTAAAAAAGACCCATATGGTCGTAGACATATTATCAATGCTTGGAATGCAGGTGAGTTAGATGAAATGGCATTACCACCCTGTCATGTTATGAGCCAATTTAATGTAAGTAAAAGTGGCGAACTAAGTTGCCATATGTATCAACGTAGCGTAGATGTATTCTTGGGACTACCATTTAACATTGCAAGTTATGCATTACTAACACACATGATTGCACATGTATGTGGACTAAAGGTTGGTGAATTGATTATTAGTACAGGTGACACGCACATTTATAATAATCACATCGACCAAGTTAAAGAACAACTTATACGTACACCATTACAGCCACCGACACTTTGGTTGAATCCAGATGTAACATCTATTGACAAATTCACTATGAGTGATGTAAAATTAATAGATTATAAATCAATGGACTCAATTAAGGCACCGATGGCAGTATGACAGAAGAAGTAATACCATATATAGTACATAAAATTAACATGGGTGACGTGGAAGACCCTGACTTGTTTGTTGCCGAACCCATTTGGAAATGGCAACAAACTGATGCTGGCAAGTGGGTAATGGAAAATTGCACTATAGAAAAACCTATTTGGCATAGACACCCTAATACATGGGGCTATCTGTACACAATTACAGCATATCTTACCCCAAAGCAATTAACATATTTTAGGTTAAAGTTTGAATAATAAATTAGAATTTTGTGTCAAGTGGGGTGCAACACTATTAGCATTAGTAACAGTATACTTAACTTCACATGATATTACACCGATCAATAAATATTTTGGATTGATTACCGCTATTCTTTGGGGTTGGTTAGGTGTCATGTGGAAACAACCTAGTATGTGGTTACTAAACATGATTATGAGTGGATTGTATATAAAAGGTATATTTTTCTTATGAAGATTTTAGTAACAGGTGGGTGCGGTCTTATTGGACACAACGTTGTTAGTAGATTAGAAGACCTTGGACATGATGTATGTATCATGGACACACAAACAAATTACGGTATTATACCTCAAGATGAAATTGATTACCTATTAACACAACGTGCCAAGAAATTTAAGAGTGAAGTTTGGTTGAGAGATATATGTGATGCAGAAAAAGTAGATAGAACTTTTGCAATTGAAGAACCTGAGATTGTAATTCACATGGCTAGTTTTCCAAGACAAAAAGTAGTTAATGCAAATCCTGCACTTGGTAGCAGAACGATGAGTGAAGGATTACTCAACTTGTTGGAAGCTAGTAATAAGTATGAAGTTAGAAAATTCATTTATATCAGCAGTTCAATGGTGTATGGTGACTTTACTGGAGTTGTAAAAGAAGATGCAATTTGTAATCCAATTGGTCAATATGGTATTATGAAACTTGCAGGTGAACATCTTGTTAAAGATTACGCACGTAAAAATTTAGCATATACAATAATTCGCCCTAGTGCAGTATACGGACCTCTTGATGTTGAAGACAGAGTAATTAGTAAATTCTTACTAACAGCAATGCGTGGTGGAATACTTAAAGTTAACGGACGTACAGAGACATTGGATTTCACCTACGTAGATGATGCCGCAGATGGTATCGTATCCGCATCATTAAGTGACAACACAGACAATAAAACATATAACATTACAAAAAGTCATGCAGTTACTTTATATGATGCCGCATCAATAGCAGTATCATTAGCCGGGCGTGGCACAATTGAAGTACGTGATAAAGACTTTGATTTTCCTAGCAGAGGTGCATTAGATTGTACTGCCGCTAAAAAAGACTTTAATTATGATCCTAAAGTAGACGTAGCTGAAGGATTTGAAATCTATTATAATTGGCTTAAGAACGATCCCTTTTTCAAAATTGCATAAATATATGCATGATGTCATTTATATTTTCTCAAATAACCATCCCTATGTGGATGTATCATTCAATACTAATAATAGGTATAGTGGGAGCATTAGTTGGCTCAATACTAGAATTACTCCCGTATCTTAAAATATACGTAACTCCCGTAAGAGCAATCAGCATAGTATTAATTATAGCCGGTATATATATTGAAGGTGATTTAGCTGGACGTGCAGAATTCAAAGTTGAAGCCGCAGAAGCACAGGCTAAGGTAGCACAAGTACAAGCAGAATCAGAAAAAGAAAACGTAAAAATAGTTACAAAAGTAATTACAAAAACGCAATATTATAAAACACGCGGTGATGATATAGTTCGTTATGTTGATAGAGAAGTAACAAAATATGACAGCAAATGTGAAATCCCACAAGCATTTGTAGACGCACACAATCAAGCGGCTAGTAAACAATCCAAGGACACATTAAAATGAAATATGCTACTATTATCTTTGCAGTATTGTTAGCAGGTTGTTCTACTACTAAAGTTGGTGTACCTATTACTAACAAATTTCCTGATGTTCCTGAACAATTGCTTGTTACATGCCCAGAATTAAATCAATTACCTAATGACAGCAAACTAAGCACAGTTGCTGATACGGTAGTCAAAAACTATACTCAATATCATGAATGTTCACTTAAAGTAGACGGTTGGGTAGAATGGTACAATACTCAAAAAAGTCTTTGGGACAAGTTCAATAAATAATCCTATTAAAGAGATAAATACTTTATATCTCTAGGATAATTATGACTCAACAAATCATTGATACAGGTAGTTTACCAAACGATGGCACGGGTGATCCTTTACGTGTAGCGTTTGACAAAATTAATAATAACTTTGCAAATCTAATGGCATTGGTTCCAACAGCCAATGTAGAGTTGGTTGATCCTAATCAATTTCCAGAAATTACTGCTAATGTTAGCCCAGAGTACTCTGGTAATATAAATATTACCAACAATTTATATATTAATAATTTACCCGCAGTTATTGAAAATCCAACTGCAAAAATGTTGTCATTTGACACAACACCACAAGGTCCATACGGTAATCAGCAATATATTAACATTGGTACAACACCTAATGACGGTGAAGGTGATCCTTTACGTACAGCTTTCCAAAAGATTAATAATAACTTTAGTAATCTTTTCTTTACAACCACAAACACTTTCACAACTTATACTGTAGGTTTAGATGCCAATCAAGTATTATGTGAAATTCCTGTTACTAGTTTTACACAAGGCAATTTTCAAATTCGCAGTAGTGATACATCAACTGCTGATAGCCAAGATGTTATACTTTCAGCACAAATTACAAATAATAATTTAGATGTTAAATGGACGGGGTACGGCACTACTTTTTCAGGTAACGCATTAACACGTTATTCAATGGATGTAACAGCAGGTAACGTTAGGGTATTAGCAAATCCTATAGTTAATGAAGTGCTATTGCATTTTATTGCATCTCAGGTTACTTACATTGGTAATACAATAGGTGGATTAGATATACAATTAGATGGGTACATAGATAGTGATATGGCCACAGAAGATTTAGAATTTACCATATCTACGGAGCAATAATATGAGAGCAAACGAATTCGTTACGGAAAATCAAAAATTTCCAGAGAGTCACCAAGACGCTACACCGGGAATGCGTTCGCATCCTAACTTAGATAACAGTAGTCCATATCATCCATGGCGTTATTCTGCACATTACTTAGCAGGTGCAGATGGAAAAAATCCATATGAGCATGAACCTGAAAGAGAAGGTCCAAACGGACAAGCATTGATAACAGTTGCATATACTAAAGCAGAAGCAGATATGGTTAGACAAGCTGAAAAAGCATTTGGCAGAGAAGCTGGTGGAAAAATGTTAACACCAATGGGCAGTACTGAAATGGCTGACACTAATAAACAAAGTGTTACAAAGCCCTTTAAAGGTTACAAAAGAAAATAATTGTTGACATCTTATTGAGAATAAGTAATAATATCTATTTAAGGATTATTCTCAATGAAAGACATGATTGATATCAACCAAACACTTGACCTAGTTAAATTAAAATTTTATAACGAATGGTTATATACTGCTCACATCTATGATGAGGGCGATAGCCAAATGCACAAAAGTCTAACCGCAAAAATGGTTAAAGACTATATTGATCCACTAAACTTACCGAAAAATGCTACTATCTTAGATTTAGGATGTGGTCCTGGTTATTTCTTAGATGAAATGAAAGAACGTGGGTATACAAATTTAACTGGTGTAACACTAAGTCCCGGTGATGTTAAAAAATGTGAAGACAAAGGTCATACAATTAAAAAGTATGATTTAAGTTTCTTACCACAAAAAGATGGTTATCATGACGAAAGTGTAGATTTTATTTTCTTACGTCAAGCATTAGAGCATAGTCCATATCCTATCTTTAGTTTAATGGAATACAATCGTGTACTAAAACAGTTTGGTAAAATTTACATTGAAGTACCTGCCCCTGACTGTGACAGACAACATGAGTTTAATTTAAATCACTATAGTATTCTTGGTAAAAATCAATTAGGTGCATTGATACAACGTACAGGATTTAATATTGATAGTTTCCAAACATTTACATTTGATGTAGAGTATCCAGTAGATATGAACAATCCAGATGGTGAAAGAAAAAAAGTAGACGAAACTTTCTATATTATTGTAGCTACTAAACAACGACCGTTGGATATTAAATAACTAAACCTTTTTCTAAATAGTCGTAGTTTTAGCTAAATACGTTATGGCTACAACTAATGCTACGTCTTTGGTAAAGACACCTTATAAAAAGACAACTTTTACACAACAACAATTACAAGACTTTGTAAAATGTTGTGACCCTGATACAGGTTATCTATACTTCATGGATAACTTTTTCTATATACAACATCCTACAAAAGGTAGTATGTTGTATCATCCTTGGCCATATCAAGAACGATTGATTGAAACATATCACAAATATCGTTATAGTATTAGCTTGATGCCTCGACAGAGTGGTAAATCAACAAGTGCCGCGGGTTACTTATTATGGTACGCAATGTTTGTACCAGATAGTACGATTCTAATTGCCGCACACAAATACACAGGTTCACAGGAGATTATGCAACGTATACGTTATGCATATGAAAACTGTCCCGACCACATTAAAGCAGGTGTAACTACATACAACAAAGGATCACTAGACTTTGAAAACGGTAGTCGTATTGTTAGTGCAACAACTACTGAAAATACAGGTCGTGGTATGTCTATTACACTATTGTATCTTGATGAGTTTGCATTCGTAAGACCAAGCATTGCCAAAGAATTCTGGACTGCTATTACACCAACACTAGCAACTGGTGGTAAAGCGATTATTACAAGTACACCAAATAGTGACGAGGATCAATTTGCGTACATTTGGAAAGGTGCTAATAAAACAGAAGATGAGTTTGGTAATCAAACTGAATTAGGTGTAAACGGTTTCAAAGCATATCGTGCATATTGGAATGAACAACCAGGACGTGACCAAGTTTGGGCTGACCAAATGAAAGCACAATTAGGTGAGGATCGTTTCAACCGAGAAATTGGTTGTGAGTTCATTATTGCTGATGAAACATTGATTAATCCTAACACCTTAATTACACTAGAAGGCATGGAACCTATTGAAAGAATGGGGCAAATACGCTGGTATAAGAAACCAACTAAAGGAAATTTATATGTAGTTGGGCTAGACCCAAGCCTAGGTACAGGTGGCGATCCTGCAGGTATACAAGTGTTTGAAGCAAACACACTTACACAAATAGGTGAATGGAAGCACAATAGAACGGATATCCCCAATCAAATTAAACTGATAGCACAAATCAATAAGTACATAGTAGAATGTACAAATGAACCTAACAGTCTATATTATAGCATAGAAAACAACAGCATTGGTGAAGCCGCATTAGTGTCATTAAATGAATATGGGGAAAATAATATACCTGGCATATTTATGAGTGAGCCAGGTAAAAAACGCAAAGGTTTTAACACAACAAATAAAAGTAAATTAACAGCATGTGCTAAATTTAAAACGCTACTTGAAAGCAAAAAGATGAAAATAAATAGTCGTAGTCTTATAACTGAATTGAAAGCGTTTGTAGCACATGGTGGTAGTTATGCCGCTAAGATAGGTGATACTGATGACTTGATTATGGCAACACTATTAACTGTTAGAATTATACAAGAATTAGGATCATATCATTTAGAGTTAGACAACTATGTACGTGACCACGAAGAAATGATAGCACCATTACCCTTCTTTGCCGTAATGGGATAAGAAATTAGATAAATACATTATGCCAATTAATACAGAAACACTCAACCGCAAATTATACAACAAGTTATCGAAGTATTCACCAAAACCATTAGATTCTAGTGGTAAAGTGACTCCAGTAGAGGACGATGCCGACGTTTTCAAATTTAAGTTTACTATGGATGGTAAAGAATACGGAGACGTTTTTGCCACAGTTGATGATGAGCGTAGATTGATATTGTATTATGGTGATGATGTAGGTGACAGTCCAGAAACACCAACACCAGGTATAGGATACAATGACACATGGCTGGGATTTGTAGAAGATTTAAAATCATGGAAAACACGCAACGGATTTAAAGGTTGGCAATTAAAGAATCAAGACCAATTGGCACCAGATATGGCTAGGAGAAATCATATGAAGAAAAAAGATAATTTAGGAGAAGCATATTACCCAATGGGTAAAAAAGCAAGTTATAGCGATAGTGTTCCAACTATCAAGATGGTTATTCAACATACCCGTCAAATTGAAGAAGGTGAACAACGTTATCGCAATATCGCTAAAATCTTTTTAGAGAATCAAGATGGTGAACGTTTCTTAGCACCAACATTAAAACCAGGCATTGCACGTGTATATGCACGACATATTGCTGAAGGTGGTAAACCACATGATGAGCGTTGGAATCATATTGGCAGTTTATGCGAAGAATATCAAAAAATGGCAGGATTTGTACGTGCTACACGTGGTCAACAGTTTAATGAATCAGCACAACAGTTAGTTGAAAGTGGTATACAACATTACTACACATTACGTGAATCATTAAGTAAAATGACAGGTCATCGTGGTTATAACGCATACTTTGAAAGCTGGACTCCTCCATTAATGGAAGATGATAGTGAAGGTGAAAATATCAATGAGTTGTTTGTACAAGAAACCGTTGATCCAAGAATTGAAAGCGTAATGCCTATACTATCAAGACTACACAAAAAAGTAGCAGAGACAAAAATTGATAGAGAACTAAACCAATTAGCAGAGTGGGCTGAAAGTCTAGACCAAGATTTAGAAGAAGATGATGGAATGCAAAGTAACAATCCAGTTGGCATTCCTGAAGATGAAGAAGTAGAAGAAAACTTTATCAACATGGTTCCTCAGGCAGTAGCGGAAGGTCTTGATGACACACAACGTGCCAGATTAGATGATTTAATTGACAAATATAAGGACTCTGTAGACCCAGAA